CGTTATATTTGGTCACATAAACAGCCCTTTCACTTGAATTATTTCATCAAGATACTCGTGCTCCACAAACCACACTATCGGCTTACCATCTATTCATTTGAACCTAATGAATCCATTTTCGGGAGACAGCGGGTTAGTGATACAAAATGAATTAATTAACTACTAATTAGCGAATACTAATCATGATATACAAAATTACTGCCCAGGATATTTGGGACTCGTTCGTTTTCTTCCGTTATATCGGACTTCATCGATGTGCATTTGACTGCATTCGATCAAATCTAACTAATCTTGAAGTTCAAAGCATGATCCTAGGTATTGCAGCAGTAAAGTATAGGCCTCAAATTGGAGATATTATCATGTTGAATGGAAGTACTATTGGATCTGTTTGGGATAGTGAGATGGATAGTGTGTTCAAGCAAGTTATGAATGTAGATATTCCTGAATTTGAGGAAGACAAGACTATCAGTGACATTTTCAATACGCTTAAGAATACACGTATGTTCAAGAGGATTCAAACAACTACTGAACAATGAAAATGGATTCAGTAGTTCCAGTGAACAAGACTGTAACCGGTGTAAACAAAATGAACAACAACTCAGACCTAATGATGACTGTTCGCGAGTATCTTGCGCTGCCCAAGAATCAGGCAGAAGTATTACTGAAGCTGTGGGTTGAGCGCCAACCCAACCAAGGTCGTGAGACGAGGGCACATGCTCTTCGGACATTGGCGCGCTGGGCGGTTGCTGATGGAACTGAACAGAATCATCCTCCTGAAAATCAACGCCATTATGGCGAAGATAAAGCTGATTATGATCACGGCGATCTTGGTCCTCGTGAGACGCATGAGGAGGAATACGACGAGTTTCCAGGACTTGCCGCGTTCATCAAGCAGTGCGGGGAGCCGTGCAAGATGGTGATGGAATCCGATGTTACGGCAACCCCAAAAATGGATTCGTTCAGTCCAAAGAAGGAAGGAGCAGCTGTGTAAGACCGTTTAGGCTGCAGCAAATCAGGACACAACCTGACTAAAAAAGGAATGAGGAGTAAACCGGTGACTAGACCAAATCCGTTAAAGGGTAACCTTTTTCGTTTAGGGCTACCCTACCCCCGAAAACGGATTCGTTCGGTCCAAGGATATAGATGTTGGCGATTCCTATGGATAGCCTTAAGAGGAGCATACCTCTATAAAAAACCAGGGTACCTAATTGATCATTTGGTGGGGGTACATGATATTGCGCGAGGCGGAGCGCAGTAATAAATATGTCAGAGTACTTATTGCAGGTTAATATAAGCAATATAACGCTCTTAGGATTGGAAACAAACCTAAGGAAAAGCGGGAGAGAAGTACATGGTTACTCGTGCGAGGTTGGGGCACAAGAGCAAGGAGCATACCTTACAAAAAACCAGAGTATTCGTAAAACAGGACGGAATACATGATACAGCGCGTTGGAGGGGGCGCAGTACCTAAGCTAATAATATATCAGAACTCCAAACGGGGATTGATATGAAGTGTGGCGGAGGGTTAGGGGAGACAACCTCGGAATGAAACAAGGAAAAGGAGCAAACGCAAGGTTTGCACAATTTATAGCGTAGGAGGGGCTTTAAATACAGTTGAAGATGGTATCGCAAGATACTATTTTTTCGTTTAGTACGTTACCCCAAAAACCGATTCGTTCTGGCATAGTTAAGATAGCTTAACCAACCATCACAATCAGATGAATATTACTGAGGACTCTTGGTTTATTGAGCAGATCGTCGAGGACTACAATCCAGACAATACCGGTTCACTCTACCTTCCTATCTCTCAGCGAGAGTGGGCATGGAAGAATGCTCGTGGCATTGTAAAGCAGCAGCGACTGATAGATTCGGCAATGAATGGATATCCAATTCCAACCTGTATCCTCAACCGCGTATCCACTACACGATTCGAGATCTATGATGGTCGTCATCGAATTGAGACTCTTTGGCGCTATGCCAATGATCTCTTCAAGTGGAACGGCAAGCTGTTCAGCGAGCTCACTCAGGACGAGAAGGATAAGTTTAATAACCGTAAGATCCCCGTGACGATTGTCCGCCGAGCGACACTCTCCCAGCTAGCCGACATCTTTATGCGGCTTAACAATGGTGTGGCGCTGACTGACTCGGATTACTTCTGGGCCTGCCGTGATCGCAATCTCGTTAAGGCAGTCGAGCGTCTGGTTATGACTAATGACCGTCTTAAGGCAGCACTTGGAGGTGTTGATCTCAAGTATCGCAAGGATCTCGCCAATTGGGTGGCTCATGTGTATGGACTCGCAACTCGCAATTCTGGCAACATGACCACTTCGTACATCCGTATCGCAGAGGATGGTGGACTCGATGTTGAAGTCAATGATGAGTATGTCAAGGCTGGTCTGGATGCACTGTGCACTATCTACGAGACGGCAAACAGCTCGTCTAGGGTCGCAGACAAGGATAAGAAGTGCTTGAAGAAGATCGGTCGTATCGCAGCATTCGCACTAGCCGAGTGGATGGATGATAAGTATCCTAATAAGCAGGCAGTTATCACAAAGTGGGTTGGCATTGTCATCCGTCATCGGATGTTGACAGAGGATGGTATGAGGATGTTACAGCAACTAACGACTTCAGGTGCTCAGAATCTCAATAGTACCAAGATCACCAAGGTTCTGGAGCAGGTGAACCGGTTTGTGAACTCTGGTGTCGGTACTGGCGACGACTTCGGGTCTGACGATGATAGTTTGGAATAAAGTGTATGATACCTAAAACTTGAAACATAAATAGAACCACACTAAAATTCAAAAACAAAATACAAATTTTTCGTTTAGATTTGCTAGTTAATATCACATTATAACACGATCCCTTAGCTCAGCTGGTTAGAGCATCTGGCTGTTAACCGGAAGGTCGTAGGTTCGAATCCTACAGGGATCGTTTTTTAGATTGTAATTAATAATGGTAAAGGGTGGGTCAGATGATTTCTTTAAGCGAGCCGCTGCTCACTCACTGAACCCAACTATCGTAAACAAAGACAGCAACTTCGTCGTCATCACATACTGGTGGGGTCGTGGAAACTTGAACAAGAACACTCAGCGTCCTTGTCCCGAAGATTTGAAAGAGGGTGAGCCTTTGACGCAACCACCTATTCTGTATGAAAAGATGATCCAAAATTGGGAAGATGCTTGCCGTAAACATGGATGCAACTTTTTAGCTGAAGAGTATGCTGAGTTCGCAGTGAAGGGAGGATACCAACACGCCATCAACTTCAAACCGTATTTCATTCAGTTAGCTTTGGAAGCTTCGTATCCTCGCGGCGTTCTGTACATTGATGGAGACATGAAGATTCTTTCGTATCCTTCAGTATTTGATATGCACGACATCGATTACATGGCGCGCGGATGGAATACTGATTCTCGTCCCGGTATTGGACGCCCGAAGGGACTAGCATGCTTTGACCCCTTTGTGTTTGAGATGTCAGGAGGCACTATGTTCTTTGGAAACACGAAAGGCGGTCGTGATTTACTGGAATTATGGCAGAAAGAAACATCCAAACATCCTGGAAAAGCCGATGATCGTATTCTGTCTATGGCTATCATGCTCCATAACGCTCTAGCTCCTCTCAACACCATACAGTTACCAATTGAGTATTTATGGTTAGATTTGTCGTATGGACCTGAAGTTCCCATGATCAAGGGAAAGGATTATGAGGATATTGTTATTTCTCACCCCGAATGCTTGACGGGAGAAGACCGTGCGACATCAGAGGGAGCTGCTTCGAACCGCTATCCTCGCGCTTACGATCGGTATGTTTCCGACTTTTTATACTGCGAATGGCAAACAGTCTTTGAGTACATTCATTTTGAGAAGAAAGCGCAAGTTGCTCCATTCCGCAAATACTTTGATTGGATGGAAGGCAAGGGGTTAATAGATGTCGTTCCGTTCTCTCAGCGTTACGGAAAGAAGCTGAACAAGATTGCCGACGCGAACGAAGATATCATGAAGAAGATGTCGCTGAAAGTCCGTAACCAAGTTGTTCTCATCAGCAAACAGGATTTAGAAACGACATCATTGCACAAGATCGAGTCAGAGCGTGAACTGTTTCCGCTGGCACTGAAGTATCTCCTAAACGGTCAGCATGTAGTTTGGGTTCCCATGGGAACGCGCAGTATCAAAACAGTTCTAGGAAAAGCGGTAGATGACGAAGTAGATTTTGTAACGAAAAATGTCAATAAAGACGATTTCTCAAAGGCACGACCCAAATACCATTTGGAGCTTGATCATGACTATCCGATTTACTTTAGCCCGAAGAGTCGGGTATTGAAACACCTGCTTACAATCTCTGACTCCATTGAATCTATGCAGCGCCTATTCAATAGTTCTTACTTGTTTTTAACCCTCATCCGATGCGGATGGATTTAATGCTTGCGGTGGTGGCGGCGAGTCTTGCCGCCCTTCTTCATGGAGGCAGAGCGCTTAACTGACGCGGAACGCTTTCCGCCCTTACGAGACGCTGAACGCTTAACTGATGCAGAACGCTTGGCCATTTTTATTAGATTAAACAGAAACTTATTCACACGAACTTGGGACTTTAAAGGTTCCTGTGAATAGGAAGTAATGGAGGATATGTTTCCTCGCTTGGCTGGAGTAGATTACTCCAAGCTTAAGGTAACCGAAGAAGGATCATACAGTATAACGCGACGCCGAGACGCTGAACACTTAATCCACATAATTAAAAATACCGTTCCAGATTGTTCCCAAAAAAGCATAACGGACGCTACAGGTTGTATTGGTGGAGATACTCTGAATTTTGCAACAGTGTTTGAGAAGGTGCATAGCATAGAGTTAAACATTGGCAACTATGAAGCATTAAAGAACAATGTGGGGGTCTATGGCTTCACTAACATTACCCTTTATCACGGTGATTGTACAGAGCTGTATAAGTGGGCTTCGGATGTTTTGTACATCGATCCGCCATGGGGAGGACCAAATTATCGGACTATCCAAAACTTGAATCTGTATCTTGGAAATATACGATTGGATGATTGGCTCGAAGATATTCTGTCTGGACCGTATCATCCATCACATATCTTTTTGAAAGTTCCACTTAATTACAATACGAAACCACTCCAATTTTTAACAAATATTAAGGTAATTACTTCTTACCGTATCAGGACTTATATGTTAGTACACATCGCTGTCCAATGAAAAATCACCGAATTCTCTTAAATACATTCCACACTTACCTTTCAATGTGAGCTTTTGAAGCTTTTCAAGTTCTCGTTGCAAGGATGGACTAATATGTCCTTTCTTTTTCTTTTTAGGAAGATAGCTAAGAATCAGGTTAACAATATCGTCCGGCAATTTATCCTTGATTTCTTGTGGAAGGAACATCCTTATTTTGAACCCACGGCATTAAATCGTTTAGATGGTTTTCCTAAAATATAAGTAATGGGAAACTCTAAATCTAAAACGGTAAGCGAACCTGAAAAGCCTGAACCTGCAAAGCCATGCACTGTTCCGGCGTGTGGCAAACCTATATTATGTCAAGGATATTGTGAGAATCATCAGTATCGAGCACTAACTAGCGTTTATGGACTTGCTAAAAATGGATTAGGTAGTTCTAAACGGTAAAAGAGCAAGACAAAATGACTCCTAATCGCGCAGCACTTATAATTCAACACGCATGGTGGAAATGGTATAGTTGGCAAGTAGCACAGGATATGGACTATGGGAGTTATAGTCCCGAACCCACTTGCAACTACAATAACTATTTCGATGAGCACAGCACTTGTTATGAAGGCGTCGACTACTAGCCGAAAACGGATTTGTTCGGTCCAACATAACTTATATCAGGCCTACCTACTGACCCTAGTGGAGGGGGGAAGCCGAAAATTGTATCGTCTGAAATGACGAGCTTTTTTACCATGAAAATGGATTGATTTAATACTAGTTTTTAGATCGTAAGATAAGATGGGTGGTCAAACTGCATTCGCATTTCTTGATTCTTACGATCCGCAGCGTGTGAACTACTATTTCATGGGAGATTATGCTGTTAATGATATCAAGAAGTATCTCAAGGAACCTTACAATGTCATGAAAGATTGTGCTACGGTTCTATTCGAGGGAAATTGCACGATCGAAGAGTTCAAGAGTCGGAAATTTCAAGAAGACCATGATCTCGTAGCTGCAGCAATTATTATGCCTGACTCGATCGTGTGCTACGATATGGAAAATATCGTGATCTACCGTAGGCGCAGGGAGTAAAAATGGATTCAGTAGTTCCAAAATAGTGAACAGTAACAAGATGTTCAGCAATAATTCCGATAAGATAGCATTTGAGCAGATTATCAAGACGATTCCCTGCGAGGACGAGTTTTGGCGATTGATGGAACTTTCGCCGAAATATATGGAAAGAATTGTTAGTCGGAAGCCTGTGTTGGAGTATTCGCAAGCGGATATTATCAATATGAGCAAGGAGGAGTATAAGGAAAAGTTTCTTAAGTGGTCAAATGATTCGGCTGACTGGCAACTTTCTGCCTATGAAAAGTTTGTAGAGTGGAATCGCAACTGCATTTTGGAGATGGGCGAGGATGACAGGAAACATCTCGCTTGGCTTTGTCGTCGGATCTTGAAATGGGAGGTTATTAATCTCGATATGGAAGCCTGCTGTGAATTTGGCACTGTTGGGATTTACTTTAACTCGCTGAAGCAGCTCGTTGTTTACAATGGGCGCTAAACACTAAACTAAAAACGGAAAAGATAGGATACAAATCCATCTTTTTCAATTGCAAGGATGAACATCTTCTTTCTAAGTCGGCGTACTCGTCAGTGTGCTAAATGGCACTGTGACAAGCATGTAGTGAAGATGATTTTGGAATCGGCGCAGTTACTGTATACTGCTCACCATGAAACTGGCAGTCAAAAATTAGAAACAGCTCCAGTATGTACATCAACTGGAAAAAGGGGATATAAAACTGCACACAAAAATCATCCTTGTGCGATTTGGGTGCGACAGAGTTTGGCGCATTATTACTGGTTGGTATGGCTGGCAAAAGATTTGATAGTGGAACACGAGTACCGATTCTCACCTTCTACGCCGCACGGTTGTTTGGAACATGTATTATGGTTGGAATCCAATGCGCCTCCGATCAAAAACATGGCATGGCGTGATCCTCCGATGGCCATGCCGGACGAATGTAAAGGCCCTGATGTTGTTGAAGCATACCGTAAATACTACAACGGTCCAAAACGAGATAGAGGATTATTGAAATACACGAAACGACACATGCCGCACATCTTTGCATAAACACAAAAACGAAATCATCTGGTCTAATTTTTTTAGTTCATTTGAGGATGTCTACAAAACTATGTAGTATTGAGGGTTGTCAGAAGCGGGCTAGGACAAAAGGCGGCAAGTGCAAGAAACATGGAGGTGGTCCTAGATGTATTGAGGAAGGATGTAAATCAGCCGCTAGATCACCAACTGATAAGTGCAAGAAACATGGTGGCGGTGCTAGATGTGTTGAGGAAGAATGTAAATCATCAGCAGTAGACGGATCAGATAAGTGCAAGAAACATGGAGGTGGTTCTAGATGTGTTGTTGAAGGGTGTAAATCAGCCGCTAGATTACCAACTGATAAGTGCAGTAGACATGGAGGTGGTTCTAGATGTGTTGTTGAAGGGTGTACGGTAGCTGCAGCGAATCCAACCGATAAATGTATAGCGCACGGCGGTGGTGTTAGATGTGTTGTTGAAGGGTGTAAGGTAGGTGCCGTGGGGCCAACCGATAAGTGCATTAAGCATGGAGGTGGTTCTAGATGTGTTGTTGAAGGGTGTAAATCAGCCGCTAGATTACCAACTGATAAGTGCAAGAAACATGGAGGTGGTTCTAGATGTGTTGTTGAAGGGTGTAATGCAAGTGCAGTAGATGGATCAGATAAATGTATAGCGCATGGCGGTGGTCCTAGATGTGTTATCGAAGGATGCAAATCAGCCGCTAGATTACCAACCGATAAATGTATAGCACACGGTGGCGGTCCTAGATGTGTTATCGAAGGATGTAAATCAGCCGCTAGATTACCAACCGATAAATGTATAGCACACGGTGGTGGCTCTAGATGTCCAAATTGTATTGATTGGATTGACTCGCGATCCGGAAATTCAAAATATGATGGATATTGTGCAACCTGCTTCAAGTATATCTTTCCGGATGATGATCGAAGCAAGGTTACACATGAGCATAGAAAGGAAATTATAGTTCGTAATGCAATTAATGAAAATTTTGAAGGGTTTATTCACGATTCAACTCTTTACACCAATGCTTGTGAATGCACTCATCGTAGACGAATTGATCATCGAAAGCTTATCGGAAACACAATATTGGCGATTGAAACAGATGAATTTGCTCATAGCGGATACGATGAACGAGATGAAGAAATACGCTATGATGATCTGTATATGATTCACAGTGGTAAGTGGATATTTATTAGATTTAATCCCGACGGAAAAGGTGTAGATATGTCGGATAAACTAGATAAACTCGTACAGACGATCCAAGATTGTATTGACCGAATAGAAAATGAACAGAATACAGAACTTCTTGAAATCATTAAGATGTATTACTGAATTGTGGTAGTAATCATAATACAAACATAAAAACGAAATCATCCAGTCTAATTTTTAACTTAGTAAGAATGACGACGATTTATGTTTTGAAGCTTCAGAATGGTAATTACTATGTCGGCAAGTCTGACAATCCTGAGCGGCGTTTCTTGGAACATATAAGTGGATCAGGAAGTGCTTGGACTCGTAAGTTCCCACCTATTTCTATCAAAAAGACTTTCAAGATGAAGAGTCCATTAGATGAAGACACGAAAGTGAAAAAGCTCATGCTCAAGCATGGAATTGATTCTGTCAGAGGAGGATCATATAGTTCCATTAGTTTGAGTGATGAGCAACGACGATCATTGAATCGAGAGTTATGGGGAGCTACCGATAAATGTTTGCGATGCGGACGAAATAATCATTGGGCTTCTGAATGTTATGCGAATATTGATGAGTCTGATAGTGAAGATAGTTGTTTTCGGTGTGGAAGAATGGGGCATTGGATTTCTGACTGTTATGCTCGCTCACATATTAATGGATACTATCTAGACTAAACTCTCATCCTAAAATTAGATGTTTTGTGTGGTTGGGACACGGAATGAAAATACGTATGTTCGCATTGCCGATATCGTAATTGAGGGTGAATCTTTGAATATTACTTGTTTTGTCAAAACAGGTAACCTTTTTGTTAATGGGCAACATGCTCTGTCGAATAAATCAATAAAAGAAACATTAGAATGGTATATGGGTGAATCCATGGATAAATATGAAATAAAAGAGCTGTTTTTTCAAAATGGCATTAATCTTCCAAGACATGCATATGCATGGGAACTAAAAACTTTTTATTACAGTCATTGGAGATATTATGCAAAAAACGATATCAAGATTTCGGCAGTTCTTCAAACAAACTTTTTTATGGCCGATGATTAATGTCGACGCATGATTCCTCACCGGATACTGCGCCTGGACTTGGATGGACTACGCAAATTGACAAGATGCTAGCGGATTGGTGTGACGAAGCCAAATGTTTTGAATGGATGCATTCTGAAGCGTATTCGCGCTACAGTAAGAGATCTACGGCTATGTTAATTGGTGCCAACATAACTATTTCCTTATCCGGAATTGCTAATCTCGTTTTGGGTGCAACTATTCCAGATACAATGACCACATCTATTATTTTTGGGTGTGTATCGATCGGTATTGGAATCGTAAATATGGTGAAAGAACAGTTTGGATGGACAGAATTAGCGAATAATTACAAGGTTTCGGCAAAACACTGGACTGAAATTTCGCGAAAAATGCAGGAGCAGCTGATAATTCCACCCGGTAGTCGCAAAGATTGTGGGACTTTCCTGAAATACATTAAGCAGGATATGACACTTGCATCGGAACATAATTCCAATATTCCAAAAGATATTCGCCTCAAATGCTTTGAAAAGTTCAATACAATTCCAAAGTTCAATGTCCCGGATATTTGTGGACAGATTGAGCATACGGCAGTATATGTAGAGCCACTACTATCCTCTACAAGCGTTAATCAATAGATTTCAATGTATCAACTTAAAGTAAGAATGATTAATACCGCTCCAGTTCGTCCACCAGTTCCAGCTCCAGCTCCCGTTCCGGTTGTAAAGGTCGAGCCTCCACCTGCACCGAAGCCGAAGATTCGCCCAACTCGGCGCAACAAAGACTAACTAGAAGATAATGGTAAGTTACCTTCTAGTGAATCACACAAAGAAGAAAATAATACTTATTGAAGAAATCGAAATGATATGGAAAGAATGTATAACTCTGATTAAGAGTATTTGGCATGATACAGATAGTGTAGATATCATGCATGAGTATAATGATTACACAAAGTTATGCTACCTGGTAAACCAAGAAAAATACGAACATGATCTTGGAGATGTCTTCCGTTGAAAACGGATTCTTAAGGTTCAAACCAGAAAGTGGTAAGGATGATGAATAAGATGACCAACGCACTGAACAACGCGCGCAACGCAAGGAAGGCGAAGTCGGACCGTGTGAACCGTAACAAGGCGAACTTTGTGAAGCGCAATCTAGTTCGTCTTTGGGGAGAGGATTTGGCCAATAGCTGGTTGAGTGGCACGAAGTGGGCTAAGTATATTGAGGACGAGTATGCGGACATGCCTGATCTGATTCGTATCACTGCTGAAAAGAGGTATGCTGAACTACTTCAGGGCAATCCATATGTTCGCGCTGAAGCTGAGCGTCGCCTAGCTCTTGGCTTGAACTTCGAGAACACTGTTCGCAATGCACTCATCTCTATTCAGTGCGATGCTCAGAGGGTTGCAGATATCTACAACGAGGTTGGTGCTCGTCTTGCCCGCAACGACGAGGTGTTCGAGGCTGAGGTTTCGAAGGTGATGTACGACCTCCACAACGCTTAGCGGAGGACTACATAAGGACTAAACGCCAAAAAAACTAAAACAACTAAAACACCAATATCAACAATACGGACAATTTTTTTGTCTTTTAGAGGTAAGGCATCAAAGTCCTTCTGGTAATGGGCAGGTTTAGCCCAGCCAGTCAACCAACCCAACATTGTCGGCTTAAGACGGTCATTGCAGTCGTATATCATATCGTACCATGCCAACACAACATAAGCCAGGGAGGCTAACAGAAAAGCAACTAACACCTTATGAGCAAACGCTTTAGGATGTGGAAGCCAATACACTGCTAGCACAAATGCTGAAAACACCAAACATTTAGGGTTCAGGGCAAGTGAAGTGCCGAACAATCCAAGTCCCATTATTATACTACTCTAGAATTCATCCAGGCAGTTACTTGCTGATTAAGACCAGGAACACCTTCAAATGAAGCAAATTGTCCAGATAGACGAATATTTGCAGCGGTGTTATTAATGTCAAAATTTTGAAGAAGATTTATGAGATTGTCATTTTTAATATACTCGCGAGCCTTTCCAATAAAGTGAGCACGACTTGCAGGCGTTTCTCGCATTAAAAACCCATAAATTCGCTGTGGCATTGTATTACTGATCTCTTGACATGAAAATGGATTCATATGATCAACATATGATCATTATAAGCGTACCATGGCATTCGAACAAGTTCAGCAATTATACGAGAAAAATTTGAAGGATAAGGGAGTTAAGGCAGTGACTGCAAAGACTCAACTAGGACAAGTTCTTTGTTGTCTGTTCGAGAATTTGGGCAAACCGGTTAAACATGAAGTCATCAGAGCTTATGTCGTATCAAAGGGTATTAAAGTTACAGGAGCAGATTCACCTCAGCCAAGACAGTTAGGAATGCAGCATGGATATAACATACTGGGTGGCAGAGATATAAACCCCATAACAAACGAGAAAATCCCTAAATCTTGCTTTCTTCTAATGGATCTTGACAATGTTCACAGCGGATTCAAGCCGAAGCGTCGTAAGCTGGAAATGTCTACTGATGACTGGACCACTATACTTGCACGATATGACCGGATGTGTGTGAACTGTGGATCGGTTGAAGGTCAACCTATGCGCTGGAACAAGCACAAGATCACAGTTTTGCAAAAAGGACACATGGATCCTCGCAAATCATTAACTGAAGACAATGTGATTCCGCAGTGTGCAATATGTAACCAGCAATACAAAAATAAAGCGGTGTTCAATGATCGTGGATTTGTGGTAGAGTTCTTAAAGACTGGATTTACTGAGGAGTAGCTTCACGAGCTCGACGAGTCGCAATGTCAATGTATTCAGTATTCGTATCAAACCCTAAATAGTTTCTTTTTGATTGAATGCATGCTACAGCTGTCGTTCCACTGCCCATGAAAGGATCTAATACCAATGCGCCTTCAATAGTAAATAGCTTCACCAAATGAAGAATGAGATCCACCGGTTTAACAGAAAGATGTGTATTATACTTCTCCTTCTTAGCTTTGGGGACTAAGAATACTTTATCCAAACCAAGAGTATCGTCGGTTAGAAGGATATTGGAAGGAAAGTAATCATCTCCCACTTTTTGAGTTGTGTCCATTAATCCGGTGCCATACTTATCGAAGTTATCAATATACCGCCCTTCAATAGGTTTCACAGCAAAGCAAATAGGTTCGATTGCTGGTTTGAGTTGAGGCGTTTTCCATCCTTCGCATTTCTTTTTCAGTTCTTCTTTTTGAGCAGCAGTTCTTGTTTTGTCGTTGGAGATAATATGATCCTGTGAGAACGCCTTAACTTGAGATTGAGTATACACCCATCCCAACATATCCCGAATTTCAAATCCAGCATCTTCCATTCCTGAAGCCATTGCGTGATAAAGACGAGGACTGCTGAATGAAAGGAATGCGCCACCAGGTTTCAAAACTCTGAATGCTTCTTTCGAAACTTCCGTATAAAACTGCCTGAAATTCGCCGACTGTTTTCTGTCGAATTTCATGCCTTTAGGGAGATTACCTACAAGTTTCGATGCGCCCTTCTTATCTATTTCCTGCTTATCCCAATCTGAACCCAGTCCGTCCAGAAAATAAGGAGGATCGGTGCAGATCATATCTACAGAATTAGGTTCCAATTTCTTCATTTCCGCAAGACAATCGCCAAGAATTATCTGGTTCATTACTATTCCGAATTTTATAAAACACCTTTTCGTTTTTAGTTAATGAGTGTAAATGATGTATGTGAGGGCATAAGTTCCCAATAGACCAACAAATGCAACGGCGGACTCATGTATATAACTGAATTGATTGGCAAGTAAAACTGTAGATGCAACCATCGCTGAATCGGCCACTATAATCTTCCATGAGTTTTCATCTGCATACTCCTTGAACAAATCAATAATCTCATTATGTCCTTTGGGAAGTGGTTGAATAACACCAAAGTAAAACCAAATATCGTGAATTATTTGGATAGTCAGGGCGAGCATGAGCAAATGAAACCAGCCAGCCTTAGGTTCAAGTAACACGGCAAGTTGAATACCCAAAACAATAATCAAACAATCGGAAAGCACAGCGGTCATACCAAATTTAGCATACCATTTATCCAAAGATTTACCTAAATTGAAAAATTTGGATAAAAGAACTGTTACAAAATCCACTACTACCACAGCAGATAGAATATCTAGTAGTTTCATTATATTTCATCTATCTTTTTAGAAATGACCTTTGGATTTTTAGTTTCTAATTCCTTTTGTGTATTTTTGCGATAATCGAAGGTGCACGAATGCTTTTCGGCATCTCGGCACTTTGAACAATAATCATTGGAGCACTTACACTTAATCAAAACCAGGGTTTTCACTCGACAAGAGAAGCACCTGTTCATCATGAAATCTCAACTCCTCATGTTCTAGCCATCGCTTATCCATTTTAGATCGCTCGCTCTCTAGATCGGGCATCTGTGACTTCAAATCAGAAATCATTTTATCGAAGCGCTTAAGAGCCAACTTATCTCCATTCTTGCGCTTTTCAGTATACTCGTCGAGCTTCTTTTGAGCGTCAGCGACTTGGGCATCCTGAGCTTGAATCTTGCGATCAATCTCGTCAGTCCGGGGCCTGATTGGACAGTGCTTACGCATATGATCCTCCCATTCCTTCTTCATGATAGCCTTGATTTCATCACGCCGGCGTCTGGAAATAATAGCCAAATGCTCGTCGGTCAAGTCCAAAACCTTCATCTTCAAGAGTGCACGATCGGGAATATAGTCCAAAGGTGCAATAACTTCGCGAACACGCTGTGGGTATTGATGGCGATTATGATAGATTTCCCAGAATACTGAGTTAGAAGTTGTGCGAAGAAGGTCGTGAATACTTTGAATATCTACAAACCAATTACGCTTCAGAAGAAAGTCCGCTGTATCAAAGTCAGGACTCTCAAATGCCATTATGTCAGAGTTAAGATCCTATCCGTTAACCAAACTGTATTCGTTTTTCAAGGTGAAATACAAGAGATGGTGAATACGACTCACCCGGAACTCAAGGAAACTAAAGTTCCTACTTTACCACCAGCTGGTCTTGAAACACTGAAACATATGCGAGAGGACCAGTGTTCCAAGAGTGCACAGGAATTTAAGCTTCAGCCTGTCCAGCGTTTTCTGAGGCGAGTTCTCTCGCCCGATTCACCAGTTCGCAATTTACTTATGGTTCATGGAACTGGGGCGGGAAAGACCTGCACAGCTATTCAAATCGCCGAAGAGTATATTATTCGCCCAGAGTTTCAGGATAAGCGAGTTCTTGTTCTAGCCAATCCAGCCATCCAGGAGAATTTCATGAGCCAGATATTCAATCCTACCAATATTTCGTTTGACGAAGATGGGTTACTTCTATCCAAACAATGCACTGGACGGCGATATTTGGAAATGATTCAGCGGTCAAGCGAAGAGACGCTGCAGTATACTGACAAGGCGTCTCGTGCTCGAATTGAAAAACTTGCAAACAAAATCATTAGTGAGTTTTATGAGTTTCAAGGATATACTGAATTCTCGAATGCGGTAGATAATATTAAGCTAAAGAAATCAGGCAATGAATTGAAAAAGTGGATTCACGATACTTTTGATAATCGCTTACTTATTGTAGATGAAGCTCATAATTTGCGCGACACTTCGGAATCTGAAGCTTCAAAGTTAGTTGGAATGGCGCTTGAAACAATCCTGAAAACTGCGAATGGTATTACACTTGTGTTGTTAACGGCCACACCTATGTATGATACTTTTGACGAAATCGTATATTATCTCAACCTTTTCCTGTGGAATGATCGTCGTATAGATTTAGATAAGCGACTCAAATCTTCCGACATTTTCACTCCATCGGGTGAGTTCAAGAAAGGACAAGAAGCCGTATTTCGAGGATGGTGTGCTGATTATGTTTCGTATAGCAAAGGTGAGAATCCGTTCACATTTCCTTTTCGTCTTCCTCCACCAGACGATCTTATTGCCGAAAATGATCGCACAACAGACTTTGATGGTAAACCAATCACTAAACCTCGAAAGTATCTTCAGCTTGTAAAATCATATGTCCATCCTACGCAGGAAGCCCAAATCAAAAACTTAAGACCATCGGCAGTGATTGATCCTGCTTTATTTTGTGCATACCCTGAAGCCAAATCATTTCGCGAAACATTTGAAAAGTCGCCTTCTGGATACAAGTATCGAAATGAAAAGTTCTTGGCACCTTCAAAAATTGGAATTTATAGTTCCAAAGCTGCTCTTATCATGAAAATTTTGGAAGAAACTACCGGTGTAGTGTTCATTTACTCTAATCGTGTTGAGGAAGGTGCACAGCTTTTTTCGATGATTCTGGAAGAACATGGGTATGAATCAGCTCTTGGAGACAAACTGCTTCCTGAAACTTCGGGTGAAGTAGCGCGTGGATCTCGTGGGAAGTATGTTTTGTTTGTAGCCGATACATCGAAATCGGATATGCGTCGTGCGCTAGACAGGTTACGCCGACCAGAAAATCGCGATGGTTCGGATATTCGTATTGTTGTGGCCTCGCCGCGAGTTTCAGAGGGTGTAGATTTTAAGTATGTCCGTCAAATTCATATCCTAGATCCTCGTTTCAATATGTCTGGAATTGAACAGATTATTGGCCGCGGAATGCGAACATGTTCTCACTCTATTCTTCCATTTGAAGAACAAAACTGCACTGTGTATCTACACATATGTCGATACCCCAACTCCAAGAAAGAAACAATTGACGAGTATATTTACCGGGTTTTCGTAGAAGAAAAGGCTCAAAAGATCGCAAAAGTCAAGCGTATAGTCATGGAATCATCTATGGATTGTGAATTGCAATATGGATTGAACAATTTACCCAAAGAGTGGCGACAAGATGTAAAGATACCACAAAAACGCAATCAGGATGGAGCCAAACTTGAGCTTTCATTAGAGCAGATGTTTTCACCAAGTTTCGATGATATGGCTGTGTCAGTTATGTGCAAAGTTCCCAAATCGGAGGTAGATCCACATCACACCCGTCCATTATCTGCGATTCTTGATGTGCGCGACGAAGTTTTTGATAAATTACAAAAACTATTTGTAAAGAAACAGATCTGGACTCGAGAAGAACTTGTTCAAACTTCAGCACTGAAAGATTATGCTCCTGAAGTGATTTCCTACCTCCTTCAAAATGCGATTGAATTGGGTTTGCAACTAAAAGATAAGAATGGACGCTTAGGTTATTTAGAATCCAAAGGAAAATACTTAGCATTCAGTTCTCGCCAAAACCAAACTGCTATGGACCGTATCCTGAAAGAAGAACCGTATCAGGAAGTAGATATTCCCATCCAGGAAGAAGAGGAAATTGCGGTAGGTCAGGAAGCTGTATCATTGGGTCCGAAGCGTGAAGCTCTGCCAGATTACATGAAAACATTCCCGGAAGAAATCCAGGATTGGTATATTGTCGATGCAGTGCTAACAAAACAGGAAAAGATAGATTTTATGTTTTCGATAAACTGGGCAAATCCTCCAATATTTGCAGCTCCTCTAAAGACTGAAAATTTATACATTTTTGGATTGAATCAAGTCTACAATTCCGATCGTGAACTCATAACTCCAATTGGCGACCAGTTAGATGAATACAATGCATGGTTGGAAACACTGAAACTCAAATTTATTGAACATAAGGACGATTTCTTTGCGTCGATGAAAGAGGATTCAATAGTATTCAATTTGGATGTTGATTCAGAAGAAGTAAAGCGCGCAGATCGCAAGAAGAATATTGGTGGACGAGCTTGCACTTCTTACAAGGAAGGTATTTTGAATGCATTTTCCAGGTGGGTGAAAGGTGAAGGATTTCCTGCTAAAATCAAAACGAAGAAAGATAGGTGTTTATACTTGAATTTTGTGGTTCGCGAAGCTATTCTTTCTCGTAAAGCCGGACTGTTTTGGCTAACACCTGAAGAGTTTGAGATCTTGAATGAACCCGCAACTTCCAAGAATTTACGCGAACGACTTTAGACAGATGAAAAACTAATAAAATAATCTAGAGGATCTGAATAACCAAATGGATCCGCTATTTGAACGCCGCGAACTTGCAAAGAAGGTTCATATCCATTCCAAGTTCCTCCAGCGCAATATGGAAGCATCAATTCTAGCTCAGCTAAAAATGAGTTATGAAGGAATGTGTTCGGCCGAAGGATACATTGAGCGCAACAGTATCACTCTTTTGGACTATTCTTTGGGTCGAACAAATTACATTCGCGGAGGTGTAGATTACGATGTTCGGTTTCAGGCGGATGTATGTCTTCCACATCCTGGTCAGCGATTCAAGGCTGTAGTCAAGGTCCGATCAAAGGTAGGAATTCACGCCGAAACTCCTCCAATCAAGGTCCTCATTCCTCGCGATCTTCATATGGGCAATGAAGATTTCAACAAGGCAGAACTAGAATCTGAAATTGAGTTTGAAGTGGTGGGATCACAGTTCAAGCAGAAAGATACGGAGATTATTATTGTAGGCAAGCTTTTGAGCTTGAAGGAACCTGAAGTCGTTGTCACGCAGCCAGTAGAAACTTTGGCTCCAGTTGTGGCTCCGACACAGGAAGGTGAGAAGCAAGTAGTAATTACAGCATCAACTGAGCCCGAAAAGAAGAAGCGTAAGCTGAAGAAGGGTGGTGGCGAAGATGCTCCAACTTTTGAAACGCTTCCTCCTCCGCCAGTTTAGTTTAAACACCAAAACACTTGAATATACAAATGGTTTCGCGCAACGATAAGGAGTGGATGAAGGATCAGCTTGATAAGCTTGATTCAAATGAACACTTCCAAGTTTTTGATATTGTAAAGCGATACACTGCCGAGTTTACCAAAACTCAAACTGGAATTTTGGTTTCAACTGCTTCTTTATCAGATGAGTGTCTTGAAGAGATTCGGCGATACATTAATTTTTGCATTGATCAGAAGAAGCGTATGGATGAAGATATGAAAACTAGAAAGACATATGAACGCATGATACAAGATTAGTCAAAAATGGACTTGTTTTAATCCAGCTAAAATATAATAGTATGGAGTCTATAATTACAAAGCCTGTAATTGTAGGACTCACTCAATTTATAGATATTGCAAAGAAAGACCCCAAAGCAGAGTTTGAATGCAAGCTGCTTTGTGGTAAGATCCAAACTAAAGATGTAGCAGACCGACTGCTTAATACGATTCAAAATCTTTCAATTGGGGCGGTATCTGAAGAGCACCGCCTGACCTTCTCGTATGGCGATAATACGCGTGTCAATGTCAGTGGACCCCAAAACATATACAAACTTGTTTCATCGAATACTTTCCGAGGAATTCCACTAGATGTCGAGCGAAAGCAGAAGTATTATGAGGGAACTGTGGGAAAGGCTGATTCGTATGATGCTCCAGAGGTAGCCTCAAGGTTTACTCTACGGTCGGAGTCAAAGATTCGCAAGGATTGGGAAGGCAATCCAAATGATCCTAAAACACATGTTCGCATGATTCATCGTAAATCATACAAGACGGTTTCAGAGCTGTTTCGTATTGATTTCTCAGTTGTAAAGTCTCGTGGAGTCAATGTGAAATACAACTTGAAAACTTTGCTAAAGCAACCAGTATCTTATGAACTGGAAATTGAGTTTGTGGGAAAGCAGTCTCAAATAAGTTCTGAACTGATTGTCGACGATCTTCTAAAAATCATGACATCAATTTCTCAATCTTATTATCAGACACCGTTCCTACTATCTGTTTCAGATATGCAACGATATGTTCAGGAATTCAAGATGTCTGGTGTATGCTTTTACAATCCTGTAACGATGCTACGGCGCCATTTGAGTTCTGGAAGTCCACACAATGTATCAAAAGGATATACCGTGACAAACAAAGCTGATGGAGAACGAGCTGGTCTGTATGTATCTCGCGACCGCAAACTCCTGAAAATCACGCCGACGAATATTGTCACATGGACGGGAATTGTAGCGAATGACGATTCACACTTTGGAGATTTCGTGGATGGCGAATATATTGCCGACAAGCAGCTGTTCTGTATATTTGATATTTATCGATTCCGTAATCGCGATGTCAAGTCTCTACCGCTGATGAAGACTGATGAAGAAGTCCTGAAAAATCCTCAATCTTCGCGACTGGGAACTGCCAAGTTGTTTGTAGAAGATTTGAAAAATCAGTTTACGACTTTACCTTCCCTAACTCCATTGAGAGTCGAAACCAAACTCTTTCTAGCCGGAGATGGTGCATCCATGGAAGAAGCTATTCGCACAATCTTGAATACAGAATTTGAGTATGAAACTGATGGTCTGATATTTACACCTCGTGCGAGCGGAGTAGCTCCATCAGAAGACCGTAAAGGCAAGACCTGGTCTCGAGTATACAAATGGAAGCCTGCACACATGAATACTGTTGATTTCCTTCTAAATATTCACGACGAAGAATCATTTGATCCATTCACAAAACTTCCAGCAAAGCGAGGTGAACTATTTGTATCGCGCACACCAGGAGATGATATCATCTATCCTCGTGAAACTATGACGGGAGAGTATGTTGAAAAGGAGCTTCCCGAATCCCTGAAGAAAGTTGCAGCAATGAATGTTCGCATTCCATCCATCTTTCAACCAGCAGTTCCTCGTGATCCAGAAGCTTACCGCATCATGGTTCCTCTGAATGAGAAGAATCTAACTACTGATTCTCAAGGAAATCGAGTGGAAAACAATACGATCGTAGAATGCGCTTACGATATTGAAAATAAACGATGGACGATTTTGAGGACGCGTTATGACAAAACTTACCAGTATCATGTTCTCAAGGAACCGCAGTATGGAAACGATATCTTTGTTGCAAACTCAATTTGGACTTCGATGCATGTATCCATCTCGGAAGAAATGCTATCGAACTTTGTTACAACGCCTCCAGATGATACTTTTGAAGATGATATGTATTATCGTGATGATCTGAAGCGCGGTTGCCGTGTATTCAACGATGTTTACAATTTCCATAATCGTGTGAAAGATGAACTTTACCGTTCATGTATTAAGAAGGGGGATACTCTACTTGAGCTAGCAGTAGGTCGTGGTGGAGATCTGTTCAAGTGGAAGAAAACTGAACCTTCAAAAGTTGTAGGGTTGGATATCTCACTTGCCAACATTACTTCACCGACTCAGGGATCAGCTGTGCGATACTTGAATGATAAGCGTCGTAATCCATACGATTACATTCCTCCAGTGCTGTTTCTACAGGGCGATATGACAGTATATCCTCTCCTAGAACAGGAAGATAAGTATATGCCTATTCTTACGGGAAAGGAACAGCCTTCAACTGATTACCTAGCTCAATTCCAGGATTTACATAAGTTCGACAATATTTCGTGCCAGTTTGCGTTGCATTATGCTTGCGAGACTGAAGAAACATTCCGCAACTTTGCCAAGAATATCGAAAAGTATGGAAAGGGATCTTTCTTCGGAACATGTTTGGATGGACAGGCAGTATACTCTCTACTCATGGGAAAGAAGACACATATGTTTGGAGACGATAAACAGATTTGCGGTGAGATTTCAAAGCAGTATGAAGATCGTGAAAATTGGGTTGAAGAGTTTGGAATGCCAATTCGTGTGTTTCTCGAAAGCTTTGATAAACCCGAAGTCGAATACCTTGTTCCATTTGATCGTGTTTGTGAAATCATGAAAGAAGTTGGGTATGAACTTGAAGACTCTCGCATGTTTTCAGACCTTTACCAAAATCAGAAAAACATTGCGCTCACACAGGAACAGCAAGTATTCTCGTTCTTGAATCGCACATTTATATTCCGTAAAATGAAGCGGTCAGAGCGCGAGCCTGAACCAGAACTACAGACTGAAGAAGAAGCTGTAGCCGAGACTGAAGTAAAGGTTGATGACGATACGAAATCGGTGACACTTGCGGATGAACCATTCACGGAAGTCGTATCCAAGAAATCCAAAAAACTAAAGAAGATAGCAGAACCAATGCCTGTTCTGTTCAGTACTGGCGATGAAACTGGTGGTCAGTATTCATCATTCAGCAATTCATCTAATCATGCCGTTGCAATTGATGGTGTGACTTATCCTACTATAACCCACTACATTGTAGCTATGAAAGCTCGCGAAGTCAAGAATGATGACATGTATACAAAAATTATGGGAACTGCTACTCCAAAGGCTGTAAAAGCTCTGGAGAAGAAGATCCCTTTGAATGAAGAAGCATGGGATGCAAAGAAGGATGAAGTGATGGCAAAAGCTGTGCGCGCTAAATTCACTCAATATCCAGAACTTCGTTCGAAGCTGCTGGAAACAGGTGATAGACCAATTGGAAATGCGGACGCCCGAGAAACTTACTGGGGTATTGGAACATCCATGGATACAGACAAGGCGCGTGTGCCTTCAAAATGGCGTGGACAAAATAAACTTGGAAATATCCTCATGGACCTCCGCAAAACTCTCATTTGCGAATCCGGTTAAATATCTAGCGGAGGTGGAGGTGGAGGTGGAGGAGGAAGATTGAAAGAGGTCATCGTATTCCGAACCGGAATAGCAGTGAATCTCACACTTGTTCCCTTTGCGGCAAAAGGGTTCTTTTGCGGAGGTATTGGATGTGGTCGTCCCATTGAATCAAATTCAGGAGTTGGAGGACAAGACATACTCCTATCTCGTTCAAAAGATGGATTTTTCACTACTGATACCTCTTCATTAAATATAACACGAGTTGCAGGGGATCGGGTTGGGCGCCTCAAAATAAATGCAAGTAGCGCAATACCAAAAATTGATGCAACTGCAGCTCCACTAATAATTCCAACCGTTGCGATCGAAGTCGATGGCGCCGATTGAGAATTTTGAGGAACTTGACCAGTCAAAATAGTCATGGTGGGTGTAATTGTGGCACTGGGAGTATAACTCCGGGTTCCAGTCATTGACATTGTGGAAGTATAACTTGCCGTCCAACTTGGAGTTGGAGTTCCAGAAGGTGTGCTTCCGGCAGAAGGAGTTTGTGTCTGTGTAATAGTTTGCGTCGCAGTTGCAGACCCTGAAGCTCCCGGAGTTCCAGTTCCTGTTCCACTACGAGTAGCTACAGCAGTGCGTGTGGCTGTTCTTGAACCAGACGCCAAAACACTTCGGGATCCAGATGGTAGAGCAGAACGAGTGTAAGTAGCAGTATTCGTTGCACTTCGGGTTGTAGTAGTGGTCGGACTAAGTGCAACGGCACGACTCCGGGTAGCAGTAGTTGTAGGTGTTGGAATAGCACCTACACGAGACCGAGTAGCCGTAGTTGTAGGTGTAGGAACAGCAGCACGAGTTCGAGTAGCCGTAGTTGTAGGAGTTGGGATAGCACCTACACGAGTCCGAGTAGCCGTAGTTGTGGGTGTTAAGATAGCACCTACACGAGTCCGAGTAGCCGTAGTTGTGGCTGTAGGGAAAATAGGCCGCATACGACTCCGGGTAGCAGTAGTTGTAGGGGTAAGAAACCCGGCGCCACCTGCACGAGACCGAGTAGCCGTAGCAGTCATAGTGCCTGTTCCAATTGGCAGCTGGCCCCCGATTGGATTCAATATAAGAAACAGGCTTAATAATGAAGTTAGTAGCCTCATTTGTCTATATAATACAAATTCTGCTTAAATAGTGTCTTTATCGCCAAGATTCTTATAATAATCAGCATATGATCCAACAGGTGCTGGAGCAGGAGCTGCAGCTCCAGTTTGGCCATCAAGCTTCTTTACGACAGGGTCGACGAACCGATTAAATAACTGCTGGCCTACAATTCTCGAAGCTTCGTCATCCGTCATTTCACCAGTTTCAACCTTACGGCGCATCTTCAACATCTCGAAAAAAGTTTGGTCCAACTTTCCCTCAATATGCATTTCAAAAATAGTAGGAAGTTGGTTATACAGAATTTGATTATCAGCACTAACTTTGGAACGATACTCTGCAGGATTCGTGGTCTTCAGACCCTTGTGGCGGCGCATAGAGTGATCCATCTCGCGAACGAGCGCCTGAATTTGAATAGAGTTGAGGGATGCCATTTGTGTTATTTCTGTTCAATACATTAATATGGCTAGCTATACGACAGCTGCTAATGGACAAGTAATTTTAACTTCTGGAGCTCCACTCGTAATTCCCCAAACCCAAAATGTTCAGGGAGGTTTGATTGAAGCTGCAAGTGCCAAGAGTTTGGCGTCACAAGCTGCTGCAGCCACACATTACCAAAACATGGGTGCTGGACAGAAAGGCGCTGGTCGCCGTCGTAGCCGTAAGGCGAAACATAAGGGTAAACGCAAGAGCCGTAAAGCCAAGCGTGGGGGTGCTCAGTCTTTGAATATGGTTCCGCTCGGATTACCTACTGCCAACTCAGTTCCGGGAGTGAATGCGGATGATGTTTTTAAGGGATCGGTAGACTTAAAAAATCAGATTGCTGCAGATAAATTGTATGATCATCTTCGTGGAGCGACACCAATAAAAATAGGTGGATTCAGATTTAGGGATGCAGAGGAACTGTATCCTGGAAGCGGATCACAAGAAGATACAAAAGGTCGGAGTAAAGTAAAGCATGGACGCCATAGTAAAAGGACTCATCGGAGGGGCCACAGTAAGCGTTCTACTCATACTCGCCGCCGTCGTGGCAATAAGAAATAATTTTTGGTCAGATCTTTCAACCGTATATATTTGTGGATGGTTGTTGATTCTTACCGGACTGACAGTCGGACAACTGGTTCTGACTGGAGTAGTGGTTTCGACTTTGACGGAAGCACCTTCGCAAACAGCTCAAGCAACAGTCCAATGAATTGAGCACACTGTTCATGATCAGTAATTCCAGTCAGAATAATCTTTCCAGTTCTAAACACTTTTGCAGTCCAATTATTTGGACCAATGTGAATCTTGACACCAGGATACACATCGGGATCATAGTGCGAAGTTATGAGAGGATTATTCATTGCTCGAATCGTATTATGCAGAACTTCGCGAGCAACTGTATCGTTAGATGAAAGTTTCGTAGTGTAATTCATCAAGACTACTCGCCGCCGCACAATTTCTGGAGTTTCTGGAGCATCATTAATTGCATGTCGACACTTGTTCCAAAGAATATCAAGAAGAATACGCATAGCACAAGTATCATATCGTGGATCTAGGACTCCAGTTAGATGAAATACACCATTCTGGAAAATCTTGATTGTAATTTCCTTATCTGGCAGAACACCGTCGCCATTATTTACAAGAACAATCGTGATAGAATTATGGCAGAACCCAGTAGTGTTTTGGGTAGGAGACTCCTTCTTTACTCGGCGCTTAATTTGATCACGCTTACTCTCGCCACGCTTGGCCACTCCACGCTTTTCGACTTTGATAATGGGGGTATCTAGTGGAAGATCAGACATGATCTTGTTGGTATCGAACTTCAAATTCGTGTAATAAAGCACAACCATAGTGGAAAGAATTGGAGAGTCCATTTAGAGGGTTTGAGAGTAAAGGGTATCGATTTCGTTTTTCCAGGAGAAGGGAATACTATCTACAAACTTTGTTACCATGGCAACTGGAAATTTGCGAATCAACTTTCGTAATTGAACTTGATGTGCCGGCTCAAGCATCCATCCGGGTTCAAGGTAACCTAAAAAGACGACACATTCGGAATGATGATTGACAATTGCTAAGCTTTCGGTTGATAAATTAGAACACCCAACCTTCGACAAGTCCAGAACCTTTTTATGTTCAAACATTCGCTTGAATTTTTCAGCAAATGTGTGAAATTGTTTGATATCTGTGCATACGAACAACATTATAGTATGATTGTCTAAAACTTGTAAATTAGACTACTGTAACTTAACTTGCGTAGGGTCATTAATTTTCAGATGTGCAGGAGTTCCAGCTGGAATTTGATACTTTACGAATGGTCGCTTCGGGTTCACGCCAAGATCGTTACCATGATGCTTCTCGACATGCGGAATCTTTCGTAGAGCTGCGCCAGGCTTGTAGTGATCATTGCCTCCAAGCGCACCCGCATCCTTACCTGGCTCTAAGTTGCCCTTAGCCGAAGGAACTGGGCGAGCAGGATGTAAGTTATGATGAACTTCCGCCTTTACGCCATGATTGGGGATAGGCGTTGTACATAATGAAGGATCGCCAAGATTGCGGATAGTGTTATCTACAAACTTCGGCATATCAACTGTTCCGGCGAAATGAGGCTGACCGAGCGAAACCTTACACCCCTGAGTCTGGCGCACAAAGTCTGAAACACTCTGGGCTGGAGCTGTTGAATCTATTGAGTAGCATGTTCCTACATTAACCTGGGCGGGCTTTTCTCCGCTCTGAACAGATTTTCCAATGGCCTGGCCACCACGATATGCAGAATATGTGCTCGCATCTCGCACTGCTCCACCATTTACCTTTTTATAAGACATCACTTGATGACTAGGAGCCATTGAAGAGTAATCGCCTGAGTTTACTGCCCCTACCCGTGCTCCATCAACTGGAAACACCTGAGATGCGGCCATACGAACTTTAGTTATGTACATAGATGCATCAGTGTTCTGTCGCGTATCTTTTAGTTTAATTGCAACTGCATCTTTGCGACGCATATATTCCGTGTAGGACATTTGTGTGTTATCTGGATTTTATTATGAAGAACATGCGCCGAACTTGACTGAACGCCTGACACGCTGTCGGCGAACCCATTCCGACATATCTGCAGAACGAGCCTGCTTGTATGACTGGACATCAGCGTTGGATAATTGACTTGAGATGTAATGGCCGTAATCAATACCCTGACGCTTTGGCTTACAAACTGCAGGTGGAACTCCTCCAACGCCTGGAACAAACAAAGCACCATATACTGCTCCAAAGACCGTTAGACCAATAGAATATAAAGTAACAGTTGTACCCGATACTGTGTTAAACGATTCGCCTACTTGAACTGTTTGGGTAGCAATAACTCCTGGTCCCGACACGGTTAGTGTTGGTGGGGATGTTAAGTTGGAAACTACTGTAACTACATCAACTCCTATCGTCATTATTGTTGATACTTCTGGAGGAAGAGAAGTAGCTACGAAAATTGAAGTTTCCGGTTCACCAACTGGAACGGTAACTGATTGATCTAAGTTTGGAACTATGTATGATACAGGGTCACCGGTTGGGAGTTCTACTTGCGAATCAGCAGATAGAGTTGAGTTAATTGAATTAATATCATTTACAGTTAGAATAAAAGTTTCTCCTGGCATAGAAGTTAATATGTCTACCATTTGTGTGTAATCGTGAGTTGCCAATGCTTGAATTAAAGATACTGGAGCAGTAGTATTACCAGTTAATGCCATGCAACACAAATTATACCCGTCTGAAAATACAAGTTTATCATCCGGCGTATTGTAGGTCATTGATCTAGGTAAAACTGAGAACCCATTCATAACTGTACTTACAGTGTTTGTAGTTCCGGCAGAAACAACACTAATTCCGTCAAGTTTTTGATCATCTCCATTTCCGACATATAAATTACCGACAGAATCAAATGCTAGTGCACATGGTTTGGAAAATCCGGATGCAAATAAAACTGCTTCAGGATCTGAATTTACACTATATGGGTCATATCGGATAACTACACCTGCATCTGATAGAGCAGCATATATATAACCATTAGCATCACACGCAATCGCAGATGGAACTTCTGTATTCAACTCATTCAGTGTACCATATGCTAATGGTTCAATTGATCCACCACCACTAGTAATTGCACTTGCTATTGAAGGAGCTCTTAATACTGACAATGGGCTACTATCCGAGGTGTTTATGAAAATCAAGTTTTCGTTATTATCGATGGTGAAAGTAGTGAATGTTTGAGTAATTTTATCGAAAATTACAATTGGATCATCGGTTGGAAGAGAGTCTAGTGACTTGTAGTATAGCGAGGATACTGTATTTCCAGTATCTCCCGTTCCATCTTGGTAATTCGGAATACCTAACATAAACAATCCTCCGGTAGTTGATTCAACTACAGGCTTCCACACGGCTTGGACGAATCCAACCCATTCACCATTAATTTGAGTATTCAATGGTATAATTGGTGTAGGATTTACCAGGGTATTTGTCGTATCGAAAAAGTATGAATAAACGGAATAGCCGTAATTGTTGTAATACGGGCCATATATGTTGCCGTATGGATCGGATGTAACTGATGCGCCATTAAACACTGTATCTGATAAAATTGCTTTGTATGCGGCAGTACCTACATAATCGATCACGCGCGGCTTTGCATTTATTATTTCAGCTGTTACAGTCGCGTCTACAAATCCAGGTGCTGCAGGTCTTGATGAAAACTCGGTAAACTCGGACGAAGTATAAACTGTAAGATCGGGTGAGCAGCCTTCAAACGCGTCGGGATAAATTAGTGGTCCTGTATTTCCTTCAATGACAACAGTATCTAAAGATGTGCAGCCAAGGAACGCCTTTGACTGAATTTCTTGCATACTTTCCGGAAGGTAAACGCTTTTCAAACCTGTACACCCTCCAAATACTGGATCTCCAATCACTTTACATTTCGATGGAGATTGAAAGACAAGACTAGTCATTTCTGTTAAATTCGAAAGAGCATCGTCTAGAATTCCAGTTACAGTATTTGGGATCTGAACAACGCCTTGTACTGGCCCAGTAGTTCCAGCAATACATAGTGCTGTTGAAACTTTTAATCCAATTAATCCACCCTTACCGCCAAAACTATCAGATGGAACTGCCGTAGCAATTGATGGCCACATTGAATCATATACCATATCGGCTTGGGCAGTAGCATTGACACCAGGACTATCGAAAGGGTCGCGGACAAATGTAATTTTTGGATTCACATAAGATGTACCATAATTTGCAAACATAACTCCCGACACAGTCAGTTTTCCAGCATTTGGCGAACCACCTGCTGGACCTGTTGAACCCGTTGAACCTGATGGGATAGTTAACATAATAGGTACAGCGAATGCGCCTCGACCCGGACCAGGAACGCCATTGACTACTGCGTCCGTAATGATTACAGATGGTTCCCTAGTGTATAACCCTCCTTCTCCCATGGTAACACGCATATAAGATGCACCCATAACTGGAGTAGCTGTACCGATTGCGCCCGTTGGTCCTCTAATTATAATAGTTGGTGTTGCGCCAGTCCAGCCCCGTCCCTGATCTCGAATAAATATATTTTGAATTGTATTTGGCACTCCTTGAGGTTCTGTAGATACAGCCGGTGTAATAACGGCACCACTTCCAAGAGGAAGTGTTGATGGTTGTGGCCGCGACGGTCCTACATTCACCACTGATACTATTGGAGGATTTCGATAATTAATACCAGGATTTCGTCCTTTAAGGCCGGTAATAGGGCCCCTAATAAATGAACCTATAAAGATGTCGTCTTCAGGTTTACCACCGGATACAAATCTAATGGTTGGAGGCGAAGTGTATCCGGAACCAGGAGTTTCAATTTCTACCCCTACTAAGAAGGGGCACCCACGCTCTGCCCATACATTACCTTGATCCATTGCACTAGTACCAAACGAATACCCCATGTCCGGGGTCCACAGATTAAAACCCATTGGCCAAGTGTATGGGTTTGGATGCGTCGCATTCACCCAAGGATACCAATTTGCACCATTCCCCGGATCCTGCAGCATCTGCCCGGGCGATGTAAAATGTGCAGCAGGACTAATTGGGGCACCTTTATATGTGTATCCAAGTTGTGCAGCGGTTTTTGTTACAAGTCTTAGGGTTAATCCTGATCCGGAACATCCAGGTTCATTTGTAATTTGGAAGTTCCATCCAAAACCTGCATAATTAGGCCGGGCAGGTGCGTAGGGGTTTTGACCCGCCCAAGTAGGCCGATAATCCGGTAGCCATGGTATCTGCTTTACTGGCTTGTCAAAAAGAAGTCCTCCAATTGATCCAGTAATAACTGGTGTTGCACTTGCTCCAGATGCAAGTCCTAAATCTAGAGGGTGAGGAGTTATGTTAATAGCTACCGTGTTATTGACTATATTGGTTAATTGATCGCGGTAAACTGTGTATCCAGTAGTACCCCCACTTGTCAAAGATAAAGTAAGAGGATATGTCGGAAACTGGTTAATTCTTGCAGAAAATTGTCCAATTCCATCAGATGATGTTACAGTGGGAACAGAAGTAAACCCATTATTCGTTGTGAAATCAAAACACTGTATGAATTTAGAATTTTTAAGTGTTGAGGTGTTCTCAAAATATCCTCCACCACGATTCTTGATAGAGGCTGTAAAATTAGAAGCATGTCCAGTACAGCTGAATGTATCACCCGTTGTTCCATCACTATTAAGTATATTTCCGGAAATGGGTCCACTATTATATCCGCATTTGTTATCTATTACAACAATCTTTGCAATCTTTCGGGATAATATTGCTTGGAGACGGACAGGTACACTTTCATTGCTAAAAATACTCTGGCCAGACCCCCCTGACGGGCCATACGCTCCTAAATCAAATGTTACTTTTGGAGTAGTAGTATACCCAGTCGCTCCCTGAAGTAACTTTACTTTTTGTATGGCAAGACTTGCTTCTTGACTATTAGATACACGATTATTAAGTTTAAAACCATTAATAGGGTCAACCTGTGCAACTGGAAAATTATTATTATTCAGAACTGTTTCTATTCCATTTAACGGAGTTCCACTACTACTTGGCGATGGATCAATCTTTATAGTAAACCCTGTACGACCAATATTAGCAAAATCATTAAAGTAATTATTAACAAAACCACTCATAGTAGAATAATTATTCCTACCTTCACTAAAAGTAGTAGAATAATTATTTAATAAAGGATTATTCACTACAATAGAGGTTAAAGTGCCAGCATCTTCCATGATTGCAACCACTGTAGGTTTACTAGAATTTTCAGAATTTGAAAGTGTTGTAATATCAATTATTGGAGTTGAAGTATAGAACTTATTTGGATCCGATAGTGTTATTGGACCTAACGCAAAGCATGACATTTCTGCGACCGCAACGCATGTATCGCCTTCACCAGTGACTGTTATAGTTGGTGTGCTTGTGAATCCGTTACCCTGTGACTCAATTCCAATCGAGTCAAGGAGATAATCAAATTTAGGTTGTACGACTGTAACTATGCCTGTAGTATTAATGTTGTTATTTGGAGGTATAGTTGGAGCAGACTGATAATTGCCGGGTGGAGGGGTCCAAGCACTAGATGATACAACAAGATTAGTATTTCCCGGAACATACCCAGATCCAATTGTTTTAAAATATACGGCGGTTACATCTACAGCTCCTGTTGCTCGAACAGCTCCTCCATCTACAGCTACAGGGAATGGTCCGCCATTCATGAAATCAATCAATTCCTGAGACAAAATATTATTAGGTGTAAATTCTGAATAAGGACCCGGATTTCCAATCCGTTGGCCAGATTCACTGTTTCCAATACCTGTAAAAATAGGAAAGTCCAATGGCGTGGATCCTCCAATCGCGAACCTCTGGTACTCCTCCGTAAAGCCGGCATTTATTAGGAACCAACCTCGTATAACCTCTCCAAGCGATGTATCGGTTTCAAGCCTTGTAATCTCAAATTTAGGTGTTGTAGTATATCCTTGTCCAGGATTTGTAATTGTAATAACCGGACTGTAAATTGTCGTGTATCCATCAGTTTGGTTCAAGATTTGAGGACTTAATCCGTTATTGTAAAAAGTGTAAGTTATATTGTTGAATGATAGAGTTGCAGTACAGCCCGAACCATTACCATCCCGACTAGTTACTGTCACATCTCCAGACAATGACTCCCAGTTTTTTACGATATAACAAGGCGCAGCCATAAGAGCTGATCCAGGATACTTTTTAGGTAAATTAATTGCATTTTGTCCTGGACCATTATTTAGATAGTCAGGTACTATCATCTTGCCACCTCCGTTTGCACTGATGCCCCAGACCTTCCCTACTAAGAAGTCTGTTGTATTTTGGTATGGCAATAATAGAGGCGCCCAACTTGGGTCCGTTGCCTTATTTCCGATAATAGATGGACCACTCAAGTAATTCATGTCAGCCCAATCTCGTATACCGTAAATACCTGATCCAACGACACTTGTTGGTTCGGTATTTACATCTAGTGTACATCCACTTCCACTTCCATCAATAGATGCAAATACTGGAGGAAATAAGTTTGATAACTCTGTTCTCATTCCTGGAATTGAAATTGACTGAATACTGTAATCCGTTGGAACTGATGTGGTAATAGCTACCGCACTTGCACCAGTATTACCACCTCCAGAAATAGTGACAACTGGCTTAGTGGAAAACACTGAAGCGCGTCCATTGCTGCGATTATTAAGAACAATTCGGCGAATGTACTGTCTATCAGGGATTAGTGATACTACAGCTCCACTTCCACTTCCTCCTGTAATAACTGTAGATGGAATCCCGATGTATCCAGATCCACTGTTGATAGTTTTAGCGTCTATGATAGAATTAGATGCTGTCGTAAACACTGCAAGTTTTACATCATTCGATACTACAGAACCCCGCATATTTGAAACGGTACAAGTATAAGTTCCGGCATTAGCGGCAGTTACAGAAGTTATTTTATAAATAGGAGAAGTCTCGGCAATTGGATTGCCGTTCCACTTCCATTGATAACCTAATGGCTGTGTTCCAGTAGCATTGCAAACAAATTGTACAGTAGTATTTGGAAGAACAGTTTGAGATGCAATAGGTTGAATAGTTGGTAGTTCACTTATTTGAAGTTCCGCCGATACTGGTGGATTAACGCCAGTAGAACCGCTGCCAAGAGAATTAGTAGCTATACATGTATACTTTCCACCATTTACATAATCAACTGATGGGATTACAAAATAATTGTTAGTTTCTCCTAAAATAGGAGTTCCTAAAGCTGATTGTATATTGTAATTTGGATCACTAACTGGCTTGAAGTACCACGTATAAGTTATAGGCAACGAGCCTTGTGATAATACAGGAACAAATGTTGTACTTGTGCCAAGGTTATAAGCGCCACCTCCAAATATCGATGAAATTATAGGTGGAACTGGATTAACAGTAAGAGCCATAACTGCAGTTACTGGAGATCCGTAGGTAGGCGTAACCGTGCAAATATAAGTTCCGGCATCACCTTCATACGCTAAGCCTGTTGTTTTATTGACTCTGGAGGTAATAGTTGTCCCAGTTATCCCGTTTGTAACATAGTATGATATATTATCTAATGATACTGTTTCATTGTCTTTAATCTGAGACCAAACAATAGTGCTGTTTTCGGGAGCGTTAATAGTCGCTACAATTTCATATTGTGAACCCGCATTAACAGTTTTATCACTTAATTGAATGTTTGCTCCCTCTAGGTTCAATACATTGCTACTAGTTATCTTATTACCTGTAATATCTGTATTAAATAGATTAATTCGATTAGATGGCGTGCCAACGAGCGACTGCCATTCGCTCATGACAAAAATAGATGATGGTAAACTTGTGTATGGACTAGTAAACTTATTAGTGTAATTAAATTTGAATGTTGGGCCTGGACCAGGAGGCGCTGGTGGTGGCCTAAAAGCCGGCGGTTCTAAATTTCCACTAGCATTAAGAGCGTTCAAATAAGTCTCATCTGTTACAACTGCCACAAGATTAGAATTGTAATTAGCCCATGGAAACGGCTTTGTCGCATCGTATATGGAAACTTTTGTAGGAACACAAAACCCAGTACTGTTGATATTGTTGCCTCTAGGATCCGTGGCGGGACTTAAACTAATTGAAATAGCATTTTCTCCGGCTACTGGGGCTATGATGCAGTCGGTCTTTGGAACATCGAAGATATTGCTGCTAGTAACTGGTCCATTCGAAATAGTTGTATTGGTAAACGAAGTCAGTATGTTCCCGTAGGTATTCGTCCAATAACTCTCGGCAAAAACACGCGAGGGGAAGTTAGTCGGACTATAGCCATTGACAAAGTCCGGGTTATACATAGTAAATGACTGTGGTGGAGGGCGATTCTCAAAACTACCGCGAACACTGTCACCAAATGACGCTGGAGCCGAATAATAACATACCACACGACTCCGTTTAACACTGTTTGTGCCCGAGTCGCTCCACGGAAAAGGATATGTTGCATCATAAAGAGTAACCTGTCCGACAGCAATACGCCAAGTAGCGGGAGACCAGGGGTAACTGGCTAGATTGTAACCATTGGGTACGGCAATTGTCAAAGGGACATAATAATACAGGGACGGGACAACGGATATTGTGGGAGTCCCTTCAAGCGCCTGCGTCATTTCTGTTTATTTATACTTATGTGATCATAGTTAATTTTTAACGCATATTGAAGTTAATTTATGATCTGCATACTCCGAACTTGACCGAACTCTTGAGACGCTGTCTGCGAAGCCATTCGGAGCTAGAGGGTATATTTTCTTTGTACTTCGGATAGAGACCGCCATAAACATCTCCGCTGAGATACTGACTGTAATCAATACCTTGTTGCTTCGCCCTGCACACTGGCGGAGGATCTCCCCGAACACCTGGAATAAAGTCGTCTCCTGTTACAATTTCGACAATGGTCAAACCAATTGAGTATATGGTGACTTTAGCACCTGAATATGTAGTAAAGCTCTTACCTGGGGCTACAGTTACAGACTCTGCTCGCGTTGGAGAAGTTGACGGTATTGGGCCTCCGAATATGTTGACAAAAGTGATTGTTGGTGGGCTTGTATCATTGAAAGTTGCAGTAAACCGATCTGACCCAAGATCAAATATGGTTTCAGCAGCGGGTTTCAGAACTGTAGCGTAAGTTATTGATGCATTTGGAGCAACGGTTGGGGCTGAAATTGAACCGTCAGTATCTGGACATACAAATAATACTTCGGTCAAATCGGTTGGAAGGGCCACTTGTGATTCATCGCTTAGCGTAGAGTTAATAGTTATTACATCTGCTGGTGTTAGTGTAAATATCTTTTTGGGCGTCTTTCCGGTTTCCCGAATAGCTGTGGCATAATCGTGAGAAGCCAGTGCAGTCAAGAAATTAAATGATATATCAGATACTGAAACTGGAATTTGTGATAGATAAAACCCATCATTAAATAGTAACACCGAAGTTACCTTATTAATTGCAATTCCACCTACTGTATAAAAGCCAGCTGCGTATGTGCTACATTTACTTCCATCTGAAGTGAGAATACGAATACCTGACGCCCATTTCTCTTCTCCACAGGCTATATATAAGTTATTCGCATTGTCATAAGCAAGATAAGTTGGACATGCTAATTCTGTGCCTACAAGAATTTTTGGAGAATTGATGCTATTCGCATATGTATAGACCAATCCCTGAGATGGATATGAAAATGACAAATTATTATTTGAGTCACATGCCAATCCTCCAATTGGGAATGAATCAGTCAGCGTTTTCCATACAATTACAGTTCCATCCGGGGAGACACGGTGTATAGTATTTTTGGACTCTTCCGATACATATAAATATCCGTTATTATCATTAACTATATGTGTCAATCCGGTATTACCTACATCTCCGATGTTACATAACTTAGTTTGAGGGTGAGGATTTGGAAAATCGGGATCAATATCTAATGGCCATGGCAATTGCTGATACCATACACTACCAGTAAAATCTATAAGGTATAGTGTGTCAGTTACTGTTCCATCTGTGTGCTTATTGCTAAAAATTGTAATCTCACGAATATCGTATGCGTATTGTAGAGTTGTTTGATTGCCGTATACATCAACTTGATACAAAGATCCAAATGATTCGGAATAATATGCATTACCTTGTGAATCGCATGCAATGCTTTGAGATTTAGCTGTTGTTCCAGTAGTTCCAATAATGTCAGTAGATAATGCTATCATTCCACCTACACCAATCGGTTCCGCGTCCAATAATGGAATGCGTACATTATTCACATATCCTGTTCCACCAAGGTAATTTATATCATACCATCCACTATGACCGCCATATGTCTTTACATAACTATAATCTTGCCAGTGGTAAAATTGAGTTCCGGTCAACCCACCTGATCCAGCAAATACTCCATTTCCTAATGCCGGGCCAGTATATCCCTTGAATATTACAGCTATCAGGTTAGGGCAATTCTCGAATGCTCCATCTCCAATTCGCTGAATTGACTCAGGGAGCCATACAATTGATAAGCCAGTGCATCCTGAGAATGCATACTCCTGTATTTCCCAGCATCGAGAAGGATCTTCAAAAGTTAGATAATTAATATTAGGTTGATTGGCAAATGCAATAGATTGAATACCATCAATTATATGAGGAATTTCCAGAACTTCACGAGGATTTTGTGTTCCAGTTACTCCGGCTATAAATAATCCAGTATTTACAGATACATTCATCTTTAATCCTTCGCCATTGTTATCAGTAGTCGCTGAAGTTATCGTTGGAGGACCGAGCGCACTACTGTGAACTACCTTAGCTTTCGCAACAGCATCGCGGCCACCAGAGCCAGCAGTGCCGGTCATGCCATTTTGCAGGTAGATAGGTGTGCCAGCATCAGCAGGATTCCTTACAAAAGTAATATCAACTTCACCAAGGTAACCATTTCCGTAGGTCACAAATGCAACACCAGTGACACACCCTGTTTGACCAGGTTGGTATGTGTAACCAGGACCCGATGGTCCAGACACAGTAAACTCTGTTCCAGATGGTCGAGCAGTTCCAGAAGCTCCTGGCACACCGGGAACATTAACCTCATACCCGGACGGTCCACTCTGACCTAACTTTTCAGGTATATTCATAATTGCCTTCGCAACTGCGCCGGAACCTTGTCCATATTTATCGGTAATAACTACAGTTGGTGGAGTTACATAACCAAATCCAGGATCTATAATATCCACATGAATATATGTCAGTTCTTGCCTGACACTCAATGACGGAATAATTCCTGATGCAGGAAGATCTTTGGCAATAACTCGTGGGATGGATTTGAATCCCAATCGCTGGTTTGTCAAAGTTACATTCGCAATAGTTCCAGCTAAGTGTGAAATATTCACAAGACTATCGACAAGTGTTGGTGCTACATATGGATTGGTATTAGATGCCTGATTGTATGGATTAATTGAAATTGTAGGTGGCAAAGCAAACCCACTAGCAGAATTTGCAACTCTGACAGATGCAAGAGAACCTCCAATACGAGCATAGAATGCACAATATGCTGGAGTATGTAATCTAGGCGCGCTAAATGTAACTTTTACCAATGGCGGTTCAGTGTATCCACTGCCGGGGTTTGTAATTGTTACATGGTCAATTACATACGCATTAAGACGGAATGAATAATGCCAGCCATCAACTTCTACAGCTCCACTCACACCAACTCCATCCATGGGATATACAGTTGCAGACACGGTTACTCCGTTAAACGGTAGCTGGGATTTCATAGAACTATATGCAGCTACACCAGCCGAATGAGCACAGCTTACAATACGACCATTTATGATTGGTTCTGCAAACGCTAATCTATCACAGGTGGTATCTGAAGGACTTGGCGTAATAACTATATTCAATCCCGAATAATCCTCGCCATTTCCAAACTCAGTTAATGGCTCAATTTCGTAATATCCAGATGTACCTACATCTAACTGGAGGCCAAGTAAATTATTAGAATATGTGCCACTCTGACCCTGAATATTCGGGAAAACGCTTACATCATAAATACAGTTAAATCCTCCGCCACCGGTCAGACCGACACGAGGAGGTCCGGCGGTGTATCCAGATGCTCCTGAAGATCCGGCCGATGAAACAACATCAATGCGATTCACATAATAATCCTGAATCGCAATTGGTGCAGAAGATTCGACATATCCGTAACCAAATGAAGATGGGTAAGCTGACCACTGTGAAAATTGTCCAGTGGATCCAACCGTGGTTCCAATGATGTAGTAAGACATTGTTTTACCGTTTACCGTCCTCTGAGTTGCCGGATTCTCGTACCACAAAGGATTGGCTGGTGTTATTCCTGAATTGCTTAACGCATTTATGCCTAATTCAGGTTTAACATTGGAAATAAAAGTTTTTACATCGGTCGCTAAAGAAGCTTCTGTCACCGAATTTGGAGGATTGCTATTTGCATAATTAATAAATCTATCAAGCCAGTTTGACAGTCCATCAAGCGATGACCATACGGCTGGGTTATCTGGCACTGGACCGGCTTGTGGATCATTGGTAGATATAAAATCTGCCAGCGCTTTATATTGATCGCTATAAACTACCAAAGAAATTAGATTCTTTATTTGGTCCTGCGTAACACTTCCAGCATACACAAATATTTCTGACGGTATATCGCTGTATCCTTTACCATGATCTGTCATGTATATATTTTCAATCATACGAGGAGCCAGTGCATTAGCTACGGCAGGAACTTCTATCATTAACGGGTTCTTTAGTCGTCCGCCATTCGAGATATATGCACCGTAACGCGAAATGCAAAAAAGGTATGGATCAACTGTAACTGTAACATTGGGAACAGTTAAGTAACCAGAACCAGGATTAATAATTACAAATCCATCGATGCGAACATATGTAACAGCAACAGTTGATTCATCTGAAGTTTCCTGCACTAACCGGCCAGTTACACCTACTACTGCCTGAACTCCTCCTGGAGCAGTGGGAGGATCTACAACAACGGTAAAATAGACATTCGGATCAAAATTAGTCGTGAAATATAAAAGAGTTGCTCCAGTATAATCGGCAAGACCCTGGCCTTCAATATACGGCGCACCACCATCACTCGCCATCTCGTTATTGAATGCAGTTATTGCAGGATCATTATTTGCGGGATGGAACTGGTGGAGGCCTTGATAATACCTTAACCGATCCATAATATATTGGATTTGATACACAAAATTTTGGTAACCTATATCATCGCCGGTTGTGAGAAGCCCAAAAGCCGGTAAAATCTTATTAGTAGGGTCAAAAAAGTATCGATTAATATTGGGATTTATCAAATCGATTCTGCTAATTGAGCCACCACTTCCTGGACCAGCTGCATCAGTTACAGCATCTCTTAATTTAACTATGGCTTTGGCTGGATTGTTAGGGCTTGTTTCGGATGGGGATATATAGACTTCTGGTGGAACCAGGAAAGAGTCGGATGATGTATGTGTTATAGGTCCTAATGTTGAACAGGTCATATTTGCATACCACTGTGGAGGAGCACCAGTATCGCCGCCTGCACCTGTAACTCCAATATTCGGAGCTCCTGTAAATCCAGCGCCTTGACTTGCAATCGCCATACCTTTAACTATGAACGAAGGTGCCATAGGTAAGATCTGCAATCCAACATCATATGGTTCAGGTGGTTGAAGAGCCCCAATTGCTTGGAAATATTGTGTATTAGCTGCAGGTATTCCGCCGGAAGTAATACGAACAAAATCTCCAGGTAAATATCCTTGTCCAACACTTGAAAACTTAAGTCCATAAACTCTAGATGATTTACTGAGAACTATAGAACCAGGGGTAAATGGTAAGAATCCACCGTTAATCCATCCGGAAGCATAAGGATCTGGGAAGTATATACCTACACCTCCAAACTGAAAACTAGAGCATATCTGTAGAGCTCCAGTTGCAAGAGCTGCAACATCCGCAATAATTCCGGCAATAGCAAATGCAGCCCTGAACAATGCTACTCCAATATTACCTACAAGTTTTACACTTAGGCCGGTTATAACTCTCGTCGTCTTTGTGATTAAACTGCCAGCACTTGCGATTACACGCGAACTTCCCTGAATAAAGGTATCGACACCCTTAGAAATTCCTCGGATTACCTTTGGAGCAGTTGCGGGTATTGCAGGAATTGCTGCTACGATAATTCTAAAGGCCTCGGCACCTTTCTCCAACGCAAAGACCGTTACTATCTTAGCACCCGTTAATATTAACTTATCTGCAGTTGGTATTTCAACTCCACCGAGAAATCGTGTAAATGTGTCAATTCCAACCTGTCTCAAAACTTTTGGAAGAACTGCTTCTGAACTTATCTCTACAAGACCACGCGAAGCAGACTTAAAATCTGCATATTGCTGCTGCAGTTTTACAATTTCTTCAGGAGCTAAATCGGGATTCTCCAATAACCTTTCGAAATTATCTGAATGTGTAGCGATTATAGCCGTCATAGCAGACTTAGCTTCGGCTATAACTACCGCCTGTTCCGCCTCTGCCGCTGCGAGTGCAGCTTTGCGATCAGCCTCTTTGGCAGCAAGCTCGGCATCTCCAACTTGCGTTTCAGTTTGGGCTTGTGGTGGTATTGACCTTTCTGATACTATCGCTTTTGTTTGTTCCTGTATATCTACCTTTGCAGAGCTAGTACCAATTGACTTACGCGATGCCTGTGCCTTGAGTTGTGGATTAACACTGCCACCCGACTCGTAAGCTAGACGCTGTGCACGCTCTCGAGCAGTTTCAAAGTTTCGTCCTACTACAGCAGTCTTCGGGACAAAGTTATTGCTTTTAAATTCTTGTCCGGTAAAGGTGTTTCTACCACCATTTATAATGGCACCACGCTGGTTACCATAATATGTGGTCAGCTGACCCTTTGCCTTTCCAAATATTGGATTTTCACCTTTAAACACATCCTCCCCAGTAGCCGCTTTTGGCGGTTCCGGTGGAGGTAGTGGAGGTTGGGGTCTAGGCCTTACCGGTGAAAATCTCATTTTATCGCCGACCGGAGGCGGCGGCGGCGGTGGAGTGGGGTCTGGGAGTTTAATCGGGTCTGGTGGAGCTACTACTAACTTGGCCTTTTCATATTCTAATTCTAAAATCCTTTGGCATTTCAGCGAATATGTATCATAATACTCGCGAAGTTCTGCTTGAGCGGCTATTTCTTCGCGCCCACCTTCAATATATTCGAAACTTGTGTCCTGACCTGGGATATAGCGGCCAGGTGTTGTTTCGTATGTTAGTGATGGCGCTTTCCAAATACTTTCTGTATATCCATCAGATCTATTAATCGTAAGCTGGGTAGAAGCTGTAACTAGATCACTTGCTGATAGACCAGCATAATAGTTAACGCCAACATAAAATGCGGCACCGACATTTCCAACTGCAATTGCAGTAGTTATGATTTCCGCTGGAGTTCGTCCAGATGTCGCTAGTTGTGCGGGACTTAAATACTTAGATAAATTTCCAAGCATTGCGAATGAGCCAGAGTCTACTGCATCTGGTGAAGTTGATGCGGCATATCCGTTAAATGGCTGTAACATATTCGATGTATCTTGACCGGCTAGAATTCGTCCACCAGTTAAGCCTGCAGCGATAGCTTTTTGGAGATTCAATGCATCTGCTGGAAACATTGCAGAGCCAGGCTGACCCATGGGGGGATAAGGCCCGCCCGCCTGCCATGTTCCACGACCTAAAGTAGATCCTCCAAACCCAACAAGTCCACCTAATACCTGTAAAGTCGCTTGTCCAGGATCTATACTTGTTTGATAACCTCCGGCTGGATATCCTCCAAATTCATAAGGTAAATCCATACCATAATTTTCAAATGCATTGGGTTCATATGTGTAAGCAGTTAACCCAGTAGAGCCGTCGGGAAAGGTAGTTCCTGTTAGGCCAGTAAAACCTGTTGAAATAAAGTATGCAAATGCCTGCTCAAGATTTCTAGGACCAGTTGCACCCCTATCTCCGGGAACATAGATTTCATATGCACCAGTTCCACCAATGGAACCTGGAGTGTATGCTCCACCAAGTGCTGGAGGAACTCCTCCAGTCCATCCCGTTCCACCAGTTAGTCCCAAATAGTCATACTGTGTATACCAAAATGCAAGTGCATCATTTTCCATTTTTCGTTTATTGTTCGCTGTAGTTGTGGCATAATCATCCTCTGCTCCTCCATAAAGAGCAGTTGCATTAAGGAGTGTAGTAGTTCCCTGCAAAGTTGTGAAATCGTATTTCCAGCTACATACATCAGGGGCCTGGAATGGAGATCCATACTCACTTATTAAATCGGAGTAATACCATCCGAATTTTGGATTTGCATAGTGTGCTGCATCCTGATCTAAACAGTTCCATAAATTACTCATCAAACCACCCTGGCCATTCGGCACAATGTCTCCGTTACAAGGTCCCTGTGAACCGACGCATCGGAGATTTGTCAGTTGGAATAACGGTGCTGCAGTATACTGATTATTTCCACCTGTAACACCATAGAGGTATGGTTCCCACATCTTGTTGTATAATCCATTAACACCTCCATCTGAATTGCCCCAAGCATAAGTTCGAGTTCCAGATCGTGAACTAATATCTCGGAATCCTACTTGTGCTGTAAGTCCTTCACCAGTAGTATCACCATCACCTCGTGTAATAACAAGATCGGCAGTTGGTGGAACTTGATGAAGCCAATCTAGAACACGAGTTAAGACTACCGGTTTAGCATTAAAGCTATTCAAAACATGACCTAATGACGCCTGATTATCTCCAACACACTTCTCCGATGCAAAAACTATATGTTCATACGAGTTTGGATCATCGGGATTAAATGAGTTCTTATACGCTACATTTACTTTCATATTATTTGGCCCTACGCCCCAATCGTAGATGAATAATATATTACCACCTGGCGGCACGGGCGGTGATGTAGGAATAGTAGAGGTGCAATCTTTAATAACCGGTGCACAGGGTGGATTTGGACATGGTGGTGGGGGAACATTGGGTGGTCCCAGCGGGTCAGTATTTCCCGTGAATCCAGTTCCTGTTTGTCCAAAATATCCAGTTCGTCCGAAACATCCTATTCCAGTGCATCCAGTCAGTCCTCCAAAATACGACCCCGTGATACCAGTACATCCATATCCAATATTATTAAAGCATCCGGTGCATCCGTATCCAACTCCATTATCGCATCCAGTACATCCATGGCCATGGCCTTGATAGCATCCTGTGCATCCATACCCAACTCCATCATTGCATCCGGTACATCCGTATCCAATTCCTCCACTGCATCCAGTACATCCCCATCCAACTCCTCCAGTGCACCCGCTGTAAATGTTACTTCCACCACCACCAGTTTCGATTATTAACCCCAATACGAAATCTGGACGACCGCCTGGACGACCACCTGGACATGCTCCACACCCCAAACCGGTAGGGACTAGACGAGCACCGCCAGCTCCGCCTCCTCCCCCGCCGTTGGCATTATCTAACGCCTGTTGCTCTGCCAGGGCATTGGCCGCAGCAAGTTGGCCAGCAGTAGTCGCATCAGTCTCAGAACGTCCTGCTAAAATAGCGGCATTGTAGGCAACGCATGCAACAAAATCTAGATCAATAGCAGTTGGAGGCACTATTCCATTTGGATCATACCGTAACACAGTAACTTCTGCACCTACACCGCTATCCGAAATTATTTCTGCATTTACAGGTTCATATAGCACTAACTGTTTTGTGAATAATGTATTTGACCTATCCCAAGCATTAATATAATAATCAGTTGGATTCTTGTGCATAATAGGTATTATTTGACATCCGTTAGCACCGGTGCTACCATCTGCCGGAACGCCATTAACTAAAACTGTAGGTGTGCCTGTAAAATTATTCCAACCTACACCGGAAAATGGTATATTTTTAATAAAAACCTTATCAGCGTAAGGAGCACTTATTGCTCCATGCTGACCGGCGCCTGACAAATATGGAGTTGGTGCTTTAGAGTATCCTCGTCCACTGTCATATGTTTCTACCACTCCCAATCCAGAATTTGTAGTTCGAAGTAGTGATATAGTTGCTGGCACGCAGGAAACGGCAGCTATATCATTCTCCGCTATACAATTATATTCTCCAGAATCGTAGTATCCTGCGTCTGTGATCGTAAGGTATGCACCAGTCTGACCGGTAAGAGGTAGACCATCTTTATACCACTGGTATTTTGTAATAGGAGGAGTTAGTCCTCGCTGATCGTTAAATAATGAAACAAAGGAACCGATAGGTACTGTTTGGCTGTTAAGAAAGTTCCGGTATGGCAACGCTCCAACTTCTGTAATATCCGCCCATGCATAATCACTTCCATAAGTATTCGTTGCCTTCACAAAATAGCGACCAACTGAATTTGCATTGACGGATTTAATCGTTAAAGAATCGCTACTTACCGCTAAATTGATGGAACTACCATCTGGACCAGTCTGTCCAGTTAGACCTCCAATCGCATTAGGACCATCGCCACCCATTGCATTGATTCCGCCATACCACCATGAATACTGTATTGTTGGACTTCCCCATACTGGTGGTGCAGCAAAGGTATAGTCTATTCCTAGGGCAGCAGGTCCGCTTTGGTAATCCATCAAGTAAGGAAATACCGGAGCGCTTGCAGCAATATTCAAGACATATGTAGACTTAACGCTTCCAAAATCGTTTGATACAGTGCAAACATAAGTTCCCGAATCAGCTAAAGTCCATGTTCGATACTGATTATTTCGAGTTACTCGGGAATAGAAAGTAAAATACGGGTCAGCTTCATTAGCTCGAATCGAAGTATTCTCAATAATATACTTTGAACCATTATCGATTGTAACTGTAGTTGTAGGACCAGTTGCACCTCCGCTGGTAACATAAGTATAAGTCCATGTGATAGTTGGTGGATTTGCCGAATTTGAAGTTCCGCTTGGAAACAATACCTGCCAGTAAGCAGGGTCACCATCATCAATATCGTATGTATTCTCTGCCGCACCGGTTGTACCAGTAAACCCGGGTGGAGTATCTAAGAAATGAATAAGTTCGCTTGTAAGTATTCGCGTTGATGGAAGGTCATATCCATTTGAATATTCTGTGATAGTGAACGAATATGTCCCAGGCCCAAACGCTACAACATAATTACCTCCGAGACTATAATCTAAACTCTGATCAGCACCTATGCTTCCCCAAGTACCGTTGAATGAGTAGCCCATTTCCCCCGGGTAGGGCGGTACGAAGTACAACTCCTCTCTTCCCGGTGCGGGGTCGGGGTAGTAGGTTGGGCCGCGGGAGTCGTTTAGATAACCATAATTTGTGTTCATGATGCGGAGTGGTACTTCCAACACGTTTTGCGATGCGCATATGCCACCTTGCCAAATAGCTGTTTTTGGATCTGTAGACGCATCACTTGGACCTTTATACAAACTTATAATCATTGGAACCTCAGTGCTTCGACAATTAAAGAACCCAGGCTGTCCGTCATTGTAGGGGTTATAGTTTATAACACCACTCCTTGGTTTCGTAAACTCAAACCATGCACCATAAGTTGGAATCGGATCTGGCAGTCCGGGGGTTGGTGGGTAGGTGGGAGGGGGATACATATTTCCTATGACATCGGGAGAAACGACAATATGCACTGGAATTGGTCCAGTAGAACCCGGTGTAAGATTTACAGTAAAGCTCTGAGTAGCCGATCCGAACCTATCTGTAATTGTGCAAGTATAATTTCCGGCATCAAGGTTATAAAAAGTTCCTACATTGACCCCCAGCTGTCCGCCTATATTTCGTCGGTCAATTCTTGTGATTGTTCCGTATGAACCTACGGGTCCAGTAGTTCCGTAAATATTATTTGACCATATTGGAACGCAATTGCAGCCGGGGCCTCCCTCCCAATCATCAGGGTGATCAGCCGCATGACCGCCATCAGTACCTAAAGTCAGAACATCGACGGGTCCATGAATTGGATGATTAAAGATCCACTGTACTGTTGTGTTTGCAGGATTATCGTAGGAATGAACAGTTGATGTGATACGACCATTTCCTATAAGTCCGGCTACAGTATTTATTGTATTACCTGTTACTCCACTAAAGTAGGGAGGTATCGCCGAAGTAGTTGTGGCATTAGTATAAACATATCCGGGTGAAACTAACAGCGGAGTATCTGAATTATATGCCTGAATTACAAATTCATATTCCGCATTTGGCTCTAAGTTCTCCACTCTGCCAGTTAGACCAGTATATCCCGATGGTCCGCCGAAATCAAGGTGTCCAGCTTCACCGGTAGCGCCTTTAGGAGTCCATGATATTGCATAGTCTGAAATAGGTGAACCTGCATTTGGATCCGCTGCATTCCAAGAGAATGCAACCTGTGTTGGAGATGTCCACAGAACAGTTAAAGGGCGTGGATCAAGTGGTTGTCCGATATAATTCGTTCTTACAAAAATAGTATTGATTCCAGGTGAAGATGTAGATGGAGAATCTGCATTATTAGCAGTAACTGAGATCGCATACTCTTCTCCGGGATTCAATCCTTCGATTATGTGGCCCGTAGATGTGTTATTTTGACTAGTAAAACTACCTCCATTATCCTGGGGAACCCACTTTACAGTGAAATTTTGAATTGCAAGACCACCATTACTCCAATTACCTGAATCCCAAGTGACATAAATGTCATAGGATGTGACCCATTGCACCTGGAGTCCGGTGGGGTCCAGCGGCGGACCCGAGCTTGTCATGGTTATGTTCTAATCTGAGATTACAATCTATATCAAATCTACATGAGATAACATATGACGACGGCAACAAGGTTTTGTTAGTTTCAGATCATCCAGTGCTTTTCCTTCGGCTGTCTTTGTAGTTGTTGCAGTTAGATATTCCATCTCAGTCTTTCCCTCTTCCTTACGGTATTCGTCCCTCTTCCGAATATACAGTTCCCACCGACTTGCGAGCCAAGGATTGTTGCAGGTAAAACACTCAATTGGAATGATCATTTGATATTTAACTACTTTTTCCTTCTATATTCGTTTTCTGTTATGAAATATAAGAATGAGTGATTCAAAGTATGCTTTGGGTGTTTTAGGTGTTCTGCTACTTGTTGTTGTTCTAAAGCAGTTCAGCTTTGTAGTGTTGGAACTTCTGTTGAAACTAACACGGCCAGGAGCAACAGTTTTGCTTCTCTCGGCAGTAGTTTGGTTATACTCAAAAAATCTACTATACACTGCTCTAGCTTCGAGCGTGTTAGTGGTATTTTTACTTCGCGATTTATGGACGGCGTATGTTCGTTCAGATGCTCGCCGCCTGTTTTTAGAAATGGGTCTTGATATGGCACGATTTGATCCCATAACGAGCATTGATCTCCAGTTTGCGAATGGAACGGCTGTCCACGATGCCCCTTCACTTTACAAGAAATCAAGCGATCCTGTTCTTCTAGTATACCCCCCATCTGCCGAAACGCTTGAGCAGATGAATGGAGATTAGAGGGTCTCCTACCAAAGAATATCAAGTTCCTGTGTGCTCCAGTATTCTGAAACACCTGAAGGAAGACGGCGATGAATAATGAAAGGTAGCTTCTTTTGCGCTACCTCCTTTTCTGCTACATTCCAAACAAATTGAGGATCAGAAGTGATCATTCCGTCCAAGGATACCAGAGGTTTACTTCCCTCTGCTATCTGCTGGGCTCGTGTTCCAACAAGAGCGGTATATTCATATTTGGTGTAATATGGTTCAGTAGTGCGCTCACCCTTCAAAGAATCTGCAACAGACTGACGAGCTACAGACTGAACTTCAGAATGAATAATGCGAGAATCAAATCGAAGTTGTTCCATTACTTACTTCTCTAAAATTATCTGTATACTCTTTCCATTTTACAACTCAATCGGGAGTAGTAATTAGAATACCTGTGCCAAACGAACCGCTTGGCATATCAATTTCAATAACAACAAAATAACCGGTTCCCGGAGTCAATCCACTAATTGAAAAAAATCCTGAACTGAGAGTCGTAATTGTCGCATTAACCACGGTAACAGCATCGCTCAAATAGACTATTATATTCCGACCCAATGCTTCCGGGCTTTCTATCCATGTTACAGCTGCAGTCGTAGGAGTTAGGTTGTCGATTTCTAGATTTCCAGCACCACCTGAAAAAGGAGGACCCCAATTAATTATATATCCAGTATATCCATTCGTTACTTGAGGAATAACTTGACAGTCAATAAATGCCTCTTGCAATTTAGTAAATAAAACAGGTTGATCCAATACTGGCGGAGCAATTGAAATAACATACCGAGTTTCACTGGTAAGTGCAGCATTCTTTGCCTGCAGAATTATAGAGTTTGCATAAAGCGTTTCGGGAGTGAGAGCGGTTACATTCAGGAAATCAAGTTTATCCTTTGTAACTGTATTGCCTGCACCTGTCAAACCCGACATTATTATTCATAATGTATTTTAATCCAACCCACTTAATTTACTAAATGGAACTTTTGGAAGTGTTTGGATCTGATTTGACAGTTGTTAATGCTGCTCGTGTTTCGTTCGCCAAGGAATCCGCAGAGTTTTCGGCTCAGGATGCTAAACTTGTGACATATTTAGCAAAGCACAACCATATTTCGCCATTCTTTCATCCCCAAATCCGTCTACGACTAAAAATGCCAATTTTTGTTGCGCGCGAATGGTTCCGTCACCAAATTGGGTTCGCCCGCAATGAAGTTTCGCGCCGGTATGTTGATTCTCCTCCCGAATGCTGGGTTCCAACACCAGATCAGATTCGCGAGCGCGATCCTAAGCTGAAGCAGGGAAGTAAGGAAACTCCAATTGTAGATTCAGAGCTTGTCCATAGTCTAATTAAGACTCATACGGAAGTCAATGTGATGGTGTATCAAGATTTGTTGTCAAAGGGAGTAGCGCCGGAAATTGCGAGATGTGTTCTTCCGCAATCTATGTTTACTGAATTCATTGAAACGGGAAGTTTGGCGGCGTATGCTCGTCTGTATAAGTTGCGCACAGATCCAACCGCTCAGCGCGAGATTCAAGAATACGCTCGTAAGCTCGGTGAACTTATTGAGCCGCTGTTTCCAGTATCGTGGAAGGCTCTTACATCTTCCGCTTCTGAGTCACCAGCTTAGCTTTCTTTCCACGACATGAAAAACGGCGGATCGTGCGTCCTTGTGGCCACAGAATAGCTTTGGTGCAAATCGCAGTTGCCGCCCCCTCTTTAGTTCGTGCTAGATTACGACGAAGCGTAATTTTTTTAGAAACATCCTTAACACATTTGCAAAACCGGTCTGCTTGTGTCATTATTAAGTTGCACGAGATGATTGTTCCCATGAAGTATTGCAATTTGCACACTGATAAAGCCAAATCAACTTCTTCTCATTGGTCTTTACTGCCACTACATCCGGCTTGGCTCCAGATTTCGAAGAGCAGTCGGCGGTAGGACATACAATATTCTCAAGATGCTCAAGAGTTGGATCAAACTTTAAGTATGGATTGGCAGCAATAGCAGCCTTATCTTCTCGGAGTATATGCTCATAGACGATAGGATTCGCATCATCTACTTTCTCTTTGTATTCACACTTATTGCACGAAAACACGGCAGTCTTAGTTCCGTCTACAACGCTCTCGTCAATGGGATAAAGCATATTGCGACAAGCCGGACAGAACTTCATCTTACTTATTATTTACTTCAAGACTCTCTATAAATTCGTTTTACAATATAATGCACGAAGTTTGTGGACGATGCTGGTTACTTTTCAAACTTGAAGATCTAATTTACGGAAACTGTTTTCAATGTTCGTCAAATAAATGAAAACGGATATTATCCCAAATTATTCTGTGACTAACAACTACGGGATGTCGAGCAAGGATAAGCTACAGGAGTTTCTGAACAACCACAAGGCTGACGGTGTTTGGACTCATGTTTCTCTAGCGGGAGGTTCCTATTTTATTGGCGAGGATGATCGCGAACGATTTTATGCGCTTTACACTGAAACGATCACGGATCAGGAAAAGCAATATCTAGCTGAAAAGTCGTCCGAAATTGGTCCTCTCCGAATCGACTTTGATTTCATTTATTCTCGCGAAGTTGAGAAGCATTTGCATACTCGCGACCAAGTCACATCGTTCATCGGAGCATACATGTCTGAAATTCGCCAATATCTCACAATTCCGGATAGCGTTCAATTGTATGTCATGGAAAAGCGGAGACCCACACTAGATTCCAAGAAGAATGTCAAGAAGTCAGGAATTCATATTGTTGTGCCGGATGTGTGCACTCACAAGTTTGTAGAGCAGCGTGCTCGACGCAATCTTCTCAAAACTATGGATCAGCATTTTGGTGGGCTGCCCCTAACGGAGTCTTGGGAGAAAGTGTATGATGAGCAGGTGGTAAATCGCACAGTGCCGTGGACTTTGTATGGTTCGCGAAAGAACGATGTGAATTCTCTGCCGTATCTAGTTTCGTATATTGTAGAATGGACGCCAAATGGAATGCGAATCATCGATGAGGTTCCAAAGGAGTCGGTGAGTTTGATGAAGACGCTATCTCTGTATCGCGAGGAACGAGACGGAGTGGAAACGCCAATGACAGAGGAGGCACAAAAGATTTATGCCGGATTAAAACACCAAAATTCGGAAGTTCGTATTTCCGGTGGTCGAGCGATGGCTCCTGCTCGCGGTCGTCCAGCGATTCGAGGTGGAGAACCAGGATCTCGTGGATCGTCACCTACTGGTCGTATCGTGATTCCGCCGCTAGATCCTGACCGTCGTAATTATATCCGAGATCATGTGATGAATATGAATCCCGAGCGAGCGGTAGCATATGCAGACTGGCAGAAGATGGCTCAGTGTTTGTATAATATTCACCCAGATCTACTTGATGTATTTCTGGATTTCAGTGCTCAAGCTGAAAATAAGTATGATGAGGCGGGATGTATTAATATGTGGAATGGACTGAAGTTCCGCAATGATGGAGATCGTGTTCAGGAAGGAACTCTGCGATACTGGTCTCGTGAAGATAATCGAGATGGGTATATTGCGATTGAGGCGTCAAATGTAGACCGACTAATTCTGGCAGCATGTTCGGGAACAGAGCACGATGTTGCTGCACTGATTCATGCTAAGTTTCGCGATCTGTATGTATGCTGCGATTTCGGTAAGAATGTATGGTATCGTTGGGCAGGACATATTTGGCGCGAGACGGATCGTGGAATCAATCTTCAGCTCAAACTTTCGAAGGAAATCGCAGGGTTGTTCCTAAAGAAGACGAACGAAATTGGAAAGGAGATGGAAACCCGTAACCTTCTGACTTGCACTGGTGATAATAAAAAGGAGTGCGGGACATGCGAGCATTGTCAACTGGATACTCAGCGTGATAAGTTCAATATGATTTATACGAAACTCAAGACTACCAAGTTCAAGGATAATGTTATGAAGGAGTGTCGCGAACTGTTCTTCGATGAAGAGTTTACCAAGCTAGTAGATTCAAACAAGGACCTGATTGCATTCAACAATGGGGTTATGGACTTGACTACGATGGAGTTTCGCGATGGTAAGCCGGAAGATTACCTATCATTCTCAACAATGATTGATTACGAGGCTTCGCGGAAGTATTATGAGTATGATACTTGGAACTCAGTGGATACTTTCATCAAGCAAGTTCTTCCTGATCCAGTCGTTCGCGACTACTTTCTAAAGCACTTGGCCACAAATCTTGTAGGCGGCAATACTGCGCAAAAGTTTCATATTCTTACGGGCTCCGGTTCGAATGGTAAGTCCATGATTATGAACTTAACTTCTACAGCTCTTGGAGATTATGCGTGCACTGTTCCCATCTCGCTGTTCACACAGAAGCGCAAAGGTTCGGGAAATGCGGCTCCTGAAGTTATTCGACTAAAGGGTCGGCGATTCGTAACCATGCAGGAACCAGACGAATCAATTGCACTCAATACTGGACTGATGAAGGAAATCACTTCGGGCGAAAAGATGTATGCTCGCGATCTCTTCAAGTCAGGCACAGAGTTCGAGGTTCAGGCGAAGTTTCATCTAGCGTGTAACGACAAGCCCAAAATCAATACGACGGATGGCGGAACTTGGCGTCGTCTTGTAGTAATCAACTTCCTATCGAAGTTTGTTCCAAAACCATCTGCACCTAACGAGTTTCCAATGGATGAGTCGATTCAGTTTGCGGTTCAGGGAAAGGAATGGGCAACTCCATTCATGAGTTATCTAATTCATATTCTGACGGAAGGCAAGGGTCTGCGCAAACTTCCTCCTCCTGAGAAAGTGTTGGAGTATACTTCGGAATACCGTAACGAGAACGACGGAATTGCGAGGTTTGTGAGTGAGAAACTCCTTCCAATCGTGGAAGGAGGAGAAATTATCCCAGTCGATAAGACTACTCTTCGCCGAGTATTCAAGCAGTGGTGTTCCGATAATGATCTGCGTCTAGCTCCAAATGAAATGGAGAAACGAGTAGAGGTTTCATATGGAAAATTTCATAAGGGCGGATGGACTAATTTCAGGATTGAGTAATCAAATAGTAATTTTACGGACCGTAATTTGGATTTTTAACGACGCTTGTGAGTTTTCTTCGTGTGCTTCTTATGCTTACGAGTCTTGTGCGCACGACGGCCCCCCGTAATCGTCTTCGTAGGCGCTTCGGCCGGCGCAGGTGGCTTTACATCAGATAATCCCATTTTATCAGCAACTGGCTGAGCAGGTCCCATGACACGAGCTTTTAGATCATCCCACCAGCTCATCTTTATTCATACTCAACATTTACTTGCGCCCGCCGACAGGGACATAGGCGCGAATGTATGGTAGAGTTACAGAAACAACCGCGAAAGCAATGAGTAGATTGAGTGTGGCACCGATAGCATCGCCGATGCTGAGCTTGAGTGGTCCAACCGTTAGGACATAGTGACCTAGGGCAGCCTGAACGCCTGGAAATAGAACGGCTACAAATGGCGTAACCAAATCACGCGTTAGAGCACCAAAGAACTGGCTTAGGGCAAAACCTAGATAAATCGCAACCGCAAAAGTCGTGACTGTCTCGTTAGCGCTCATTTACAATTCCCCTAAGAAATCTTTTTGCGGTAAAGAGTAGTGATATGGGTTATGACACCACATGGTGGGGCCCAAGTGCCTGGCAATTGTTCCATTTAATATCGTTTTTATCCTCGAATCCCCAGCAGACTTTGTTGGAAATGAAAGAGATGTTACCATGCAAGTTCTGCCGTGCATCTACCGCTGAATTTATGGCCCAGCATCCTTTGAAAGGCGATCCGGGCAAGTGGTTGTATGACATCCACAATATGGTGAATAACAAGCTACGAACGCAGTGTGCTTCCAACCCCGAAGTTGCAGATCCTGGCCCTGACCCGTCATTTCAGGAAGTGAAGACTAAATATTTAGCTATGAAACCCACGGCCGTTCCAGGTCGAGATTTTTTGTTTGCCATGGCATCCAATTATCCAGATGATCCACAACCGGAAGATATGGCTCGTCATCGCGAGTTTTTAGCTCATTTATCCGAATCTTATCCTTTTGAAAAGTTGCGCACTACTTTCAAATCTTATTTGGATAAACATAGTCCAGTTCCTCTCGAGCATAAGAAAGAGTATTTGAAATGGATGTACGGTCTTCTGAAATCCCTATCTCGATCGGCACATTCTGAAATCTTATCTTATCGTGGATTATCTGCTCGAGCTCATTTTTTCGCAAGTGGATGTGATCGTAAATCTTACCGTGGAAAAACATGCCGTCGAACTTCTAAAGGATTCCTCACAAAGAATCGCGATCCCAAACGCACGCGTCGTCTTGTTTTAACGGCACTTCTCAAATAGTTGTGATTTAGATAGTCCTACGCTTTATTTATCAAATGCTTATTGATCCAGCTGTAATACAAACTATTTTAAATGTTACAAATACACCTTTAACTGGAGTATTTCATGTAGGTGCTCACGATTGTGAAGAAATGAGTTTTTATAACGGATGGGGGATTGTTGCTGAAAATGTTGTATGGGTAGAGGCAATCCAGTCAAAAGTAGACCAAGGAAAGGCTCGAGGTATTCCAAATATTTATCAGGCAGTTATTACTGATAAGGACGACGATGTCGTTCTGTTTCATGAAACAAATAATGTTCAATCATCCAGTATCCTCAACTTAAAAACTCATCTCCAAGAACATCCGTGGGTTCATTATGTAAAAAGTACTCCTATGCAAACCACAACTGTAGATACCTTTTTCCAGCGAAATAATCTTGATGCATCAAAATACTCGTTTTGGAATTTTGATATTCAAGGAGCGGAGCTTTTGGCTCTTAAGGGAGCTGAAGAATCATTAAAGTTTGCTAATGCTCTGTATCTCGAAGTTAATGAAAAGGAGCTGTATGAAAATTGCGCTTTGATTGGCGACATTGATAAGTTCTTACTAGAGCGAGGATTTAGCCGTGCAAATACTCAAATGACTCACCATGGATGGGGCGATGCTCTGTATATTAAGTCTTCTTGAGCGCCGCAACTGCTCTTACATGTTTTTGACCATATTTCTCACCTTTCTTTTCCTTAGCAGTCTTTTTTGTTTCGCGACGAGTTTTAGGAGGGTCCATTACTCTGAGTTAAATTTATCTTAATATATTCGTTTTTATCGCCGACGCCCAGCAGTTACTACCGATGGTGCATAGGAGTATCCGCTCCTTAAAGGCGGACTTGTCATATTTGCGAGGATTACCGAAAAAGTAATGCTATTAAATAAGTAGGAAGTTACGGTATTCTGCTCAGAAGCTGGAATATATTTCGGAATCCACCAATATACGCCTGATAGTGCTACAACAAGAACAATACCGTAAAATACAACTGGAAAAGCTAGTGAAGAATCCTGTAAGCGTGATTCAAGAAGTGCTACTATAAGTAATAATCCCGAAAAGCCCAATCCGACCCAATCTTTAATCATGTCCCGTTTGTCGGCAGGAGCGTATGTGGGTATTATCCAAAGTGTTGATACGAGTAGAATTGATAAAAGAATTATGAACATAAAAATATTCATTTATACTTATGTGTTAAAAATACTCTAATATATTCGTTTTTATTACCATGGAGCTTTGGTACTCACTGGTAATAGGAACGGTTGTGTTTTTCTATGTTCATTTCTTTAATGCCAATGCTAAAGCTTGGCTGGGAAGTGGAAGAAATACGCCATTTAGTTTTGAAAGTATGTTAGGATACACCCATCGGGAATCGAACCCGAGCCAAGACCTTGGAAGGGTCTCATTCTACCACTAAACTATGGGTGTGGTGATGGGGGTGGGATTCGAACCCACGAAAGATAGACTAGCAGATCTTAAGCCTGCCCCGTTTGACCGCTCCGGAACCCCACCGATTTATATACCACGCGTGCGCTTAAATGCTAGTGAAGCCGAAACTTTTGCAGATTTTGGGAGTTCGACCATCGCATAACGACCATACTCGGGAAACTCTATGCGTCCATCCCATGATTTACCCGAATTTACCCATTCTGAAACTTGAGTTTTCAAATCCACAAATCCTCCAGAAGTTTGAGCTACTCCTCCTTCTTTCAATTGATTCAAAATATGCAAACCTTCTTTCAATCGGTCTTCTTTAGTTTTCAAACCCTGCATTGCTTATAACTTGAACCTCTTCTTAAAATCTGCAACGCTAGCTTTGAATGAAGGTTTATTCCACAAAACCCATTTTGATAAAGCGCCGGGAGTATCGGGCTTCTGCCAGTGCTCACCCATACCCGAATGCCGCTTTAAATAACGCTGTTTGCGAGTAGGATCGCGATGCTTAGTGTAATCCGACATTCCGGCAGCTCCAAACGGGACTACTTTTTGGCGTCCATCCGGATACACAAATGTCGCATCCCATTTCTTTTCAGGCTTATGAGATTTACGAATAGATTTTAGCTTAAGTCGGCGTGTTTTCATATTATTCTTTAGTAAGAAATCATAATGGAAGAGTGGAATAAATTTGTTCGTGTTCTAAAAGACGAGAGCGTCGAACCAAATAAAACTGCCCAACTATGTGAACGAGTTTTCCAGGATTTGAAGCGTGTGAAAGTAAAGGATAAAAAGAAGTTTATTCAGCGTCTAGGTCCCGAGTTCGAGAACTGGACTCTGAAGTTGGAAGAGGATTACCCTTCTTATATTGTTGTTAATGTTTTGAATGAGGATGACTTTTGGGCACTTACCCTAAAAGTTACGCGATTTTAGCGTAGGCGGGGAACTGATAGCTTTAGAGCCTTAAGAACTCCAGACTGGACTGAATTGCGAACAGGCTTGGCGACTGGAGCAGGTACGGCAACAGGAGCAGGCTTGGCGGCGGGTACGGCGGCTGAAGGAGGCGGGCGTGGGGCATGGCGGGCGCTAACTGGCTTGGGGCGTTCGGCAGGAACAGTGGCTGGAGCACGCATTTATCTTCTACAAATAATTGTTTTGGATTGAACGAATTATCGAGCCTTGCATTTTAGGCATCCGTCTAATTTTGTTCCACATGTTGGGCATGTAACTTCACATACACATGCAGCCTCAGCTACGGGCTCAGATACAGCCTCAGCTACGGGTTCGGCTACAGGCTCGACTACAGGCTCGACTACAGGCTCAGCTACAGCCTCAACTACAGTCTCAACTACAGGCTCGGCTACAGGCTCGACTACAGGCTCAGCTACAGGCTCGACTACAGGCTCAGCTACAGGCTCAGCTACAGTCTCGACTACAGGCTTAGGCGCGGGTTTGGACGCGGGTTTGGACGCGGGTTTGGACGCGGGCTTGGGTGCTGGCTTGGCCACAGGCTTAGGCGCGGGCTTAGACGCGGGCTTGGCCACAGGCTTTATTGAAACCTTAATATTTGGAATACCGGAAATCTTTGGAAGAGGCATTTATATTCAACTTAGAATGTTTGATAGAAAACGGAAGAATCTAAAGACAATACATAGTAATTACAAGAATGGGAGATACAATTATCGGTGTCCAATTTGGCATCGCTAATCCACAAGAAATTGTCGCCCGTAGTGTTGTTGAAGTCATTACTGATAAAACAACGCAGGCTCAGCAGCCTGTACCTGGCGGAGTATTCGATCCTCATTTTGGAGTTATTGAAAATGGCAAGATCTGCCCTACATGTAAACAAACTAATATTCTATGTCCTGGACATTTCGGGCATATCCAACTTGCTCGCCCAGTATACCTTTACCAATTCATTGACCAAATCCAAAAGATCCTTTCAATTGTTTGTATGAATTGCTCGAATCCTTATTTGCCAAAGGAGGAACTCGAGAAGATCGAGGTCATGGCCAAGGGCGTTGACCGATTCAATGCTGTTCGTGATCGCACGACTGCTTACAAGCTGAAGGAACTTAAGGAGTCATCGGCTTGCCCACACTGTGGCACTCCATCCATCAAGAAGGTTGATAAGCAGGAGGGTTCCGTTGCGACTTTGCAGGCGTATACTTACGATACTGAAGCAACGCCGGTATTCCTACAGCCTGAAATGGTTCTTCGTGCCTTCCAGCGTATCACAGATCGCCATGTTGAACTTATTGGTTTTAATCCCAAATTCAGCCGTCCAGATTGGATGATCTGCACAGTTCTGGCCGTGCCTCCTCTGACTGTTCGCCCGTCAGTTATCATGGAAGATAATCAGCGTATGGAAGATGATCTGACGCACTGTTTGGTTAACATCGTCCGCAATAACCAGAAGCTTCGTGATAAGATTGATAAGGGTGAGTCGGCTGAAGTCATTGATCGTCACCTGGCTGTCCTACAGTATGATGTAGCTACTTATGTCGATAATGATATCAAGGGTCTTCCTCCATCAGCTCAGCGATCTGGTCGCCCTCTAAAGACCCTAAAGTCTCGTTTGGGCGCCAAGACTGGCCGTGTGCGTGGTAATTTGATGGGTAAGCGCGTAGACTTTTCGGCCCGGTCAGTCATTACTCCTGATGCAAACATTGATCTCGATGAGCTTGGTGTCCCGGAGGAAATTGCGCGTAACTTGACTTTCCCCGAGGTTGTTACGGGATACAATCGCGATCGTCTGATGACTTACATTCGCAATGGTCCTGGAAAGTATCCTGGTGCCAAGTCAGTGTTTCTAAAGGAGGAGAACCAGCCATTTAGCTTGAAGTTCGTGAACCCTGAAACAATTGATGTAAAGGAGGGCGATATTGTTCACCGTCACCTAATTGATGGCGATGTCGTTCTCTTTAACCGTCAGCCTTCGCTTCACAAGGGTTCTATGGAATGCCATCGTATTCGCGTTCTACCATACTCTACTTTCCGCCTGAATGTGTCCGCTACGCGACCTTACAATGCTGATTTCGATGGAGACGAGATGAATATGCATGTTCCTCAAAGCATTGCTGCAGCGTCGGAGCTGAAGTACCTTGCTTCAGTTCTACGCCAAATCATTTCACCTCGTTTGGCTTCTCCTATTATCCAAATCTTTCAGGATACAATGACGGGTTCATTCCGCATTTCCCAGGATTCAGTTCGCGTTCCCGAACACATTGCGATGAATATCATGAGTCGTATGAAGAAGCCTATTTCAGGATACCGCCGTCAGAATCGTCTGCTTTCTGGTAAGGAGATTATCTCAACTGCATTCCCACTCATGAACATTAATTCAAACATCAAGGTTGAAAATGGGTCGTTGAAGTCTGGAGTGCTTACCAAGGGTGCATTCGGAGCGGCTTCACAGGGTGCCATTCATGTAATTTACAACGATTTCGGTCCTAAGCGTGCAGCGCAGTTCATTAATGATGTTCAGAATATTGTTACCAAATACAATCTCTTCTCCGGTTTCTCAGTAGGTGCTTCTGATCTGATCGCCAACATTGAAGCCGACGAGTTCATTAAGAAGACGATTGCTGATGGAAAGAAGAAGATCGCAGATATCATGTCTTCAGTTCATGCTGGAACTTTCACGAACATTTCAGGCCGTCCCGATGGCGAGGAGCTTGAAAACAAGATCATGAGTGCTTTGAAGGATATCAATAGCAAGATTAGTGAGAATGTGAATAGCAGCCTGGAAAAGACGAATCGCATGGTTCAGATGGTGAAGTCTGGTGCTAAGGGTGGCGACCTGAACATCACGCAAATGATGGCGCTACTCGGTCAGCAGTTTGTAGCTGGTCGGCGTATTCAGTATACGCTACAGGACCGCACGCTACCCCACTTCAGCCGTTTCGATGACAGTATGGAATCTCGTGGGTTTGTAGAGAACAGTTTCATTAACGGTATTCGTCCAGCTGAATTCTTCTTCCACGCTATGGGTGGTCGTGAAGGTCTGATTGATACGGCTGTCAAGACATCCGATTCAGGTTACATTCAGCGCAAGCTCGTAAAGACGATGGAGGATCTGCATGTAGAGTATGATGGAACTGTGCGTAATGTGAATGGCGGTGTCATCCAGTTCCATTATGGCGGTGATGGAATTGATTCAGTATGTGTCGAGCGTGTAGAATGCGAACTTGGAGTTATGACGATGGAACAAATTTACCGTGATTTCGCTCTTGCTCCTGGCGATCTTTCGGCTGTCCTAAAGGATCCCACCGATGATATCCCCGATAATGTAGAGCAAATTCTCAAGGATCGCGATGTATTTGTAAAGGATGTTCTGCGCTATGCCAAGAAAGAAAAGGTTTCTTCGCCCGTAAACTTTAAGCGGATCACCGAAAAGTATCGCAATACTTTCTCAGTCAAGACTGATTTGACTCCTCGGTATGTTGTCGATGAACTCGCTAAGTTATCTGAAAGTCGAACGATGCGTCACAACAAACTCTTCAAGATTCTACTACGGTTCTACCTCTCTCCAAAGAAGTCTATTCTAGATCTGCGCTTGACTCGCGACCTATTTGACGAGATGCTGAAGGAGATTGCATTCAAGTATACGAAATCAATCGTCCATGCTGGCGAGATGGTAGGAACACTAGGTGCCCAGTCAATTGGCGAGCCCACGACACAGCTTACGCTGAACACTTTCCATTCTGCCGGAACTGCTAAGGCGAACGCTACTCAAGGTGTGCCTCGTATTGTTGAGCTGCTATCTGTGTCTCACAATCCAAAGAATCCATCAAATACGATTTATCTGGACCCGAGCATTGCTGGATCTCAGGATTCGGCGATTTACAAGGCCAAGGAGATTCAGAAGACAACTCTTCGCGATATTACTCGTTCTGTCCGTATTTACTACGACCCCAATCCTCTATCTTCCAATTCACTCATCCAGGAAGATCGGGATATTCTTCAATCTTACGAGAAGTTCTCGGTAACGCAGGGTCAGTGTGCTTCACCTTGGATTATGCGTTTGGAACTTGACCGTCAAGAAATGGCTATTCGTAATGTTGTAGATCTTCCACTCATTCGCACCAAGATTGAAAATAACAAGATTCTGAAAGTATTTGATTGCATTCATTCAGACACGAACGCTCCCGACAAGCTGGTGATGCGAATTGTCTTTGGATCCGATACTGTAAAGAATGCCTTATCCCTTCGGTTCATCGAGGATAAGCTTTTGGATACAGTTCTTACGGGCGTAGATGGTCTTGGCCGTGTATTCCCTCGTGAAGTCACGAATCAGCTGCTATGGGATGAGAAGACTGGATCATATACCGCTACGAAGCAGTATGTTCTCGATGTTGAGGGCACTAATCTCCTGGATCTTTCAGTTCTACCGAATGTCGATCCATTCCGCACTTTCTCCGACAGTATTCACGAAGTTTTGGATGTGTTTGGAATTGAAACTGTTCGTGCTGCACTGTATGAAGAATTCGTGAATGTATTCGTGGATGCCGATGGTGTAGATTACCATCATCTCATGATGCTGGTAGATGCCATGACTTACCCTGGATTTATTCTACAAGTTGACCGCTTTGGAATGAACAAGAATGTTGAAAACGGTGTACTTGCCAAGTCGTCGTTCGAGGAAACTTCCAAGATTCTCTTCAATGCAGCTCTGTCGGGAGAGTTCGATAATATGAAAGGCGTCTCTGCGAACATCATGTTCGGACAGAAGCCTCCATGTGGAACTGGATTTGTAGATATTCTAGTTGATGAAACAAAGCTTCCTGAAGGGACTGAGGAAGATCATTCAGTATTCGAAGCTGAGCGTAATGCTGTCAATATACTTGTAGAACAAGAACAGGCCAAGGATGATGTAGTGAATATGGCAGATATTCTAATGGAGTAATAACTTACCAAGACCAAGATCCGCCGAACCCGGAATGATAAACAGCTAATGAATCAGGATACTTTTCAGTTAAACAATTATGTAATAATTTTTGATCTCCAGTAATGCACTGATTCGGCTGACCTTTACGGTATTCTGAATCATTGACCATAAAGGGATAAATTTTGGAAGTTGGGATCACATGGACATTATCACGAGGTTTGATTCCGCTGCGGAAAAAGTATGGTCCAGTCGTTTGGTTGATTTTGACATTATCAAAATCTATTTCTTCAAGTGTAGCGGTATGTAAGAGGCGCTTGAGAGGAATACAACCGGGAATGCAGGCAAAGAATCCGTTGGAGATATACTTGCCAACTTCGGATTTACATTTCAGTTCACATGGATCTTCATTCGCAACTATCAAATCAAAATTTGAATGTTTTTTAATATGTGCACAAAACTCAGGACTAATTTCAAAGAGGGAATCCATATACACTCCTCCAAACCGATGCATGATCTCATACCGCGCTAAATCTGCAACTTGTGCGAATCGGGACTGACCAATATCTTCTCCCGTTTCAATCGCTGTGCGCATGTAATACCAAGTTAAAGGGAAGTTTTCTAGTGTCAGTTCGTCATTCGTCCATAACTTATACTGGAATCCAGACGCTTCAGCGACCTTTTTAACTCCAGCCATCAAATTGTATCGCACTGTAGTTTTAGCTAACGGAGTTCCGAACCAAATTTGGTGAATAATGGGAGTTATAGTTTTGGAGTATTTGAGATACGGTTTCTCATGGAAGTAATGTTCGCGCTCGAGTTTGCGTAGAGAAGACCCTTTATTCTTGTAAATCTTGTTACAGATATCTTGGGTAGCTTTGTAAAACTGTAACTGTTCCTTCTTTTCGGAAAGTTCAGCAGCAGATAAAGTATGTCCGCCAGCAAAAAATTTAGCTTGGGGGAATCGTTCTTTAACCATTCGATGAACTTTACGATGATGAGCGTGTCCATACTCTCCCGTCTCATTATGAGTCAGAACTAACTTCCACTCTTTTCGAGAAAGTTCATTTAAAGCTTTTTCAAAAAGTGACCCGTCATACAATTCATCGGCTTCTTCATCTTCTTCGACATATTTGTCTTCGACATCAAACATCATAAATTTAGTGACGGCAGCATAGGACATAGTCCGGAAAAATTCACGGGATCGTGTGGGGTTACTTATGTTCGACGAACAAACCACAAACCATCCTGATTGTAACATTAGGTTGAGTCCACCCCAAAGAACTTCGTCATCGGGATGGGCGACAATAAGTAATTTGTCGACTTCCATTATTTATTGATTAGAGATCGTTTAGTTGAACTTTAGTTGGAGTTCGGGTAGTTCAACTTTAGTTGGAGTACGCCAAACCGCCCATTCCAGACATGATGCGGAGAATATTGTAGCTGAGAGCGTATACGCGGACATTCCATGGGTTCTCGGGTGAGATATCTACGGCACCGTTCATAGATAACACAAGCGTTGCGGTATCAATGCGTGAGAAATTGCATGTTCCGGAAGGCTGGTGCTCCTCAGGGCGTAGAGCGAAGGAGTAGCAATATATACCTTTCTGATCAGCCCAGCCAGCCCCAGTCGAACTTATACCGGCTCCAGTATGGTGCTGGTAAGGCTGAACGGTGTGGAAGTAATCGCCATAGCGCTTATCCAAACGATCCTGGCCGTTCATCTGCAGTGTCTGCTCATAAACAGCAGCCTGATCGTAGGTAAAAGGCTTTAGACGCGTTCCGTCCTCAAGCTCAGTCATTAGACTGCAGTTCGTGTAAGATTCAGGCTGGACAACCCATACGAGTTCCTTGACTGGGTGGTTAAAAGTTAGGTCAACGCGGACATTGGCAGACGAAATACCCTGATCCTCGTTGAACTGCGTCTGCTCAATCAGATACTCATGCGACTGCTGAGCCATACGACGACGCTCCTCCGTATCTAAGTAAACATAGTCAATGTAAATAGCAGCCTGGACAGGATCCTTTGGGTAAGAAGCCTTATCGGTGAAATTGCCGGCAATTAACTTAATATCATTCCACTGGATATTGATCTTGACCTCGTGATACTGCAGCGCAATGAGTGGTAGTGCAGCACCGGGGTTCTTCGTGTAGAAGAAGGTGAGTGGAATATATAGAACGGCCGGCAATGGAGCGCGACCATTCACACAAGAATTGGAATTGCCAGGAACATTAAAGGGGCCATTAGAAGACAATCCAACAGCTGCAGCAAGGGCCGTTCGCTTATCGAATGAGTTTGATAGCATATCCCATAGGTAGAGCCACTCACCATACAAACGGTCAATTACCTGTCCGCCAATATCGAGCTCAACATACTTGATTAAATTGTAACCTAGACGAGCCTGGTCACCATTAACCCAGTCGTCTTTAGTTAACACGACCTCTAGGTAAGTGGAGTATAGCAGATCAGCGTGGCGACCGACAATGGCTGAGTGCTTGACTCCCCAACCTGGCTGGCCGGAGAGATTGATACGGAACGGCTCCATCGCGAAGTTGGTGTGGCGCTTGAACAGACCCTTCCAGAAGGTAATCTGGGGATTCCCAGAAAGATATGCATCTTGGGCGCCGTAGGCAACGAGCTGTAGTAGACCGCCACCCATTTTGTCTTTATATGTTACTTATAATCATTTTTTCCTGAAAACCTCTACTTACGACGGCGCATCGTCTTGGATCCCTTGCGACCCTTACGGCGTCCACCCATTACCGCAGGGCTTACTGGCGTAGCAGCGGGGGAAGCTTCGGGCGACTCCTCCTCACCACCCTTGTGCTTCTTGTATGACTTCTTCGCCTCTAGAATCACCTTCTTCAAACCGTCGCCCTTCTTGTAGGTGCCGCGCTTCTTCATCGTCTTCATCGTGTGCTTGACATGCGTGAGCCACTTGTTCGCCATTTTTGTTTAAAGGCATAGATTTTTAAACGGTCACATCGTAGATTGGTGAAGTTTTACGCATGGGCTGGAAGGACACTGAAGGGTCGGGTAAAGCTGGTTTCTTGAATTTCTTGGGACGAAGAGGGCGGAGTGGTGCAGGTTTGAGGACTAAACTGTTCTCTTGGAACTCGCCAATATAGTTCTCCATCGCGGTATCTACTGAACCGTAATTCATCATAATCCACTGGCATCCATACGAAAAGAGGATTTGGGGATTAAAGTTAACTAAATCGTCCCCAATATCTGGGACAACCATCGTGATATGGTTACGGTTATGATTAATTAGTTCATCTGCATCATGAGGCTGTGATGCCTGCGTATATGTCAGGCGGCGTAAATGAGAAGTAGCCCAAGAAATGTTTACCAACTCTTCCATTAGGGTGCCTTTCACTTCACTTCCTGAAACCAATACAATCTTGCGCTGAAGATTACATACTGGCTCAACTACCAAATTGCGGCGCTGGTAACCGTATTCTGCGTCTAGGAGGTAAGGACGGCAAGTTGTTTTCAAAATTTCCGAGCACGCATTCAGGACATTCGTGTTTTTAGTATGGAACACTAAACTCAGAATGAACGGATCAGAAGAAACTGGAGAAGTGACTGAATTAAAAGCAGTATTTGCCAAAGCTACACAACAAGCTTCAAAGGACACAGTATTGTAAGCATAATCTGTTCCAAGATTCTGATTCTTTAATCCCACAACGGGTTTGCCGGATGCATCATCATACACATCCAACTCTATCATTCGAGCACCGGATTTCACAACTAGCGGAATAATTTGGTCGGAAACATAGTCATAAATCTTGGCTCCGGGAAATACCGAATACGAAGATGCCGCGGTATAAAAATCACACAACCGATAGGCCGGTGTTTGAGGACATCCTAGCGGAGCTAGTTTCGTAACCTTTTCATATGCAGCAAAGTTAGGTTTAGCTGAAGCCAGAGCTTTGGATTCAGAAGGTGTAAACGATAAGTACAACCAATAGCCGATTACGACGATTAGTAGTGCTATTAGAGGTGCTGACAATGAGAACCAGTCCATTGTTATTTAGTCCACGAATTAATAGATGCAATTACAGCCCATAGAAGAACAATACAAAAAGCAGCGACTGTTCCCATAATAATGTATTCACGGCCACCCATTATTAATCATGCCACGAATTAACAGCGACAGAGAACGAATACACTATTACTCCCACAACTATTCCAACAAATCCCAAAAAAATTCCTAAATTTATATAGCCGCGAAGTTTCATTATACTTTAAAGAGTGCTCCCCGAAAACCACGAACTACTTCGTCGGGAATTCTCTTTTGCATTGGAATACCTAATAAACAGCAGTAGTGGAAATATAAACAATACATTCCACACTCAGAATTTTCGTATTGGTGTCGAGTTTTGTTATATGTAGTGGCCATTGGTTTGGAATGAATCTTCGTAGCATCCCAAGTAATCTTCCAACGCTTCATCAAATTTATAACTTCTTTGGAAGGTCGCTCCGCATATGAATCAAAGAAAGTTACACGAGGAAAAACTAGTTCAGGACGAATATCACAATACAAAGCAATCCAGTGCTGACCTGGACCGGTGCTTACATCTGTATTAAACACTATACCAATACGACGATATCCCCTCTTATAAAGATCTTCAATATTCAATGAACATAAGGAATTGACCAAGCATGTTCCAGTTTCAGAATGTTTTCCAAAATCTATAGGCACAGTTCCTACATAATAATAATCGGGAAACAACTTGGCAAACTGTTTTTCAACTGCATCAATGTCCAGCGATGATAACCATTCTTCGGGATTTGTTTTCCATGAATTTGGAGCCTTAGGTTTTGAAAGCATAGAATTGATAATGCATTCGGCTGCACCGGTATCACACTCGTCGTGAAGACGAGATTCAATAGCTTTCCATACGGTAGTGGCTTTCCCCTTGGGAATAGGTGTTTCGCGGCTATGTTCCTTATTGTAAACTTTACGCAAATTTTCAACTTCCTTCTCGTCGAAGAACATTATATTGAAAATGGATAAGATTCTTAAAGCTTTAGGAACCGCAAGAATGGAAGAAGCAATTAAAGACCTGAAGCGATGTGTCAAGCAGTATCGTGAGGTGGACGATAAGCTTCGTGCTCTAAATCGTGAAGTATTCGACAAGCGCGAGGCTCGCAAAATTGTAGAAATGGAACTTGCAGATCTCATGAAGGTCGAAGCATTTCAAAATTTCAAGAAGTTGAAGATTGAGGAAGACGGATCAACAATCACGATTCAGCGCCCACAGGAATGGTCAAAGCCTTGGTCACTTTCAAAGAAAGATCTCAAGGATTCTCTAGAAAAATTCTTTAGTGCAAGTGTTCCTCCCCAGTCCGCAGATAGATGCTTTGAGTTCATTGTGGAAGCTCAAAAAACGAAACTTACATCTACCGACTTCAATTTCAGTCGCGTAGTTCCGGAGGAAGATTAGCTAATAATAATGTAATGGATAGGACGCCGAGAAAGCGTGAACCTTCAGCAAAAATGCTAGAAGCGATAGTAACTGCATCCGAAGTAAAAGCTCTTCGAACTCCTGCCGAAAAAAAGGTTATATCTGGAAAAATTTTGAGAAGTTTTAGAAAACTTGGTGAACCCGAACCTGAAATTGACCGAAATATATCGTGCTACGAGCAAAAATTGACTGTAATGGCAAAGTACATTTTTGGTAATAATGCAATCAAAGCATTCACAGAAGGAGTGAAAGATGCTGAAGGTAATTTTATTATTCGACCAAAAAGCATCCGCGATATTTGGGAATTAACCGATGAAACTATTCAATGTAATAATGTTATTGGAAAGTGGAAATTAGGCACAGAATGCTGGATTTGTGGATACGCCACCGTTCAATCAGCCAAGCGCCAAAAGCGTGACTCAATTGGCGGCGCAAAGCGAAAGCGCGAGCCAAGTGAAGATAATACTACAAATGAAAACCCTACTGGAATAGAACCTACTTGTGACCATATTCTACCTATCGCCCAAGCTCGATTTTTTCTAGATCTGTATAATCCATCTATTAAACCGACTACTCCAGAATCAGAAGCAGTTCTTAAATTGGAATATGAGTGGGCTCATCGCTATTGTAATGAAGTGAAAGGAGATACACCGTATATTAAAAATATTGGAACAGATGAAGAACCAGTATGGGGACCTGATATGGATGCAATGGCCGAAGATTTAGATAAAATATACTCTGGTTTGCGAAACCCATTATACTATCAAAGGTATTCCGATGGAAAATCTGTTCTACTTGAAAAAATAGGATCCAGTAAAATTGCCAAGAATCGATGGTTACAAGAACGCCAACCAATAATGAAAAAGCGTATGCAAGCTATTGCAGATCATGTAAATAAAAAAGAAAAGGGACTTGGTCGTTTAATTGTTCTTGCCGGAACGGCAAATTGTATGAACCCTAAAAATATTCGTAGCACGATGATTGAAATCATGAAAAGTTTCCAAGCAGAAATTGGAGTTGTTCCCGATGTAGAAGTTATACCTATTGATGATACAAAAGCTCCTTACGAAGAAGAATTTGAAGATGCTGAGAAAGATGCGATTAATGGACTTATTCAGTTACGAAGTTTTGAAGAAGAAGAAGAGGAAGAGGAAGAACCAGTTTCAACTGTTGCAGATGCTCTATGGTTCCTGAAAACTACGAAAGCCGAAGACCCCCCTGCAAATCAATGGGCATTCTTATTTTCAAGTTTATCTGAAGAACCTGCAAAGGGAGGGAAGACTCGTCGAAATATTCCTACAAAGAAGTAATGGCTCTGGCGTTCGTAACTGCACAGCTTCCTGGACTTATTGAAAAATATGAGCCTACAATCGAGGAGAATCTTACAATTGCACTGACAAAACTCAAAGAGGAAGATCCGGTAAATGCCAAACTCTTTTTAGATAACTGGCGGAAACTCGATGTGGTTGTTGAACGCGTTCTGGCATCTAAATCTGCCGGTAAAAAACGAACTCGTCGTCGTAAGACTCGTAAGTAAGTAAAATGGCAGTCCCAATTCTTTACAATCCGTTCAATCCTAAAAATCGCTTGTTTACCAATACGGATATCCAAGCGATTCTTTTGAAACACGATTCAGATTACCGAGTTCAAAGGAATGAACTATTCCAACAAGCTATGGTTCATTCTTCGTATGTGAAGCGCGGAGAGTATACTAGCCCCACTGGCGAATCTGCTCAATTATCCGAGTGTCCAAAACATTGTTTAGGGTTATTTGATGAATCCTACGAACGACTAGAACATCTTGGGGATTCAGTTCTTGGCGCATGTATTTCCACTTACCTCATGAAACGATACCCTCAGGAAAATGAAGGATTCATGACTGACCTGAAGAAGGAAATTGTATGTAATGAAATGCTCGGTCAGCTCAGTCAAAAAATTGGACTGGACAGATTCTACATTATTTCTCGACATAATGAAGATGTGTGTGCTGGTCGAATGAACTTCAAGAAACTAGGAGATATCCTAGAAGCATTTCTTGGAGCCCTGTGGACAGATTCAGATAACGATTTCAAGACTCTGTATGGATTTGTGATCTGTCTTGTAGAACGATATATCGATATTCCCCGCATTCTGATGAATAATCGTAATTTCAAGGAACAGCTTCAAAAACTTTATCAAGCCAAGTTTCATTTCACTCCAACTTACTTGGCACTCGCCTCATCACTCAATTCTTATACTATGGCTGCTATTGATGAGAAAGGTAATCATTTGGGAATTGGCACGGCTCCGACTAAAAAGCAAGCGGAACAATTGGCAGCTAAACAAGCGATTGAACGACTAAGTTAGACTAATCTTCTTCTCGCGAGGAATGTGGCGAACCAGGAGTTCACGACCAGTTCCGGCAGCTGCTGGAGCACCTTCAATCGCTTGCATCACTTCAGCTACACGCTGCGGCTGATCGGCAAACTGCAAAAGAAGTTGAGTCCGAATAGTATCGCGACGGAGAGCAGGGCGAGAAGCACGCACAGAACGACTCAGACCACCCTTTCCTTCAATCGCAAAATTATCAACCTGATTATCGCGCATATACTTCAGAATATCCTCGGCACCCTTATTTTTCCTATCCTTGAGTTCCTTAATCTGCTTACGAAGTTCACGCTCCTGATCGTCTGCAGCAATCCAAGACTTTAGAATTTCCTTTACTTTGTCCGTGTCTTGCGCATGGTCTTCCTCGGCCATTTAGCTTTATTATGTCTTCTCGTTGAAAATCGCTTGCCTCCTGTTTCTTGTGAGATCTTTGAAAGATGTTCAATTTTATTAATAGCTTTGACCATTGGTGGTCCCATGACAGGAATAGCGTTGACAACATGAACTGCTGCTTGTCCAAAATCATCTTGTGCGATAGATAGTGCCGCACCAGATAAAGCAGCTGGAACAGTGCCTACCATAACTAAAGCTGCTCCTGGAGCACTACCAAGTTCTCCAATATTATTGGCAGTTGAAACGCCAGTTTCAATTGCGGCGTGTGTGCTTGCCATTCCTAACTTTCCGTATGGAACATTATTTTCAATAGTTTGTTGAATACCGACAACACCATCTTGCACCGTATTCACAATTCCTGAAATGGGAGTAGGATCCCACGACTGAAGGTAAGAAATAGCACTTCGAGCAGCTGAGTCTGTTACGGGATACTCTTTTAATCCACCGTGCATTTTTAGTGCTTTCAAAAGAGCCTTTGCTGACTTGTCCGTAAAAATAGGCTTTTGGTGTTTCTTATCGTAAAATGCCGATGTCTGAATTTCTTCAGGAGTTTTGAAGTTCTTTCGTTTCAAATACCGAATAAGGTTCAGGAGTTTGACTGTTCGTTCAGCTAACAAAGTCTTGGAACTTCGTTTAATAGCATTGTAAAGCTTGCGTTCTTTTTGAGTCAGCGGTAAGTCCTCATAGACCCACACCATTATTTAATACATACAAAACAATGGATGACAATACAGGTGTCATTTCGTGGAACTCACAATTAGAAAAGGTAATATCAGATGAAGGCGAACGATGTTTATGTTACTCATGGTTACATGATCGTTCGGAAAAACGGTATTCAAGTTTGAGCACACAAATCACTCTACCGTCGATTGTATTGGCTACTATTTCTGGTTCTGCATCTATAGGTATTGGCCAATTCATTCCCGATCCCAAAATTGGAAATACTGTGATCGGAATTTTTACATTGACAGTAGCTATTCTAACTACAGTATCCAGTTACTTTGCATGGGCAAAGAGATCTGAATCTCATCGCATTGCAGCAATATCTTACAAAAAAACTTACCGGTTTATTTTGATTGAATTGGCATTAGCTCGTTCACAACGAATGACGGCTAAAGATATGCTTAAAGTCGTGCGCGACGAGGCTCAGCGTTTAGCTGAAATAAGTCCTCAAATCCCCGATCCTATCATTGAAGATTTTAAGAAGAAGTTTGGTAATACAACTCCAGAAGTTACTAAACCCGAAATTACAAATGGTCTTGATCCTATTTATGTATACCCTTCAGATCTAGATTCTCCAATGATAGGAGGAATGAAATCTAAGATGAGTGAAATATTGCTTGATCCGATGTATCGAAGCCCTAGACCAGTTATCTCGATCCCCGGAGAATCATTACGAACTAGGAGTTTGAAATCGAGATTGGCGGAAGATCATGTTCCAACGATATCGATAGAACTTCCTATGCAAGCCTCTAGAACTTCCAACGACGATCACACTCCAAACAGTTCACGAAGGTCGTCATCGGTTCATCCGCTGAGCGAGTCTGCATCTGATAATAATCACATTTAGACTTCTTTTTACAGACAGAACACCACAGAAAGATTGAAGCACTGTCGTTCTTGGCATACAGCTTCTTTTCAGATTCAATGATCTTTTCAATAGCTTCCTTCCATCGTGCAGGACACATATCCAAAGCCGTCATTTCAGCAAATGCACGGGGACTGATTTCGCCATTTTTTAGTTTTGTGGCCCAATCTTCGGAGTTTTGGACATACCCGTTCTTACCGCGAAGATTTTCATACAAGGAAATTGCACGGCTGCGATACATGTTCCAAAAGATGCGGTTACTCCAATCAACCTCCATATTTTCCTTGATTGCCTGATCACTCACAACATGCAACATACTTTCTTCAACCTGTTTGGCAATTTCAGTATCACCTAAAACTTCTGTAAAATTCTCCATAACTTTATCGCGAAGAGCACATTCTACAAATACATTCTTTGAACGAGAATGAATAGGTTTTGAAATTTGAATGGGATCTCGCTGCTCATCATCGCTGGCGTCGCCACCTCCATCATCGTCTTCTTCCTCCAGTTCTTCGTCATTTTCACCAGCAGCATCATCCTCTTCCTCTTCAGCATCTGCAAATGTCCATTCCTGATATAAAGTTTCATATTCAGAAGTTTTTAGATTGGTATAGCAGTTAATATGAGGATCATAAGTATCCTGATCTTCGTTCGCAGAAGCTAGAATAATAATTGGACCGGAATATGATTCTTCATCAAATGGAGAAGGAAGCATATGTGCATTCTCGTCTTCATCTGAAGTGTATGCAAATACAGAAAGCCAACGATCTTCCTTCAGAGGATCTTGAATCTTACCTTGAAATTGAATATCTGAATTCTTAAACTTCTTACGAATCCACTCAAGAACATCGGTAGTCTTGGCTGGAATGGTAATATCTGAAAGTGAACCTGTTACAGCAATTGAAACTCCAAACACCATTGATATTTAATGCAATTGAACATGTAAGTTCGTTTTGGAAAATGGATTTTTTAGGTGTATTAGATTAACTCTTAAGCAACCATGTCTTCAACTTATGTCCCACCACACAAACGCAAGCAGACCCAGATGCCACCACCTCCTTCTACTAATCAACGGCCAGAGCGTCTTCTAACTCTTGGAGATACAAGTTGTATGTCACCCCCTAAGACAATGGCGTCTCGACTTGCAGCTTTGAATACAACTGATGATCATATTGAGAAGTGGGTCGAACCTAAGAATCAAGTAGAGAAAAAGAAGGAGAAGACACCTATTATTATGGAACGCAATGAAGAAGAGGAGTATATTCCACTAGCGGCTGTCGATGATGGCTGGACCGTTGTTGAGAAGAAAGTAAAACCTAAGCGCGACAAGATCCAGGAGGCTCTTGATAATGGCGATGCTCCTCTTTCAGATGAAGAGGAGGAACAAAGTTATTGGGATGATCAGCCTGAAGAGTTTGAAACATATTGGGATCGCAAGCCTTAATTAAACGGATGCGGAAGTTATAGGTAGTGAAACTTTATCAAATCCAGCAAGTTTACGAAGTCGCGATGCTAGCCACTGCGCAACCGTATTTAAGGCAAGCAGAAATGAAATTTCGCTTGAATACAACCATGCAGCCCAAACTGCTAAGCCAAAAGCCACAATTAAAAGAAGGGAATCTAACAGTGAAATGTATCCGTTAGCAGCTACTTGGTTTGAAACAAAATCTTGAACGTGGTCTACTACACCTTTTTTCTTCTTTGCAGATTCGGCGCCAAGTGGTGCTTGAACAACTGGTTTAGTTAAAGGAGTCTTCTGACCTGCACGACGGCATTTCATGTAAGTCTTGTTATCGTGAGGCATGGGTCCACCAGGTAACTGCTCAACATCATTGTAAAAGATTTCACGATCACCTAAGCCCTGAATAGGGCGTGATCCTGGATTGACATTTTTAACTAGTAAAGCGAAATCGTTTGAATCAATATTGATCATGGACTTGAACACTACCCACTTGGTGGGATCGCATCCCGGTGTTACTAGAGAACCGTCGTAAACATAGTATGAACCAGAAGGAGGAACCATCTGAAACAGTCCCCAGTTCTCTCCCAAGTTTACAGGCGTAGATGCTACACTTGGGTTTCCATATGGGATAAAAGAATTGAAAAAAGAAGAGGCGGCCGTTTGGTTTGGATTGACCCGAACAAGCGTGCTTACACACAGATTACCTCCAGTAGGATTTGTGAACATCGCCACAACTTCAGCGTCTGCCTGAATGTTCTCAATCGTGTGGTGGCTAGGGTGGTTAACTAAAAGTGCTTGGCAAGTGTATCCTTCTCCGTTAAACTTGCATGATCCAAGACCTCCAGTATTTTGTAGGACCATTCCCTCATTAGAAATGGCGACGGTAGCTTGGGGAACATATACATCATCAAACACGAGTTCGCAAAGTAGATCACAAGGTTTGGCTGCAGCCTGCGATAAGTTAATAGGGCTCTGGTTGGCTCCTGAGCAATTACCTCCCCACGAGGCACTTGAGCTATACAGACTCATTTGTAGTTTGGCATGATTTTGTATCTTGAATATAATCAATGGGAATCCTGACAGATAATAGTGCACTAAATGCTTGGATTATTGTGGGTCTTGCAGTAGCTACTGCTGCGGTTCTTGGAACTACTGGATTCCTAGGACTTAAGGCTTATCAATTTCTATCAGGATTAGGAGTTCCTCAATCTGGAACTAAATTAATTTACTATATTCCCGTAGCTCTTCTTGCGTTCGGAGCGATTGCGGACATTATCTCTCAAACTGTAAAGTTTTCAATTGGAAGTTTAGTTGGGATTGTGGCGATGATTGCTAATGGTCTTGTGGGAATGGGAGTTCCAAAAGGAACACCGACTACGATAGCGAAGGCAGCCACACAAGCTGTATCGACAGTAGCAGCTGCCCCTGCGGCGGTAGCTGAAGCCGCTACTCAAGCCGCTGCAACAGTAGCTGATACAGTTACGGATGGAAATTTTAGGATACCAAAAGTAGGAGAAGTTGCATCATGGTTACCAGATGTTCCATATGCTGCACCGCCACCACCTCCTCTACCTCGCACAGGAGGCGATCCGATTTCAAATGCAGCTCTATGTTCATTCCCTGGTTTGGAAAAATTTGATAATAAATGGGCTCCTCAGAATATCTTAGTCACAACTGCCATAATGTTTTATTACATGATCGGAGAATGGGAATCGGGAAATGCTAATCGCACTATAGCTCCCGGCGTTGCTCTTTTGGCGACTGTTCTTGGACAAATTGGAGTGAGGTATACTGCAGGATGTTTGGATCCTATCTGGTCGCCAGCTGTATCAATCGTAGCTGGAGCGGCATTTGGAATTGGAGGATACCATGTCGTAAAAGCCGTATCTGGAACTTCAACTCCATTCATTCAGAATCAGACAGATAAAACGACTCCTGGAGGATTGAGTTCAGTAGAAGCACCCTTAACGGATGCCACAAAACCAGCCGACGGTAGCAAATGTGCAGAAGCTAGCGGCGATGATTTTGTTTGCGATTTATACAAAAATGGTGAACTTATAACTTCAACCGTGTCTAGCTAATTTACTTAGGTAACTGAGACACAACCTTAATTGCTCCGCGAATCATACGATGATAAGCCATCATATCTGTTCCCGAAGCTCGTTGTCCACCCAAAACTTTACCTGTATTATCACGAACCTCAACAATAATTGTTGGAACAACCTTTACATTATGCACAAGGGCATACCCTTCCTTATCGTTGTGCGTATTTACAGAAATCCACTTCACTTCAGTAAAATCTTGCTTTAACTGCTCTATAGCAGGCTTAATATGTTGGCATGGCATGCATGTAGGTGACCAGAAATGATAGGCACGAATACTCATTCCTCTTTTATTATTGTAGCTCCCTCGGTAATTAAATGGTTAGCTGAAACGAGGCGGTAGCTAGTAGAACGATGGAGCTTCTGCTTAACCAGCTCAAATCCCTGCTTCTTTACAGTCTTAGTTAGAGCTTGTAGAAGAGCAGTCGTGACAGCTGCCTTATCGAGCTTATCCACATTTGCATGGCACCACTTAGAAAGGTCGGTTTCAGAGACTGGTGGACCCATAAGCCAAATTGGAAGACCTTCGATCGGAACAGCAGTATTACTTGTAATAACCTTGACTTCTTCGGTTGCCGTAGGATCAAGAACACGAACAGCCATACGATCTACCTTCGCATTATTGAGACTCTTGTAATCGTCTCCGCCAGTATGCGCCTCGACATGTGAAATAATGAAAGAATTGAACTTTGATAGCTTGGTTGAAATATACTCAATCAAATCACGATGACACACTGGCTTATTCTGCTTCGTCTTCCAGTTATTTGCTAGCCATGCAGGTAGCCAAGTTGTTAGGCAATCCTTGGAATACATTGAATCCGTAAAGATATGAACATCCACTTCAAATCCAAAGTTCTTTTCGATAATATCGACTGCTCGTAGAATCGCCCGGAGTTCACCGCGCTGATTGGTTTGAGGCTCAGTGTCTGCTAGTGGACCGGCCTCGCTAAATTGTTCGTGTTCCGGGAAGAAGGCAGCCCACGAACCACGGGCTTTCTTCTGACCATTGCTTGAACACGCACCATCTGTAAATACATTGATAACTACCATTACTTGATTAAAGGAGTATGGATGTAAGTAGAAATCCGTTTTGAAATACAACGGCTCATAATAGCCGACTGAATATTGGTTGGATCTTCAACATGAAACCAAACTCTGCACTTGAACGACCGTTGCTCAAGCGATCGTCGGAGCATTTGTTGACAGGAGTAAGTTAGGAACTCCGAATGTAAAATAAGGAGAATTCGAAACCTAGTTGACTGTTTTGCTGCAACTTGAGAAATCCAGTTATCGAACCATGGAGCAAAATTATCTACAGAATTCAATTCGGCAGCATCAACTTCTGAAAACTCACACTCCTTCGAATGTTGTTGCTTGTACTCGTTCCAAATCTTTAGAGTTTCGTGATCATTTAGGGGTTCAAATAAAAAGTAGTGTGGCGGCGGAAACAGCAACATGTTAAACTTACTTATTTAGTCCCGTTTATACCTCTGGTTTAGACGCTAAAATTTTCTTGATTGGAATGTCCGTTGATACAATGTAAAGGCTGTTCTCTGTAGCTACAATGTAGCAAGTCTCACACTTAAAAACTGACTGAATCGTTGAAGTATATTCGGAATCCGACTTTACGAGATACTTCGTAGACTCCTGAACGCCAATGCAGCACTTCTTCTCTAGGCTGTCAGCATAGTAATCTAGATAAATTGGCTTGTCCTCAGTTACAGAAACCTGGGCCGCACGAAGCAGAACGCTGGCAGGTGGGACTGATACAGACATTTGTTCTATCAACTTGTTTGAACTTGAATCTACTGAACGCATTTAATAGCATCTTCTAGCTTGAAACGAGACCGCATGTTCAAGCTTGGAAGTTCTGGGCGAGGAAGGTCTAATACTGTCTTGATAAATCCACCCAGCATAGTTCGCAAATCTTTAGCCGATAAAGGAAGAATCTTGGCAGTTTCAAATAGGAAATCTACATATTGGGTAGTATTCTCTTCCGACTGCTCAGTCTTTGGCTGTTTTGCCATTGCTGCCAGGTCGGCCGAAACATGCGTCATACATTCTCCTACAGTTTGTTCACTAACAAGTTCGCGAACAAATAACTGGGTCACAAACTTTGCATAACCGCGACGCTTATCCTTCATCTTCATCCATTCAATGACTTTGTCAGCATAATCTCCATCTGAAGTAGAAGGATATGTTAGAGTTTCGGTCATACTATAAAGTTTTGGAAACATCTGTGTTTGAACTAGCAGATCATCGCGAATTTCGGGAATTTTGGCTACTAGCTTTGAAGCACAATCTGCCATAAGGTGTGCATAACCCGATTGTGTAATAGCCAAATCGAATAGAAGCGTTGTAATGCGCAAACGAAATAGCTCGTCGCGCTTTTCAATATTTGCGATAACTTGATCAGAAAGCTTATCGAGAGTTCGAGTCGAAATCTTGTTTAGTGCTCCAAATATATCCGAATACTCTGGGTCATCGCGCTCCTTAACTCGGCGGACACTTTCTACAAGTGCATTCTCTCGCCAATTATCTGGCTGTGCTGGCTTCTTTGCATATCCTCGCTGAGGTGCACGATAGGGGGCCTTGAATGGAACAGGTGTAATGCGCAGGCTAGCAATGTTATCCTGAACAATCTTTGGAAGTGCCAACTTCGGACCAAAACGAACCCCATACACTTGTTCTGCAGTGAGGCTCATTGTCATTCTTAGTTATATTTCCTTTGTATGAAAAACGAATCCATTTTAAGTATATTCAAATAGTATAGGAAATGGGGTCAGAAATAGCTACCACAAAGTTCCAATATACTTGGATTTTGTGGTATCATGACCCAAACAACAAGGATTATACCATGGACGGTTACCTAAAGTTTGTAGATATCTCTACACCCCAGCAATTCTGGACGGTTGTAGATTCAATTTCAAAGGAAGCATGGGAATCGGGGATGTTCTTCTTTATGCGCCGAGGGTTCAAGCCAGTATGGGATGTTCCTGAAAATGAAGCTGGCGGAGCATGGTCAAAGAAGATTGATGCTGAATCGGCTTACAATACATTTGTAGATATGATGATCAACTGTGCTACAAATGAACTTATGATTCATCGTCGTGAAACTTTAGTTGGTGTTACAATCTCGCCAAAGGGTCCTTTCTCGATCATTAAGGTCTGGAACAGCACAACGACTGTTTCTGATAATTCATACTTAAACCCGGCCATGAAATTCTTCAAGGTGGCTGAAGATGTCACGTATACTCCTCATAAAGCTCGTCCTAAGTAGTAGTAATGAAGATTACTATTGAAGGATCTATTGTAGAAAAATTAGAAAACTATACAAGAAATATTATCAGTTTTTTGTATAGTTGGTTAACGACTGATGGAGAAGTTTTAGGATATATTTTGGGTGTAGTTCATATTGTTATAGGAACCACGATTCCAATTATGATTATTATATCACATTCTATTTACCCTGCTTTTTGGTTTCAGTGTTTAGCATTTGGATTAGTGTTATTAGTATGGTTGCAGCATGTGTTTTTGCGAGTATGTATAATTGTTGTTGCTGAAAAGAATTTGACAAAAGGCGGTTCACCTTATTTCCGTATATTCAAAGACACAACAGGTATTGACGGAGAAGTTCTTCTTCATTATCTTGTAGTGTTTGAAACTGGAGCATTGGTGGGATTATCAATGGGACTACTGAGACAACTGTCGGTATTTATTTATGAGTTTTATGGAATTGAAATATAATGCGGGATCTGTTTACCGATAAATGGAATTCCTTTTGGCATTTCATTTTTGGGTTTTTAGGATCCTTTTATAGACCAGTCCTTGATGTATTTATAACATACCAAATGATAGATCCTTTGGAACATAATATGCTCATCGATATTTATGAAGGAATGATTGGGTTTGTTGTAGGGTTATATCTTAAGCTGAGCATGGCATCAAGCACAGCTTTACCGAGCCAAGATTAGCTACAACATACTGAATCATTAAAAACCAGTCATTCTTCATATGAATCTCGAGATTGTTACAAAGGTTCGTGCACTTCGTAAACAGAACGAGATGGGGTAGCGAGAAGTTACCCGTAACAATTTCGGAATTCTCCTTCTTCTGAATAGAAAACTCGTTCTCAGAATCGCCCATGATGGTAGTGCGAGACGCAAAGTGACCCTTGCATCCAAAAGTCAGTGAAGATGAAACATTCTTTATCTCCACTGTCTTTGCACCAAGTAGAGTCATATCGCGGCAAATCTTCTGGAAATCCAGCGATGGCATCGTAATATGGGTAGAAAACTCAGTTTCAGGTAGAGAAATATCGGGCTCGTCGCGGTCGAGTAAATTTAGCTTATAGCGGGTCACCTGCTTCTTCTCTCCATCCTCAAGTAGAATACCGAGAGTATTAGGATCAGCCTGATCTACATAAAAAGTTATCGTATCGTCATTCGTGGCTGTTCGCAGGATACGGTGGAGATGATCCGTATTAATCCCAATCACGAACTTGGCAGCGGAATGATTATATCCGAACTTCTCGAACTTGTCGGCATGTAGGCGCAAATGAACAAGAACCGTGCGAGTATTGTCCATGGCTACCATACGAATACCATCCTTATCAAAAATCAGTGACATCTCTACAAGAATACACTTCAAAGCTTCCGTCAGTGTGCGAACAGCGCCTGTTTGGACAGTCTTCGCTTCCACGATAAACTCTGGCATTTTCTAAATTAAGTTTTCTTCGTTTAAAATCCTTTTGGCCCATCCTGGATTCGAACCAGGGTTACGAGATTCAGAGTCTCGTGTACTAACCAACTATACGAATAGGCCGATTATACTTGAGTTTTAATCTTTAAATGGTTTCATCAGTTCCGTTTCCACACATTGCTCCGCCACGAATGCTGCGCTTTACACTGACAATACGACCATACTTATTCTGCTTCAAATCCTTGCGAGTTAATCCACCAGGAGTCTTCTCGGCCGTTCCATTCCAAACCTTACGGCGGCTACCTACCTTACGCTGAGTCTTGTGATTGGGCATCTTATTTAATTAATACCCCATTTATTATTCTTTGTCAGCATTTTTACATGTTCTCTAGTCCATTTTTAATTTCCATTCAACTCTTTGAGATCTTTCGCGATGATAGCGGCAAGGTGTTTAGTGAGATAGTTTTCTCGGACACGCTTTTGCGCATTCTCACCTATATGCTTATACTTGTCATAGTTTGCCAAAATATCATCTATTTTTGAATTTAAATCTTCTTCGTTATCAAAATATATAAACTCTTCATTTTCTGTAAAAAACCGTTCGATTATTTTATGTTCATCCCTGAACACTAGTAGAATACATCCCATAAGAGCACCCTCAAACATACGACCCTTCATTTGAGGAACCAATCCATCGTGAAAATCCCAAGGAAAATGTTTTTTAGTCAAATCGTTGGAGTAGTAATTTGGAAAATTTCGTTTAGAAATAAGCAAATTGTGCACTAAATAAATCTTTACTTTGGATATAACTTCCATCTTCTTACAAAATCCGTCGTAATTATATTGTGACATATACTCTTTCAATTCGCGAAACTGATTACCTATTTTACGAATAACTGCTCGCTCGCTCATTTCCATTGGAGGCAGTCCGTGTATATAATGACCTGTGTAAAATACATCAATGGTTTTTGGGTTCTCTATAGAAATATCATTGTTGGGATAAAATCCACATTTAAATTTATTGGTGTTGTAAAGTTCATTTAAGTAGTTACACGAATAAGGGCATATAAGATAAACTAAATCAAAATGCTCGTTGTCATATGCAGAGTTATAAGTATATAAGAAGTTAGGAGTTTCCAGATAAAATCTAACTTTCTTGTTTGTATCCCCCGAACAATCAGGTTGGTCGTTTCCCAAATATAATGTAACTCCTTCGGGTATGCAGCTCGTAAAATCATACGAACACATGGGATCAAACCCATAGTTGCCATTGCAACTTGATCTAATCATGTTGTCCTTCATTACTTCATTTTGTTTAAATACATGTCGTAATCCGCTATTACATTTAGAGACAGGCCACACGTCTTTTAAAATGAATACATTCCACTTCCACAACCCTGGCCATATTGGCGATAACCTTTTGAATCTAAAGTATTTGTTATCTGTTGCTGTAATTCTCAAGGAAAAAAAATATAAAATTTATTATTATTACAACACCGAGTATGTGTACAACAAGAAGGAAACACTTATGCAATACATTGATCCGGAATTATTAGAAATAAAATCCTTGAGCGAAAAACCTTCCAACAGTGTTCAATTATGGATGGCAGATCCAAAAAATGGAGTTTTACATGATGAATTTGAGAGATATTTCGAACAATTTTACATAGAATTATCAAAATGTTTAAAAATTGAAAGTCTAAATGTGCAGAATACGTTATGGTTGGAAGAAGCGTATCTATTGCGAGTATATGAATTGCTTGATCCGAAGTTTAAGGACATTGATATACTTATTTTGAATAATGTGGGTATGTCAGCTCAATATAACAACAATGAGGCATTGAATCAACTATGCCACTATCTAAACTCCAAATTTAATGTGGCAACATTAGCAGATATAGGTATAAAAAATGTATCTGCATTAACTTTGAAAGAAATCGGTGCAATATCGACACGGGCGAAATATATAATTAGTCCAAATTCGGGACCGTTAATACCGTGTTTCAATAGTTATGCTAAAAATCATGTAAAGAAATGGTTCTTTGTAGGTCAGGTGTTTTCATGGTATAGTATAGATCATGTGCAATGTGGCACAGATGTAACCCCTATTAAAGAGTATTTTGATGGTCTTTAAAGTATACTATCAATATCCGACAAAGTCAGCGAGAATGCTTCTAATATGTTAGCTGCACTAAAAGCACAGTCCTTTCCCACTTGAATTTTCCGCTTATATTCGGAAGGTGCATCTTTAACGAAATGTATAGTTGTATCGTAATGAAATTCGCTTCTTAGGAGATCGTCATTCTTGACACAAATAACTATTTGGTCATAAATATACGAATAGTATCGTATAGGTTTGATGAACTCCCCTGTAATTATCACACCTTCATCAAACTCTATAAATAGTATATTTATTTTGTAACCCTTCTGTTCAGTATATTGAGACTTTGTGATAGAATTAATCTTGTTCTTGATTCGAAACCGTACGTCGTTTAGGTCGATCATTTCTTTTGCCGTCTTCAAATAGTCAGAATCAGGAAGGTTCCCGTCTCGAAGTTTATCCATCAGTTTCCATATTAGGATATTCACTTTTTTTGTAGATTCATAAAGAGACTTATAATCGGCAATAAAGTGTTCTAATTTTGTATAGAGTGCAGTATACTCTGCCTCAACGCTTTGCCTGCGAATGTCGTTTATATTTGAGAGTTTGATATCCAAAATTGTCAATTTGTCAAACGCTTCTCCTAGAGATACTGGTAGGAAAATCACACTTGCAGTCTGATTGCTCATTTTATTATAAAGTTAAAACACGGATTCTCTAAATCAATAGATTTTGAGTCTACGAAACCACAATTGAAGTTCAGTATTGACACTCAATTGTGGGTTTTTGAAACCCTTATGATTGCGATTACGATATATCTTACTTTCACGCTTAGTTGGAGTAAGCGAGGCCACCCATGCCGGACATGACGCGGAGGACGTTGTAGTTGAGGGCGTATACGCGGACCTGGGCCGTGTTCAAGCTCTTGACCGTGTTGAGTGAGACCGTGAGCTGTAGCGTGGCCTTGTCAATACGAGAAAAGTTGCATGAGCCGGAAGGCTGGTGCTCCTCGGGGCGTAGGGCAAATGAGTAGACGTTGATGCCCGTGGATGGGGAGCGGCTGTGGTGCTGGTAAGGCTGGACCTTGTCGAAGTAAGAGCCCTCGCGCTCCGTGAAGCGGTCCTGGCCGTTGAGCTGTAGCTTGGCTACCTCAACAGGGTTCTTGCCCTCGCAGCGTACACCGGAGTCTAGAATGACCTTGGCTAGGAGGTAGTTGACGCCAGACTCGAACTCCTGCGCGCCAGAGAGATCCTGGCTATCCGCACCGATGAACGTGGCGCCCTGCGTGGGGCCGCGGCCGAGGTTGGCCGTGGCATTTGAAATCTCCGTGCCAGCTACAGCGCCAGAGGCCTGGGAGAGGAGAGATACGATCATGCCATCCGTTGAGAAGTCATCGGAGTAGTTGAAGGGCTGGGCGCCGCCAACTGAGGCTAGCCAGCCAGCGCTTGAGCAGTCAACGAATGAGTCGCGCTGGACGACCCACTGGAGCTCCTTGACGGGGTGGTTAAAGTTGAGCTGGACCTTGTTGGATGAGCTCGTGATGGACTCAGCACCCGTGTACTGTACCTGCTCAATCAGGTACTCGTGGGACTGCTGGGCGAAGCGGCGGCGCTCCTCCGTGTCTAGGTAGACATAGTCGACATAGAGAGAGGCAGCGGCGAGGGACTGCGCGGGCGCCGCATCGGGATCGCCTAACGCGCTCTCGAAGTACTGGCAGTTCTGCCATGTCTCGAAGTCTACATTGATGCGGACCTCGTGGTACTGGAGGGCGATTAGGGGGATCGCTACACCAGGGTTGCGGCAGAACCAGAACTGGAGGGGAATGTAGAGCGTCTTGGCTGGCGTTCCACGGCGGGCTACGCAAGAGATCGTCGTCTCCGTCGTTGCGCAAGTCGCATCTAGCTGGAGGCCACCCGTGCGCTTCATTAGGACTAGGTCGTGCGTGTTGCCGATCATTGAGTCTAGAACGGCTACATTACCAGCATCCGTTGAGAGCTGCGTCCAGATCTGCATCCAGTCACCATACTGGCGGTCAATGCGCTGGCCGCCGATCTCGAGCTCGACCTGCTTGATTAGGCGGTGGCCGATGTAGTTGAGCCAGCGGAAGCCGCCGCCCGCCGTGAGGGCCGTCTTGAAAGTGCCCGTTGATGCAGTTAGGTCAATCTCGGGTAGTACAACCTGTACATAGGTCTTGTACATTAGATCGGCGTTGCGGTTGATGACGGCCGTTACGCGCTTGTTGAAGTCCGCCTGGCCGTTGAAGGTTACCTCAATCGACTCTACGGCGAAGTTCGTGTGGCGCTTGTATAGAATCTTCCAGAACGTAATCTGGGGGTTTCCGGAGATGTAGATGTCCTGCGCACCATAGCTGACAAGCTGCATTAGACCTCCACCCATTTCGTGTTTATGCTATACTGCAACAAAAAAAATTGTAAGGATAAATGGACGCTCTACTTTTCCCGACCGCGAACCCCATTCTCAATACTTTCCTTCGTTCGATTGTCCTCATTTTGGCCATGGTTTTTGGATTCAAGACCACTTTATACACTGCATACTGGGGAGCTGTTGTGCATGATGCCATTTCCCTCCTATTAATTCGCAATATGGTATAATGGAAATTGTCATTCGAGAACCCAATATCTACAATATTCTTCCAAAGTATTTTGGAAATGAAGGTCGACATGAAACCGTCACCGATGTCAAGTTTTTGGATGATAAAACACTCATCATTGCAAACCGACTGGCGGCAATGATGTATTATGTAGAATTTGATTTGGAAACAAAAACATTCAATATACTTGATGGAATATCGTTAACATACACTCTACCTGGAGTTGAATTTAAAAACGGTAAGTTCCAAAAACGATCATTCCCAGATTTTGTTGATTTAATGACGATTAAAGGAAATACGGTATACTATGTATCATTGCAAAAAACTATCGGACAAGTTGATATCATAAACAAAAAACTTATAAAGCGAGACTTAGTTGTGATTCCAGGCCAAAACGCATTCCATTCTATAACCTTTCATCCTGTTAAAAAACACATGATTTACTTATCATCTGCGATGTTTGCACCAACTAGGAAACTCGTAGTTTACAATTCAATAACATCTGAGAAAAAGGATATTATTCTTCCAGGTTTAGAAGGATGTTTGATCAAAGATACTAAATTTCTCGAAGATGGAAGAATAGTTATCAGTGGAAGTAATGGAATGATATCGACTAAAGACGATAAGAAAGTATATGATGGATTTATTGGATTGTATAGTCCAGATTTCAAGTGTATTCATCTGGTTAAGATCCCCAATATTCAGAATGATGCAGTTTCTGTAAAAAATGACACCATTTATCTTACAACTCAAGGACCATCAGGAGGAGGAAAGGTGATGAAGTATAAAGTCGTAGAAAACAAACTCGAATTTGATGGTGAAATTGAAATTGGAGGATTTCCACACGGAATTGATGTGCGCAATAATCTTTTAGCAGTAACTGCAATGACCCAGAGTTCTGTTCATTTAATACCTATTTAATCATCTTCTTTCCGTGATAAAAAGTAGTTTTTAAGTACTTCATTTATCGCAGGACTTTTCAATTCATACATTCCATAAGCATTTGTAGTAACTGCATCTTCCCAGCTTTTTATTTTTAATAAATCAGGTAAAGTGTGTCGATTAATATATTGTCTATTATGGATAGATCCATGATATAAATGGTAGATATCTATATCTAAATAAGTCATACTTCTTGCCTTTTTATGTGCGTTCTTAAGCCATCGTAAGTATTCGTTGCGAATAAATGGAGATTGGTAGTCATAACCGTTTGAACTAAAAACAGTAGCAATTGCAGAATCGCCTGATCCAATTATAGCTTTATCAAAAAATCCCCCAATCTCTTTCAAGAAATTTCGATTAAATGCCCAGCAGAATCCAGGATGTCCTTTTGCCGGATTGCCATACAGGCGGAGATATTTCCCCCAAGATGTCAGTTTAAAAAATACATTTTCAGATGCATCAAGGTATAATCCTGTACCGAATCCTTGAACCGCTAAAAATTTATCCAGTTTGTTAGAAAACATATCGACCCAATTTGGGATAGTAAAAATCAGATCACTATCCATAAAAATAAGTTTTGTGTAAGTTGAAGGTATCTTCTTTTCAAGCATATTGAAGAGCTGTTCTTTGTAAAATAAAGATGAATTGGCTATGGTAAGAAGAGTGGGGTCTGGAATAAGTTGTGGAGTGTCTCCGATAATACATTCGGCAGTAAATAAAGGAATGTTTGCTTCATCCAGCATCTTTTTTACTCGCATAAAGTTTTCGCGGGGTCGGGTGTATCCAACAGAACTAAAGTAACACATACATACGGCAATATCCGTATGAGTAGGTTTAGAATACTGTTTTAACATTACAAAAGCACATCAAAATATTTAGCTAAATACTTTGATATGCCTCCTGCGTGAATCGAACACGCGACCTTCTGTTTACAAGACAGACGCAATACCACTATGCTAAAGAGGCTTATTTTTTAAATGTTAGTTGCCTGTAGATCCAAATCCACCATCACCCCGATTATCGGGAGGAGGAGGTAGATCCTCTACCGAATCTACTAGAATAACTTGATCATATGGCAGCCAATTATGCTGAACAATCTGGAATAGACGACGACCTTCAGGAATATTATAAGTTGGCGAAGTAGTATCGAAACAATCGACTCGAGCAATAAGTTCACCACGGTATCCAGCATCTGCAAGTCCAATCTGATTAGACATGCGCAAAGGAGTCAAGGAAGTAGACGATCGAGCGAGAAGAAGATACGGCGCCTGATTACCGCTAGAATCTAGGGCAGCAGCCACTATACCAGTCTTGATCTCTAACCCAAAGTTCTGAGAAGCTCCTGCAACTTCTAGATTCTTCTCCTGACAGATTAGATCAACACCGGAATCGGTTGAGCGGCGATTCCGAACATGTTCACGCTGGAGTTCGCGGTGATTGGGGTCAATGACATACAGATACAGACTCATTTGGATATATTAGACTTTTTTCATGAAAGTCGTTATTGGTGTGAATGAAATAATAACTAAACACATAGCTGCAAGTTGGGTAAGGATATTATAAACCATTTCTTCAAATGGAACACGTCCTAAAGCGTAGCCAGCAAATGCAGACAACGGATTGAAGTATCCCGAAGTTATATTATGTGCAATTGTTAGGATTGAAAAATATACTGCTGCCATCACAGTAGGATTAGCTTCAGTTAAGAGTTTTGCATACACAACTGTTGTTGTTCCTAACAGTTCAATGAAGTACTTGTACATTGTTTTAAAGGATAGCTAAAACTTACCAAACTCCAAACTGAGGGTTGTAGTTCACAAATTTATGTTCAATGTCACTAAACCCTGGTTTTTGTATACATAGTGTTGGCTGAATAACAAACCAATTATCAGTTTCAATTAATTTTAGCCAACAGCGATCAAGCGCATAAAGAGAGTGTTTAGATTCGTCATTTGTAAAGTTTTTTAAACCATCTTTGAATGTTTGAAGTAAAGTTTGGTAGTAATGTTTGTTTACTAAATATGCAGTTCCAGTAGAAACATATTTAGCTTTATATGTCTGGCGATCATAGTCAACACATGCACTACCCAAACACAAAACATCAAATGGGTTTGAAACTAGTTTTTCGTAAATAGGATAACCTACTTCAAATTTATTCCAAATCATATCATCTTCTACAATCAAAACATTATTCCAGTCGTTTTGGATAGCTAATTCAACAACTGCAATATGACTCATTGATGCTCCAATTGCACCATTTAGGTGTTTAATAGCTGGAAAACGCACAATCTTTTCTGATGGAAAAATAGACAACTGTCTTTCTATTTCTGCCCGCCTATCGGTTCTTTCGTCTAAATTTATATAGACTACTTTCTCAATGTCTTCAAACATTTACATCTATAACTGTAACCCCATTAAAATAGTAGTTTCCCGGCACAGATGAATCATTAAACCATTTTGATGGCATATAAATAGACCGAGTTGGATTTAAGTAAGCCCCCCACCAAGAAAAAGAAGAATTCGCACAAATGCAACCCTTGCATTGACTCATTAGGTAAAGCGTATCAACTTCTGATTCATTAATAATCGGAAATTTATTATCAAAAATATTATTTGTATATTCCTTATCGTTTGTAAAGACAACAAAGTCTTCATTTGGACATAGTTCTAAACATTTAATGTAGTATGATGTTAGGTTAATATTATGCAGTTCCTTACCTTGTTCTAGATAATCTCCGCCTCGCACATGAATAAAAAATTTTGATTTTATATCCGGATATTTAGTTAGAATTTGAGTATCAAATAATAGTTTTGGAATAAATGAATCGCGAATTTCATCAGTGTACAAAAAATCCTGAAAGTATCCTTGATACATAATACTATAGTACGACTTGAAATCCGGATCTAAATTAAGTTTTTTCTCATTGATTTTAACTCGAACTTTCTCATTCGTGGTGTGAGCAATCCAGTTCTTGAATATAGATTCAAAATAATTGGCATTAGAATGTACTGTTCCCGGGCTTCTTGTTGTAGTTATTTTTCCAGGAATGTTATTTCTCTTTGAAACATAGTCTAGGAAAGAAAGTTGAAAAAGTTGATTTCCTAGTCCGCCTTGGAGATATACTGTTACGAACATTAAATATTTAATTATGATGTGTTTATATTACTCAAATACCATGCGAGGAACAATATGCATAGCTTCTAATTCTTGAGACCACAACTTAACTGCATACGGAATAGTCTTCATCTCGAAGTTAGTGTTCACGCCACAGCTTCCGCACTGATACACATTTTCCGCAGGATTTACAACAGCAAGAGTTCCACAAGTCTTACAGAATCCTGTCGTAAATGGATCACTAACATCCATAAGACGTTCCTTAGTAAACATGGCGGCGCCGTGAGAAATCATACAATCACGCTCCATCTCTCCAACACGCAAACCACCATCACGAGACCGACCTTCACACGGCTGCCGCGTGAGAGACACAATCGGACCACGGGCACGAGAATGTTTCTTATCGATAACCATGTGCTTGAGTCGCTGGTAGAATGCAGGTCCCATAAATATCTCGGCCTCCATCAGTTCTCCAGTTTGACCATTATACATCATCTCGTTGCCGTAAGGATGCATACCTAAATTCAGTAGATGTTCTTTTAGGGTTCCAATTTTCAAGTGGGAATAAGGAGTTCCGTCGCCCAAAGTTCCGCGGTCGACACAAATCTTTCCATACATGGTTTCCATAAGCTGAGCAATGGTCATTCGCGAAGGAACGGCATGTGGGTTCATGATAATGTCTGGACGAATTCCGGATGCGGTGAATGGCATATCTTCCTCGTTTAGAATGATACCGCAAGTTCCCTTCTGTCCGTGTCGAGAACTTACCTTATCTCCAATCTCGGGAACACGCTCTGAAACTACACGAACTTTTACGAAAGGGTACCCATCAGAATTTTTATCATTCCAAACTCCATCAACCCGGCAAGTTTCAGAGCTACGATGCATAGTTGATGAATCGCGATAAGCGTAACCGTTTGGATCCGACTTTAGGCTAGTCACCTTACCAATGATAACATCATTCTCCTTGATATAAGAGTTCATTGCAGGCGCACCATTATCTTGAATAGCATGGTAAGCACTCGTCTTGAATCCACGGGTATTCTCACGCCTTGGCTTAGCAAACTTCTCTTCCTTACCCGATGAAACATTGCGATGTTCTTCATCCTTGTAGATCGTGTAATACAAAGTCCGGAACAATCCGCGGTTAACTGAAGCTTTATTTAGAATTACCGAATCCTCCTGATTATATCCTCCATAAATACCGATAGCCACCATAACATTATCACCAGAAGGCATCTCATGAGTATTGAGAATATTCATCATACGAGTTTCTACAAATGGTCGCATAGGAGTGCATAGGATATACCCATTCTTGTCCAGACGCTTAGCGTAGTTACGAGCAAAGATACCCATCGCTTGCTTACCCATAGCTGATTGGTAAGTATTACGAGGCGATTGATTATGATCAGAGAATGGAATACTCGAAGCCATGTGACCAAGAATGAGCGTAGGATGAATTTCACAATGAGTATGTTCTCCAGAAATTTCAGAAGGAAACATTGCAATTTTAAGAGTTTCGGTCTCAGCTGGATCAATATATTCAATACATGCGCGGATCCAATCATTCCACTCAAGTGGATTTGATGGTGGTGAAATTATCTTACCATGATCTACTCGAAATAGCGGTCGCACAAACCGGCCACCATCGGTTTCAACATTAATAATATTCTGTTGGATCTTCCATGAGATTCCGGTATGTGGATGCAGACGAAATGAAATCTTGGCTTTCTTTAGATAATCATATACGCTCTTTGGATCAGAAGTATATCCTAGAATAACGCCATTTACAATAATAGCAGTTCCCTTGTAACAGTCTGTATTATTCAAATCTGTAATCCAGCTCATTTTGTATGGTAGATCATTCAGAACTGAAAGAACTACTAGCGAAGAAGTATGTTGGGTTACAGAGGTTAGCATAGACATACCCTTCACAATACCTACAGAATGACCTTCAGGAGTTTCTACTGGGCAGACATATCCCCAAGAAGTGCCGTGAAGCTTGCGAGGAGCGAGAAGTTTACCGGACTTTTCAACTGGAGTCTGAATACGACGGAGATGGCTCAGTGTAGCTGAATAAGAAAGCCGGTTCAAAACTTGTGATACACCTACCTTTGTAGCTGTGGACGCAGTAGAAGTAGTTCCAAGTCCCTGAACCGTAAAGTTACCAGTAGCTAGCGCCTGCTTCAACTTACCTTCAATAGTCGAAACCTTCAAGATCTTATACAGATTATTGATGTTGAGAACTTCTAGGGGTCGAGGAACTTCACGCTTCTTCCAGGTATCATTGTTAACTTCATGAACGAACTTTGAGCGAATATCCTTGCATACTTTCTGAAACAGCTGACGGAACAGATGGGTAAGCAGAGCACCAGTAGTAACTACGCGCTTATTAGGGTAAGCATCGCGGTCATCAATCTTCATTAAGCCTTGCGCAGTCAGAATGAGCTTACGAATAACCCATGAAGTTAGAATCATTTTACGAGCCTCCAAAGTTCGAAGAGGAACCTTTTCGCCTCCAAATCGAACATGAGGAAGATACTCTGTTTCTAGCAAAGACCGGACATATCCCTTCTTATCTTCGGAAGTAGTGCCATACTGCAAATGGTGAGTCAAATACTCAATTGCATCATCTCGAGTATAAATCTTGATATCCGAACATTCCTTGAATGAAGCTGCGAGCATATCAAGATGTTTTTCATCTGGATTATCACCCCAAATGAGTTCAGCAATTTCCTGATCCGATTCCAGTCCAAAAGCACGGAACAGAACCATCAAAGGAATATCTTCCCGGAAACGAGGAACACATGCAGTGAGAGGGTATCCGAACCCATTGAACTTAGATGTGATACGAATCTCCAGCTTCTTTGGTGGAGTTGTGAACGATTCATGAAGTGACTTCATTTCCGCAGAGAATCCAAACTTAGAAGATGTCTTTTTATTGAAGAAGATCATGATCTGGTTATCCGCCACCTTCTCCTGACTTAGAATCGTGCGCTCAGATCCATGAATCAGAAAGTAACCGAAAGGATCATGAGTACACTCGCCAATCTCTTCCTTGGAAAGCGGGTAATCCTTCATGATACAGAGTGAAGATCCTAGCATCACAGGAATCTTACCTAGTGAAACTCCTTCAAACACTTTGACTTCCTCCTCGAAAGTTCCATAAGTTGGGGCCTTGTATGCACGAGTCGTAAACCGAATATCACAAAACATCTGGGCAGAATATGTAAAGTTGCGTGTGCGAGCATCCTGCGGAAACATAGGCTTAATACGACCAGTTGCTTCCTGGATACGGGGCTTGATGTAACTGATATTTTCAAATGAAAGACGAAACTCATACTTATACTTCTTTGTCGCTTCATCCTGTTCATGCCACACAACGATTGGAGCAGTTGAACATACAATGAGCGGGAGCTTATTACGAATAAAGTCTTCAAAAGACTCGATCTGATGCTCTACCAACTTATGAACGCCATCATTCTTAAAGTAAGTTGAAATTGCGTCCCATTCCATGGTAATTCTTAGAGTCTTGTTCCCCGTAAATCTATTTATTCGTTTTGTAATAAGAGAGCATATGTCCGATAAAGTTGTAATTACTAAAGTTGGCGAGGATGTAAAATCCTCAGCCCCGGTTACTGCAGGAAAGAAGCCTAAAACAATGAAGACCTTTCCTCGCGGCGTTCTAAAGAAGACTTTAAAAATTAAACCAGTTGCAGATCCAGCTAAGCCGCCGCCGTTAAAGAAGTCTATGCGAAACCATACTATACGATTGATTACCGATAAAGGAGAGAACCGTCATCGGAAAACAATTAAGCGCAAAATTGCTAAAATGTCTGATAAACAGGTAGATGAAATGGTCACAAAGCACAAATTGTTAAAAAGCCCAAATACTCCTCCTAAACTCAAACGCGAAATGTTGAAAGGCGCTATGTTAGCCGGATTCATTTCCGACACTTAAATAACTGAAATGACAGCTGTGTGGGGACCATTGGGTTGGATCACTCTTCATTCTATATCTGTTAACTATCCCGAAGTTCCCTCAGTCGCAGATAAGCTTATTGTTAAAAAGTTTATAGACTTATTTGCCGAAACAATCGCATGTCCAAGTTGCAAAGGACATTTTACGAACATGTATAGATCGTATACTTCTCGTTATCCAAATTGGGCTGATAGTCGCTATAATTTATTCTTATTTATCGTAAGAGCCCATAACACAGTAAATAGACGAATTGATAAACCTCGTCCAGCGACTGTATTAGAAGCTCTCGAAAGTCTTCGAGCAGCTACTAAACATAAATCTCCAAAGGAGTATCGGGCTAGCTATATTTCGTATTTATACAATAATTGGTCTCGCCAAGGAGGTGGTGAAGGCTTTATACAAACAGGTAATGTTCGTGAAATACAAAAAATCAATAATGAATACTGGAATCCGCGAGAAACCGGGTTTTCAATTTTTTTACCAGAATCCGATATATTACAGCCAATCACACCTTCAGGACCCCCTCAAATATACCCATTCATACAAAAACCAGTTCCCATGCAAGCTACATCATCCGATAATAAGAATGGAAGAGCGTCATTGATGTTTAAAGATGGACGATTGAAGTTAGTGAACCGTTGATCCAAGGAAGAGAAATGCGGGGTTTCATTTCCCAATCGTGCCGTTTCATCCATGGATTTCTAGTTTCCGAATGCAATTCATCTGGAAATTTTACTAACTTACGAGCCTTTCGCAAAGAACTTTTAGGCATAATAAATTGTAACTGATCGACAACTGTATACTTAAGTTCGCCGTCTTCAATATTAGTTTCTGCGTATTTTATGATATCAGACACTAGTGGTGCATCAGGATAAGGATAATACCATTCCCAATTTACTGGGGAGCTTTCAATAAAGTAATCTAAAGTCCAATGAAATGTTTTCCAATAAGCTTCGACAACCGGTTTCATGTCAAAAACTCCGTCCAAAATATGCAATCCATACTTTCGAGAAAACTTAGACTGCTCTTTACCCAAAATACCCTTTTCTTCCGGTCGTTTTCGTAAATTAATCCGCGTTTTCAAGACTTCCATTTCTTGAGAAGCAGCAAGTTTCAAAAACTTTAGGCGGCCTTGCGGACTATACAGATTTGGGTTTTTGGCTTCAGAATACAGTTGAAGAGCACGGTTATATCCGTCTTCGCGCAAAGAAAACATTCCCAAATTAGGCATGAAATCATTGCCAAAACACAGAATAGAAAGAGCTACATACTGATTAATTTCAATGGGGATTTCAAGTGCTAATCCCCAAATATCCAGTGTCGCAAACTCTGCTGCTTTTAGTGAAGGATCATTGAATTCGGCACTTTCACGAAGAAGTGTCATTCCTCCATTTTTTGAGAGTTCACGATTTTGTAAACAAATTAGGATAAGATCAGCATCCAGGCCATAAATACAAACAGTTTGGCGCTGGGATTCTGGGATACGATCTAGTTCCAGCATGAGCTTATGTTCTCCTTCTCCCGGTTCTGAAGTTCTAGACAAAATAGCATAAGGAAACTTTAATGCAAGAGCATTTTCAAGTTCGATCATATACGGCGTTCCAGGAGAAATTTGGTTACGATCAAAAGTTCCGGTTTGAGCCTCGTCTTTAATTCGCATACGACGGTAACGCTGCTGGACAATCTTGGCGTATGGAACTAAGCCATCCAGAGCAATAATCACAATTTTTGCGCGACATACATTATTCAGTATGTAATCGAATGCTTCGACCACAGATTGAACAGGATCATCATCTTTCAGGTATCGGTGAATTAAACAGTTAAAATCTACACCAAGAACATCAACTTCTTTTGGTGCATTTCGCTTGACTGCATCTGTAATTCCACGATGTGACTTAATTAAACTTGCAAAATAAAAGGGAATGCCCATAACTCTATATTAGATACTCAACCACTATGAAAGCCGGTATAAGCCTTGATTAGATTTTCCTTGGAATAAAGACCACCTTCCATTCGCTTATACATATCAAGAACGGTAGTATTCAGCATCTTGGCCAGATCTTCATCGGTAGGCCCCGTGCGAGCCTTAATGAGTTTATCCGTATCCTCGGATGTTAGCTTTCCTGCAGGAGTATTTGGAACAGGTGGAAGTTCCTTAGGTCCGTTCTTAGCTAACGATGGAAGATCGTGATCAAATGTTGAATTCGCCATTGGCTCGTCTTTTGCTCGTGTGCCAGTCTTGCCGCCACTGATCCACTGTCCTTCCGGAACCTCATCTATTTGAATACCATGAAGCCCGTTTGCGTCGGCAGGCTGAATCCAATGAGGATCCGCTTTAAAGGTTTGTTCCGCCACCTCATCCATAGCATTGGTCTTAGCATCTTCCATCTGAATGTCGGCAACGGCACGTTCACTTTCGTATTCCATTGATGTGTTAATTTCGAAATGTCTAAATACATTATATATACAAAATGGAGTGGTGGATGATCCTTTTAGCCGTGCTTGCCGTTGGAATTTATGCGTATTCGATTTCGTCACAAATCAAGGTTACGGGAGGTAAGCCTGGATGTTCTTCTTGCCCCAAACAGGATGATCAGCCCAGCACAGTATGAGTTGTTCCTTTCGCATCTAAGAACGCGCGGACTGCTGCTAAATCTTCAGTATTGATCTGAAGAATAGATGATGATTGCCGTATAAGAGGTTCCGTTTTTGCTTCTACAATAACTCCTGAATCTTCAGTGATTCCAGTAACTGTTTCTACCTCTTTTTTGGGTTGAGGAGTATGTTCTACTTCCCCGACCGGCATAGGCGATGGTGCGCGACGAGACGATTTATCATCTTCAGGAGTGGAAGGGCGCTCAGTTTTCTCGTCTTCGGTATTCGCTTCCACATGTGGAACAGTCGCTGCCGATGGAGCTACCAACTTTTGAACACTCTCAGGAACAAACTTATCCTTTAGTTCCTGTGGAACCATATCTGTAATACTTTTTACACTATCTGGAATTTTGATACTTTTGAGTATGCTCTTGGGATCATTGACCATGGCAGTCACTGATCCAAGTGGGTCGCGCTTGAAGTCGTCAATTGTTTTTTGAGGAATCATACGACGAAACCGTTGTGTCCAGCCAACTGGGAGATACCGTCCAGCTGCTAGAGCTACCGCAACAATAATGAGGGCAAGTGTGCTTCCCAAAAGAGCATTGGTGGTGGTCATATTTGTAGCCTGTCCATCTACCACAATAATAGGTAAGGTAGCATTCTGGGTAGGGCTGTATGTCGGAGTTACAGTAGGGAATGAAGTTGTATAAAACTGCGGAGTAGATGTTGCCGACATTGTCGTATTACTTACCTGCTGGAAACTTTGAGGAGATGGACTTAAACTACCTGATGAACTTATACTCACATACACACTCATACTAAAGCTTGGCGATACACTTGTATCAGAACTTTTAGAAGTCGTAATGCTCTGAGATCTGGTGGCTGTCGTAGATTGACTTGTACTCACACTAGAAGTTGGAAAAACGGAAGAACTTAAAGTTGCCGACGGTGTAGGAGATAAAGAGATGGACTCAGTTGAAGACGAAGATCTAGATGTTGATAGTGATGAGCTAGGAGATGAAGATGATGTTTCTGTGAGAGACCCAGTTAGGGAAGCAGTATTTGCAGTAGTTGGGGAAGGTGAAGCTGAAGCTGTAGCGCTTATTGATGGGGTGGAAGCTAACGTGGCTGAAAGAGAAATGCTTTGGCTCTGGCTCAATGTGGAAGATTCAGATCCGGACAGAGTTGCAATAGAAGATATGGTCATGGAATTGCTGGCAGATATGGAGACGGAAGCTGACGAAGAAGGGGTTCTGTTAGGAGATGTTGATAACGAAACACTGGAAGAAGACGTTGGTGAAATACTGGAACTGAAAGAAGTGCTTTGAGATACTGCAGTTGTTGGTGAAAGACTTGAACTGGAAGAAGTGCTTTGGGATACTGCAGTCGTTGGTGAAACACTGGGACTTGAAGAGGTAGTAGCAGACACAGTTGTGCTTTGGGATACTGCAGTCGTTGGTGAAACACTGGGACTTGAAGAGGTAGTAGCAGACACAGTTGTGCTTTGGGATACTGCAGTCGTTGGCGAAAGACTTGAAGTGGGGCTGGTACTGGGACTAGAAGAAGTAGTAGCAGATACAGTTGTGCTTTGAGATACTGTACTGGTTGGTGAAGTACTAGAACTTGATGATGTAGTAGCAGATAGAGTATTGCTTTGAGATGACGAGGCGAGTTCAGATATGCTAGAACTAGAACTTGAAGATGTAGTAGGAGATATACTCGTGCTTTGAGAACCTATAGATGTCACACTGAAACTCGACGATGTAGTTGCCGATAAACTAGAACTGGAAGTCGTAGTAAGTGATGGCGATGGGGAACTGGTAATCGCAGGACCAGCTCCAACCGCTACAAATGCAATATTTGTTGATTGATACCAATATGCAGTAGTTGGATCAGTTTCGCCCACCGTATAAAATGATCCTGTTGCTTCAGGCATCAGACTGTTCCAGAAGTAGGGAGATAAACTCGGGACTCCCAAAACAATATCTATTATTCCCGGGGTCGCATTATAGAACGCTAGAGCATACTCTACATCTCCTCCTAGAACATACGAGGATATCGGGTCAAGATCCGTGAATGTCGCAACTTGTTGAGAATAGGTTGGAAAACTCCCAGGAGATACCACGGAAAATGCCTTTGATGCCAAAATAGTTCCTCCTGGCATACTTCCACCACCAACATTCATGAGAGCAATTGTAAACGATGCTGTTCCTGCACTCAACGGCCAGTATTGAATAGAAATTCGGTTAATCCCCATATTTGGGAAAGGATACGGTGTCAGGACGTTCAAAGCCTGTACTGATGTATCAAGCGAATTGTGACAGCACCCTACCAATCCTTGGAACCAGGGAAGGTATGGCGTCTGTGTTGGCGATACTGTGGACGACACCGATGGAGCCGTTGAACGAGTCGTAGAAATGCTCATACTTGTAGAAGGAGTTTGCGAAGGAATAAAGATCGTGGATGCAAAAAAATAGGCACAGAGAGGACTCTGAGTTGTATACGTCGTTGTTTGAGGTGAGCCGTATGTGTAGGTAATCGTCGCATACCGATTGATAGTGCACCCTCCAGTGTTATCTCCACCAGTATATGTGCATGTGCAGGTAGTAGATGTTTGCGTACAGGTAGGATTCGCACCAATAAACTGTTCAGCTGGTGGAGTGAGATCGTGTGTAACATTTACCCAATGCCTTACATGATACGTAGCAGTGGCATGTACAACCGTAGTCCATACCCCTGTAAAATAACTACGAGCATCCGAACATACACCAGTAGATGTAGCTGTTGCTGATGCAGAGGATGTTCGTGACACGGAAGGACCCCGAGAAGCACTCCTACTCACGCTTGGTGTTCGTGAATTGGTTCGACTCCCACTTTCCGATCTAGAACTCGTTCGGTCTATTGATCCGCTGGGCGTTACACTCCTGGATACAGAGGTAGACGCAGTCTCCGAAGCCGTCAAACTTGGCGACACCGGAGATTTTGTGACAGAGGGAGTTATTGATGGAGTCGGAATGATAACGGTATACGACATGAAAAAGACTGAACCCGATCCAAGATTAATCATATTGGCTACAATTTGAGTTCCACCAGAATCGTAAAAGGTCGCCTGACCAATCCCCGTTTGTTCCGTTGTTCCGACCGTTGTCCCAGAAAAGTCCATGTAGTACCATTTATTGGCATTTGGACAAGAAGGCTGTCCACAGGGAGAGTTAGCCCATGTCCATCCATCAGCGATTACTTGAACTGCAAGATCACAGTTGCTTCCGCAGCACTGTACAGCTCCCGAGGTTGAAAGACGAGAATTACCAGTACTTCCATGGAGCTGGATAAACGCAGGAAGGGTGTTTGTTCCGTAAATTGCAAAGGCGATTTGTTTCACTTTTAAACCGGTAGCACCAGCTGGCAAATTTTGGGTCAAGCCAACATTGAAAGCACCAGAATTGGTACCACACGACACAGTCTGCCACGCGGCGAACCCGTTCCAGTCGTATCCCATAGTTTGTGCTCTGGCTCCTGCGAACGCCAGCACACCCATCAATAAACGCAGCATTTGTATTTACACGACTTTTGATGTAAGATTTACATTTAGAGAATATTTGCCAAGTAGTAACAAAATGTCAGACCCTGCCCCCGCATCTCAAGTTGAAACTGTTACGGGAGTTGTTGTAGATGCTCCAGCTCCAGCTCCAGCTCCAGCTCCAGCTGAGGTAGTTCCTACGCCCGTAACGGTTGAGGCCCCAGTCCCAGCCCCGGCCCATGTCTCCGCAGTAGATTTTGGCGATCATGGTGCCCTCCTTAAGTTTGCACTCACGAAGATTGTCGAGGCAGAGCTACAGGCCGATGTGGCTCTGGATGACAAGATCAAGCAGGTTGTTGATGCCCTCAAAGCCGAGATCCGCAAGGCCGATCTATCTCCTTCTGTTCGTGTGGCTGCCCTTGATTGGTGTGATGATGCGCTTCCCTATGTCATCAAGGCAGTAGATATGGTTCAGGCTGAACTCAAGAAGGTTGCGGTAACCGAGATCGCTAAGATTCAGGAAGTTGCGCTGACGGAAGTCAAGAAGTGCTGCCCCAGCTTTTTCACGAAGAAGGCATAAATAAGTATGTCATGTAAATATAAGTAAAATGGATTGGATTTCGACCGTATTATCCGCTCTTTTGTTTGTAGCTGCTGTTCCTGGCGTTGTTGTAACTCTACCTTCTCGCAGCTCACCCCGTAACACGATTCTACTTGTTCATGCGCTTCTATTTGCAGTCTTAACTTCGGTAGTTATGCGCTTTTACTGGCTGAATGTTCGCGGTTATGTTGAGACATTCGCGACAAACTTTGGCGATAAGTGCCCCAATGGATTCGTAATGGGGTCTACCGAGACGGGAATTAACCAGTCTGGATGTGTCCCAGCTGGACATGCAACTTACCCTGCTGATGCAGCACCAAAAGTAAAAACTGCTTAAATACAAATGTGGAAGAAAGCTCTACTTATTTTAGCGGTTGTTCTACTCGTAGCTCACTTTGCCGGTGTATTTGAACAATTTGAAAATCCAAGCACCAAGGTTGTTCATGGATGCCCGGAAGGATACCGTCAGTGTGGTGGTGGAGACTGTGTTTTAGTTTCAGATAAGCATGCGCCGTGCCCAGGTAAAGCTGATGCTTACTGAACACCAAACTTATTACAAAATCTTAAAATACAACATTGCGGTGGATTTCCATCCCAATGTTATTTTTTTTTGAATTACGATTCGGTGTGAATATACTTACCAACCAGGCGCATCGGGAACCTCGGCGTGGCGTTCTAGGTAAGTTTTTTTCATGTGTTCGGGCGCAAAGTACATGCGCACAATAGCATCTACTGTATTAATATCAAACTTCTTGCACGAGAATACATCAAGGTATAAATCATTCGTTTCTTCTACAAAATGTCCAGTAATATTTGAGGTTTCAATGAGCTGTACAAGTGTATAACCTTTCTTATTTCCTGACCCAAACATGACAATCTGGGGTTTGCCATACGGCACCATTTCAATTCGTTCAACTAAGGTCTTTGAAAAGCGTTCAATATTGGTAGGGCAACGAATATTTTGGGGCATACAACGGGCGGCATCTATAATAAGATGATAACCCCACCGGCTGACAGTCATTGATATGTTCTTGATGAAGAAAATAATGTGAAAGCCTTTTTAAACACTTCGAATAAATTCCCATTTCAAATAATCACAAATCTTTGCCCATATTTGATCGTGGGCAATCAGACGATCGCGACTCTTCAGGAGTGGAAAGTATACCTTGTACTCATCCAGTTCCAATAATTCAAAGAACTTATAAAGAATGTAAGAATATGATAAGAAATTGGTTCGGTCATCGGGACAGTATATTAAAAATGGCGCCTGGATTTCTTGGAACATAGCCCTTATCTTTTCTTCAATTTCAGGAGTAATTGTAGGGGGAGGGTTACCATTAAGTCTAGAAATAATATGAGTAGCATGTTCATAATACTTTGATCTATTCAGCTTCTTTAAAATTTCGCGCATATCCTTTTCAGTGAGTTCTGCGACATTTTGAATTCGGCGTTTCTTGATTTCCAGAACAACTTCGTTCATCACTTCATTGGGAATTATGGTCGACTCCTTTGCTTGAAATTGGTTCAGAATTTCGTTCAAGTGATTAATCTTCTTGTAAGCGTAATTATTACGCTCCTTGGGTGGATCTCTGAAACTTGGGAAATCTGAAACCACTAACATATACTCTTCCGACCCACAGTTTGGACATACTAAAATTCCTTCTTCTGACACTTCTTCGCGAGAAATGTTACACCTATCACAATGTTCTACAACTGCTTGCTTTACATCTACAGCTTCTCCAGTATTCAGTTTCATGCGTGAAATATACTCGTCATACAACTTCTTCTTGGATGGCGCAGCAGTTTCATTGGACTGGGATAAATACTTTACGAAAGTGTTGGCATCGGAAGGTAAGCATGTAACGCTTTGTGCCTTATCTCCTGTTCCATAATACTTCAGAATAATATCAGCATTTTTCAAATAATAATCTTCTAACTGACTTTCATTTTCTATCCGCTCTGATAAACTGCGAGTTTCTTCGCGAAGTTTAGTTGACTTTAAGATATCATCTAGTTTAGTCGATGATTCTAGTTGTTCCAATTCCTTTTTTGATTCGTCTAATTTCTTTTCCAATTCCTCAATATTTGTTGTTTCTTCCTTTATAGTGGAAACAACAGACTGATGGATAGAATCTAAAGTTCCGGAAACAGTATCCGACTTCTTTGTTCGGATCTCTCTGGACTTCTTAATTCGAAAAACATTGTCCATTTGTAAACTTCAACTTTACTCTCTTAAAACTCTACTTCCACAGTAAAAAGGCTAATGCGACCCCCGCCACTAAAGTCGGAATGAACGCACTTGGACCTTGATTTTCAAACGATTCCGAAGATGATATGCATTGAGACACATCTACTTGCTGACACTCATTTGTATCAAAATCTGGACTGAGAGATGTTGTCAAAAAACGAGCAGCTGCACCATCTGTGACTGTGCATTTATAGCATTCGCACGCAGGAGAAGAATCTGCCATCAAAGAATTCATGAGATACAAAGGATTTAAACTTTCAATATCTCCAATCACGCCTGGAATTAAACCCTGAATTCCTGATCCAAGCTCTGACATTCCTTGAGGTAATAAATCACCTACACTCGGCTTGTTATTCACATAATTGTATCGTGGCTGCAAAGAACCATCAGGGGCAGTGCAAGTGCCGCCAGTATTAACAAAATACTGGTTACCTAACGGAGGATCTCCATCAATTAGGGTAGAAACATAAGTTCCAATCGCGTCCATATTCGTTCCAAGCTGACTGAATGATCCATCAGTTCCAACACCTAGAGATGAAGGTGCGGGAATATTATCGGCATAGCTGTATGAAGGCCCTAAGAGGTCGGTTTCAACATTAGATGCGCCATTTTCAATATCTGACCAAATTGAATTTTTACCCAGATCTCCCATTAACTTGTTATGTGATTTTTATTACTTATGTACTCAATAACTTGCTCTTTATAAGTCGAATTAGTGAGGGCACATGGTCTTTGTTTAAGGATAGAATCCGTAGCTAATTTAAATGAATAGTTGAATTTCTTACATACGAAAAGCAGAGCTAAAAACCCAGAACGGTTGATTCCGCACTGACAGTGGATATAAATATTACCTACATCACTATCGCGAAGATACTTGTTAATTGTTTCTTCAAATTTAGGATACCATTTGCGAATATCTTCCTCGTGGCTATCCAGGGCTTCTAAGCACATATAATTTTGAGGATGCTTCTCTCGAAACCAAGTTGGGCTATCTTTATCAAAAGCGCAATTAATAACATGAGTTATGTTATGATGTTTGGCAAAGCCAGGTGTAAGATACATTCCCGGTCCAAACATGATATTAGTATGAAGTTTAGCAGGCGGATCAATTTGCCATCCTTTAGACCTTCGGCGAAAGGAGAACCACTCCATTACTACTTGAAAACGAATCTGTTTTATTGAATGCAGCATCTATCAAAGTCACAATGGAATACTCGTCAGTTTTCAAGCACACGCATTTGCATTATGCCGAATTGCTTAGGCGTGGTCAGGTAATTGCAAGTTCGCGGAACAGGGCAGGGTCTCGTTCGCTTGGTTGTGGTTATTCTGATAACACTATACACGCTGAACGCGCAGTTGTGAAAAGTTTAGGTGACACTTCACAACTTCGCGGTTGTGTTTTGAAAGTTGTTCGAATCAACAAGCAGGGCAAGATCCTGAATTCAGAACCTTGCTATGATTGTATTAAGTTTCTTGAAAAGTGTATCAAAAAATATGGTCTGCTGAAAGTCCTGTACTCTTCAAATCAGGGAGCTACCGAGTGTACCCACGACATAACCAACAGCCACAGCCACCCCTGCAAGGATCGCCGCGCCCATGTATGATGGTACACCTCCGGCAGTGTAAGTGTTGGGAATGTACTGCAGAATTAGAGACCGAGGTGTAGATAGGGAAATAATCATAGCCGCCAGAAAAAATCCAAAATAAGTCATCAGATTTTTCACAGCATACCGAACCGTAGAAAAGGTGTGGGCTTGGCTATACAGTTGCGCAGCTGGCTTATTTTGGTTCTGTCCCGTCGTCATTCCATTCGTTACAAATGGGTCGGTGCCTCCCGTCACAATAGGCGAGAAAGTCGTAGACTGCGGCAAGCTTGGATTTTGGACTGGCCCAGATCCCATAAGTTCACTTAAATCAGTAGCGCCATCCATCTTGTTTATTTAAAAGAAGGTAATTCACATCGTGCATCTTCCGCGTGGTAGGTATAACACTTTTTGTTGAAAGGAACCGTCTTACCCTCAATATCAGCTACCGGGACGGAAAGAACTGTTTTAGTAGGTATTGGACGATGAAACAGCATTATCGCAACTCCAAATCCAATTAAGAACGATAGGAAAGGTATGGCTCTTTCATTACGAAAAATTCCGAGAATACGGTCAGCAAACATTCCTTCTCTATTGTGTTGAAGCTATGAAATTAAGCGACTTCGAATCTCCTGAACACGGAACTTCAGTTGTCTTAAATTTGACGCATCCCGTTTTCGTAAAAAAGACCGAGCTTTTGTCGGGTGTTGGAACATCCTGACTCTCACGAACTGGCGGTATGAATACTGAAACCATTAGGAGTCCAACAAGAACTCCAACAAATAACCACAGCAGTGATATCATTACTTTGTTGTTTATATTTTAGTTAGCTGTTGGAAGTACTATGCTGACACGCATAGTAGGCGTACCGGTAAATGTGAGTGCAGTGCCGCTATTAACCACGAGATAAAAACTGTGATTTGTTACATAATCTTCATTTATGTATGCCATAAACCTATTGCTATAATCTAACCCAGCGGTAATTGCTGAGAAGTATACTAAAGGATACGGGTTAAAAGTTGCTATTTGGATAAGTTTATATGGCGATGTATAGTTCCATGCGAATAAACCAATTCCGGCAGATGTCGAAGTTGTAAACCTAAAGTTAGTAAATACAAATTCATATAGCCCAGGCATTCCATATCCAGTATTTCCTACTACATTTTTAAATCTAAAGTTTGTGTAATAATCAGGTGATCCAGCATTATAACCACCCCATTCAAAACATTTATCAGTTCCATATGATCCAGCTCCAGTTGTTCCAAATGTTATTAAACTTAAAGTTTGTGTAGTGGTAGGAGCTTGAGGACCATCTGGAGGTGGGGTTGGAAGTGTTAAAAACTGAGCAGCAAGAGTAGTTGGTCTAGCAACTCCATACCCAGCTAATGTTGTTAGTGGACAAAGAATTTCACTGGTCGTAGGATTATGACTTAATAAGGCAGCATTATATGTTGAATCTTGATTTGAAAATCGAATCGGAGCTATATATGTCGAAGCAGTTTGTCCTGTAACTCCATTTACAGCAGTTCCTTTAGCATTTATGATGATTGTATTATTTGCTTGGTTAATTAAGCCAGCACCCTGACCAATAGCAATTGAATCGGTGCCCTGATTTGAATATCCCGCCTGATAACCTATTGCAATTGATTGTCCGATTCCGAGTGTGCCACCACCTTGCCCCGATTGTCCAGCTTGATGACCTATCGCTATACTACCTGAAGATTGACCCGCCCGTCCAGCTTCTGCTCCAATACTTACTGATGTGTTACCTTGACCAGATTGTCCTGCATTTGCACCAATAGCTACTGATTCATTGCCTTGACCAGTATAGCCAGCATTATATCCAATAGCAACTGAATTTCCAAGTGCACCTCCTTGGCCAAATCGTCCTGCATCACGACCTATTGCTACTGAATTTTGACCTTGGTTTGAACCACCTGCCCATGCACCAAGTCCAACTGAATGGGATCCTTGTCCAGTTTGACCTGCAAATCGTCCAATACTTATACCCGTGCTACCAACTACCCAAGCACTTGTATACGAATTCCAAAAGACATAATCTGCCCAGTATATTCCGTTTGGCCTGAATGTTCCTGTAGGTCCGGTGGGACCCGTAGTTCCTACACCATCGGGACCAGTAATTCCTCGAGGTCCTGTAAGACCAGTAGAACCCTGAAACCCAGTAATTCCCTGAGACCCGGTAATTCCCCGTGATCCCGTTTCTCCTTTAGCTCCAGTTTGTCCAGTTGCTCCTGTAGATCCCGTAATACCCTGAGGTCCAGTAATTCCCTGAGGTCCGGTTCCTCCAGATCCCGTAGGCCCAGTAGGTCCAGTTCTTCCTGTTGCTCCGGTAATACCTTGAGGTCCAGTTTGCCCTCTAGCCCCTGTTTGTCCAGTTGCTCCTTGAGGTCCCGTAATACCTTGAGGTCCAGTTCCTCCAAATCCCGTAGGTCCTTGAGGACCAGTATCTCCTTGAGGTCCAGTTCCTCCAAATCCTGTAGGTCCAATAGCTCCAGTTTGTCCAGTAATTCCATCAGGTCCTGTTATTCCCTGAAATCCCGTTATTCCTTGAGCTCCTGTAATTCCTCTAGCACCTTGAAATCCTGTATCTCCTCGAGGTCCTGTAGATCCAGTTCTTCCTGTTGCTCCCTGAGGCCCCGTTCCTCCAGCTCCTGTAGCCCCTCTAGCTCCCGTAATTCCCTGAGGTCCAGTAATTCCCTGAGGTCCAGTTTCTCCAGCTCCCGTAATACCTTGTGGTCCAGTAATTCCCTGAGGTCCAGTAATTCCATCAGGTCCAGTAATTCCTCTAGCACCCTGATGTCCAGTATCGCCTCGAGGTCCAGTATCGCCTCGAGGTCCTGTAGTTCCTGTAGGTCCTGTAGACCCCCGCGACCCAGTAATTCCTTGAGGTCCAGTATCACCTCGAGGTCCAGTTCCTCCAGAACCTGTAGCACCCTGAAACCCTGTATCTCCTCTAGCTCCAGTTTGTCCAGTTGCTCCAGTAGATCCTGTAATACCCTGAGGTCCGGTAATTCCTTGAGAGCCTGTAAGTCCTATAGCTCCAGTTTCTCCCGTAGCTCCCTGAGATCCTGTAATACCTTGAGGTCCAGTATCGCCTCGAGGTCCAGTTCCTCCAGATCCTGTAGGTCCTGTAGCACCTGTAGATCCTGTAATACCCCGAAATCCAGTGTCACCTCGAGGTCCAGTAGCTCCAGTTCGTCCAGTAGCTCCAGTAGCTCCAGTAGCTCCAGTAGCTCCTGTTATTCCTCGATACCCAGTATCACCTCGAGGTCCAGTTCCTCCAGATCCTGTAGCACCAGTAGCTCCTTGCGAACCTGTAATTCCTATAGCTCCCTGATATCCAGTATCTCCTATAGATCCAGTATCTCCTCGAGCTCCCGTGTCTCCTTGAGGTCCAGTTCCTCCAAATCCTGTAGGTCCAATAGCTCCAGTTTGTCCAGTAATTCCATTAGGTCCTGTTATTCCTTGAGATCCTGTTATTCCTTGAGATCCTGTAATTCCTCTAGCACCTTGAAATCCTGTATCTCCTCGAGGTCCAGTAGATCCAGTTCTTCCTGTTGCTCCCTGAGGCCCCGTTCCTCCAGCTCCTGTAGGTCCTTGACTTCCAGTAATTCCTTGAGATCCAGTAATACCTTGAGGACCAGTAATTCCCTGAGGCCCCGTTCCTCCAGATCCTGTAGGTCCCTGACTTCCAGTAATTCCTTGAAAACCTGTAATACCTCTAGCACCCTGATGTCCAGTATCGCCTCGAGGTCCAGTATCGCCTTGAGGTCCTGTACTTCCTGTAGAACCCTGTGACCCGGTAATGCCTTGAGGTCCAGTTCCTCCGGATCCCGTAATACCCGGAGGACCAGTAATACCCTGAAAACCTGTAGCTCCTCTAGCTCCAGTTTGTCCAGTTGCTCCAGTAGATCCTGTAATACCCTGCGGACCAGTAATTCCCTGCGGTCCAGTTCCTCCAGATCCCGTAGCTCCCGTAATACCCTGAGGACCAGTAATACCCTGAGACCCTGTAGCTCCTCTAGCTCCAGTTTGTCCAGTTGCTCCAGTAGTTCCCGTAATACCTTGAGGACCAGTAATTCCCTGAGGTCCAGTTCCTCCGGATCCTGTAGCTCCTGTAGCTCCCGTAATACCCTGAGGTCCAGTAATACCTTGAGGTCCGGTTCCTCCAGATCCTGTAGGTCCTTGAGGTCCTGTAGATCCCGTAGGTCCTCCAGATCCCGTTATTCCTTGAGGCCCTGTTCCTCCAGAACCTGTAGATCCTTGAGGCCCTGTAATACCTTGAGGTCCAGTAATACCTTGAGGCCCTGTAGCTCCAGTGTAACCAGATCCTGTAGGTCCTATAGGTCCAGTTGGACCAGTGTAACCTGGTCCTGTAGGTCCCGTTCTTCCCGTAGGTCCAGTAGGTCCCGTTCTTCCCGTAGGTCCAGTAGGTCCCGTTCTTCCAGTGGCTCCTGTGGCTCCACTTCTTCCTGTAGGTCCAAATGTGCCTGTCTCATAAATAAAAATGTATGGAAATATTATTGGTCCAGTTGGAGGTGTATTAATACATTCAATCCTTAACTGTTCTGGAGTAGAATTTGTAATTGGCTGTGTTTCTACTAGAGATCCATTTATATAATAGTATGCGGCAATACTATTAACATAAATAGAAAACATATAACTTCCATCTAAATAGTATGAACCTCCTCCGTTGATGATAGTATTTTCTTGAGTCATAATAGTTCCATAATATGAAGTTGTTCCTAACCGAATATAACCACCAGTTGCTCCTCCCGTATATGGTATACTGTCAAAAACATAAGGAAATCGAAATGAAACATAAAAAGCTTGGTTAAAATTATCAAAATAATCTAGCGAAATAACTTGGTCGCCTGCTGTATTTATTTGGAGACTGGTTGGCGATAATATGATAGGAGAACCTGCATTTGCCGATAAAGTGAATGGTGCAGCACCAGTTGCTCCGTGTCTTCCTGTGGCTCCGGTAGGACCTGTTCTTCCTGCGGCTCCGGTAGGACCTGTTCTTCCTGCGGCTCCTGTTGGTCCAAATGGACCTCCCTGATAAATAAAAAGATACGGAAATATGATTGGAGCAGGTAAGTAATGAGTAGCTTGAATTATAAGTTTGGCAGAAAGAGTAGGAACTGCAGCTGCTGTTGTCTTTAGTATTCCATTTATATAATACAATGCAGTGTTACCGACTATATTTATAGTAAAATTATTACCGCTATTTATAGGATATAAAGTTCCATTAATTTTAATATTTGTATTATCTTGTATAACTGCAATATGCTGACCCGTTCCAAACTCAATATAACCATTGGAATTTCCTAATCCTGGAGCTGGTAAAGTTGAGGTATCTGGATATGTAAATGAAAGAATTAATGTCTGTCTACTAAAATTATATGTTTCAAGTGAAGTAATTTGATCAACTATATTATTTAACTGTATACTTGTTGGCGATAATATAGTAGGAAGACCGGCGGTTGCTACTAAATTAAATTGTACAGCACCCGTAGCTCCCACTTCACCAGTTGGACCAATTGGCCCTGTTTCACCTGTTGGACCTGTTTCACCTACAGCACCTGTTGAACCTGTTGGACCTGTTGGACCTCTCGGACCTGTAGGTCCAGTTCTTCCGGTGGGTCCGGTAGTTCCGGTAGTTCCGGTGTAGCCTGTAGATCCTGTAATACCTTGTCCAGTAGGACCAGTTGGTCCTGTAATGCCTGGTCCAGTGCTTCCAGTTGGACCAGTTCTTCCCGTTGGGCCGGTTGGTCCAGTATAACCCGTTGGCCCAGTGATTCCTCCTCCAATATCATTATATATAATTTCTCCAGTAGATGAGTTGTAATGTAAAAATCCTTGAGTCACTGTTTCATCATTCGCGACAGGTAGAACATAAAAATGCCCAGTCATTCCACTTCCTCCATTGGTTGCATCAAGCATAATTGAATTATTAGATAACCCACCTATTGCAGCTTTTTGACCAATTGCAATTGAGCCGTCTCCTTGGCCGGTCTGTCCAGCTTGGAAACCTATAGAAATAGCGCCAACTCCTTGTCCACTTTGTCCAGCTTGATAGCCTATTGCAATCGAGTTAATAGATTGACTAAATTCACCGGCATGACCACCAATTGCTACATTCAAATCTCCAACTACCCAATCTCCAACACCGTTATTTACAGTATTGTCCCAGTATAAATAGTTTCCGTAGTTTGTTCCGTATCGTTTTGTGATTGTTAGTCCAATAAAAGGCAAAATACGACGAGCTGAAATTCCATTGCCTTGTGCAGAAAAAATAGAATCGCCAACTCCCGTCCAAATATCTCCATCAACACTGTATGCCAATGTATTTGTGCCCAATCCCGTAGCAACCCAAACACTTCCATTCCACGAGACTCCATCGCCTACTGCAAATATTGTTTCAGAATCAGTTGCTGGTGTCCAAGTAGTTCCATCAGAACTGTATGCAATTGAGTTTCCTCCAGAACCAACCGCTACCCAACTAGAACCATTCCATGCAACACTCTTTCCGTTAGCACTGAAAAGAAGTGTAGAATATGGAACTGGAGTCCAAGTAATTCCATCGGGACTAGTTGCTATAGTATTTGTTCCTTGACCAACTGCTACCCATAAAGATCCATTCCATGCGGCACAATTTCCTTCAGTAGTAAATACAGTGCCTGCATCTGTCCAATTAACTCCGTCTGAACTATAAGCTAGCGTAGAATCTCCAGTGCCGGCTGCTACCCATAAAGAACCATTCCATCTTACACAATGACATGTTGTAAATAATGTTGCAGTAACTCCTATCCAGTTAATACCGTCTGTACTGTATGCTATAGTGTAATACCCAGTGCCAGATGCAATCCATATAGTTCCATTCCATGCGACGCTATAACAGGCACTGAATATAGTATTAGAATCTGGAACCCCAGTCCAATTAATTCCATCAGAACTATACGCTATAGAGGAATCTCCAGTACCAGTTGCTACCCATAAAGATCCATTCCATGCAGCATTATAGCCAGTTGTAAATATACTACCATTATTTGCAGGAAGCCATGCTATACCATCATACGAGTATGCAAGCGTATTAGTACCACTTCCAGTTGATACTACAAAATTATCTGAAGCAAGTGCATTTAGTTCTCCTGCTGGACCTGTTTGACCAGTTGAACCAGGAACCGGAACAGTAAAATTAGTTAGTGTTGTGCCGGTATACAAGTATCCTTGTGTTATCCAAAGATCGTATGCGGTTTTTGTAGAATCAATGGGATTTCTATCAGTAATATCCCAACTATTCGGACCAATTAGAGCCGGTGGGCCTATAAATGTCAAATTACCAGTATAGTAGTCAAATACATATTGAACTGCTGCAGGACTAACACGCTGAGCAGTTCCATTAGAAATTGCCGTGGCATCGCATGTTTCTCCAGATTGTATGGCGTAAATATACAGATCATAGCTAATACCAAAAATCTTTGGAATCCAATTTTGGAGTCCCGATTGCCAAGATACACCAATAAGCTCCTTTTGGGGATTTGCTACTCCAATACCCCAAGTAGATGTAAGTTTTACAAATCCCGGGTTTGTAGCTACAAAACCACCGGCGCTAGATGGATGTGCACATGCAGCTTCTGCTCCATCATACAAAATAGGAGATTCTGTCCATACATTATCGGCAAATATAATACCACCTGTAGAAATCTGTTCGTTAAGTCCAGAAATTGCCGATTTAAAAACATCGTCAGTTTTCACTACTGCAACGGCATCTTTTTTAAATACATAATCTAATGCATTTGCAGTTATGGCATTATATGATGCCATCTTTACTTACTTATTTTAACTACTTTTTTTGATAAATCTTAACTATTCGATATGTAGATGTCACTTTTTGTTATGTAACCTGAAAACTTGATGTTGACATATATATCCCCTACGATGGTATAAGATGCTGATGTATTAAGCTGTAATGTATATTTACCGCCAGGGTTAGATCCTCCGCCACAACCGCCTGGGCTATTGGATGGAATACTCCAATCATACCATGTAGTTGGAGTTGAAGATGAAGTCCAAAGTCCCCATATATTAAAGACACCAGTTGCGCTTCCCCCCAAATTTACAACAAATGTATTCAAATAACCTTGAGTTGAAAGTTTAAGTAATAAATACTTTATTCCGGTAGAAAAAGTTGCCGGTTCTGGTAATATATATGTATTATTTAGTGAAGTCATAAAATCATCTGTACGGAATTTTCCATCGTATGGATAGTATGCTGGATCATGACTCGATAAAGTCGATAAAGTTCCGGGACTATTAACTACAATATTTGATAAACCTGGTGTTTGCGGACTTCCTTCTACAGTTGCGATTGTACACCGGGTTATTGACAGGACTGATGAAGATGATCCTGGTTTTAATGGGATGGTAACTTCATCTGGTACTGGGTAAACATATCCTATAAATGTTTGCGTTCCAGGCCAAGTATTTACAGTTGGGAAAAATGGTATGTTTAAAGTAGTTTTAGCTATAGCATTTGTTAAGTTTGCTTTGAGTGGACCTATGCCTGTAATATACAATGTTTGGGGAACAGAGTTGAAATAGTTTACATTGGCACTTGTATTCGGAAATGGGAGATATCCGCCACTTCCATCGGAATATTCTAAATCAGTACAGTGGTATGTAGCATATGCAGTTTTTACAACTGAAAATGTATTGTAATTAAAATTTTGATTATCAATAATATTATAAATATTATTAAAACATGAACCATCTTTTGGAACTGCAACCCATGAACCATCTGTAAAATACTCGATTCCACTAATTGCAACTGTTGTTCCGGTAACTCCCAAATCAGTATAAGGTGCAACAATATTGGGAGGACCCATAGGATCCGATTCACCTATTGTGAACGGGACAACTTTTGACAAGAAACTTCCATTACCTATTCCCCAAGTATTATGTGTATCAATAGTTATCGTTACGAGATAGTTTCCAGGGGTTGGCACTATAACAGAAAACGAAGGCGTTATGGTATGATTTGGTTGGCCGGATGTAATCAGATTATTGTAAACTGTAGTATCTATATTACTGTGTGTATAACTATTTAACACTAATGGAGGATAATACTCAAAATTTGTATTGCAATAAATTGCATTGCCGAATATCTTTATAGTGTATGTCAAAGTAATCGCTACCGGATCAAAAACAATATTCGTTACGGTAAAGTCGTTAATGTATGCATGCAATCCAATGTTTCGAACGAGCGGATAATCAAATAAATCACCTACACCTCCAGTTTGTCCGTTGCCACTACCTGCAGGCCCTGTTGGTCCAGTTATACCACCTGATCCACCAGTGCATCCGCACTCGGGACCCGGAACTTCACATCCACATGCATATCCATGCTTTCCTACATAAGGTAACTGTTGCCACGGCCTAACACCATCACCAATCTTCATCTGTCCAGTATCAAGTTCAACTCCTGGTTCTCCAGCAAGTAAAATTACATATGATTGAGCCCACGCGCTACATGTTTTTCTACGAAACTCAAATCTTATTGATCGGGTGCATGGATTGTTACACGACATTGTTTATTTCGATCAAAAAAGTTAATCGTAGTTACCATCATAAACAAACTCTTCACAGTTGTCATTTTTATTACCATCAATGATGCATCCGTCATTAGTATTTCCATCCATGACACATCCAATACTATTGTTGCCATCATACACAATATCAGCACAAATATCTGGGCAAATACGACCAAACGCAGACAAGAACAATGCTTCAACCACTCCAGAAGTTGTTCCAGTTGTGTGCTTTGTTTCGCGAATCTTCTTTCCTGTTCCACACCAGTCTGGTCTATAAGCTTTCCCAATAGCTATTCTGCGTGCAGATTCTGTCCACATCGACGAATCTCCGGTCTTATTCACAAAGCTTCGTTCTTTCCCGGTAGATTGGTTGAACGGAAATCTAGAAATATCGGGAGGTTCAGGTTTAGACTCATATTTGTAGGAGAACCATGCAAATATGAGTATTGAAATTACAGTAACACCTATCGCAATGATGGATAAGTTCATCCCTTATTATGTTAATCTCATCTAAGTTTAGTCTTGCAAACTAATAAAATGGGAGATACTGGTACTATTGAAGTTTTGGGTGCCACTGGTATGACTTACCTCACGACTATTTCTCAGTTAGAACGGTACAATGATACGATTGTTCAGTATGAAAATACTGACAAAAACACTATGAATCTTATTATTCAACCTAGTACATCTGAAATTCAAAAGAACCTCATTCAGTGGGCTTCAATTGGGTTTCCTTCGAATCACCAGGTTTTATCAATAAGTTTAATTCGCCCATCACCATGCTCTGATGGTAAAGAACGAGATATGCAAGAGTATATTTCTTACCTTACTGGATTTAATATTGGTGTATTAACTGCCGATTTTCAGTCACATTTTCTAGATATTGCATTTTGGTATACCATTTCCGGAAATATCATCAACTTACATGCGCGTAAAATTTAAATTTACTACAGTATTCGTTCTACAATAATTGACCCTATAGATGCACCTCCAATCACAAAGGTTACGCGATAAATCCTACTATTTGTCACATTCACAACAGTTGCTTGGCACGAATCTCCTACATGTGTCATACTATTACTAGTAAACATTGTACTCCATGCACCACTTGGGGATGTACCTAAAGTCAAGGCTGTATTAGCAAACGAAATAGGATTAATACTATAAACTGAAGCAAACCCCGAAGTTACGACAGATGGCGTAGCTAAGTTTCCCCGTATGAACGGCCAAATATTACCATTGCCGGTATCTAAAGTATACTGTATTGCGTCAACCGAAAGTATATTCGTTAACGCGGTATTGAAGGCAGATTGAGTGGTAAAAGTATTATCATAAGACACTACTCCACTTGAAGGGTTATATCTTAAAGTATTTGTTGAACCCGTTGGCCCTACCAGGCCAAGGACTGAAAAAGCAGATGAACCAGTGTATTTGTATGGAGCATTATTAATAACTAATGGTCCGGCAACTTCAAGCGTAGTATATGGTGGTCCCGGTGTTAGATTATATACCGTAAAGTCACTCATAAAAGTTCCATCATAGGGACCATTATTATATATAAGTAACTGAAAACTATCCTGTGTATCTACTATTGGACTTGTGTATACTGTTGCGGCACTAGCATATGATGTCCCGGTTCTGAATAATAACATAACTGCTGTTCGCACTATTTGAACATATGTATAAGCATAAGTACCAGAATATACTGTAGTATTACCTGGCGCTATTATTACTATGTTAACGCTATTATACGATAAGATGTAATTGCCTTGTAATGTAGGTAATGTAACCGATATATATCGGTTACCCGGAGATACAGTAAGTTGGAATTGGAACATAGCATCAATTTTACCGCCATTCGTATATGTTGCATAACTACCAGGTGTAGAAAGAGGTGCACCTAAATGAGGTCCGCTAGCAGGTCCGCCCGGGATAGATCCCAACACTACCGGAGTCCCTGTAAATGATCCCCATGTTCCACCAAGTGTGTTTACACTTGTAAGATTAGTTGGATTTGTTAATGTGCCGCTTGGTGTGTTACTTATTACGTATCCTGCAGTCCCAACAATGTACGGAGACACGATTGCCGAAAGGGCCAGTTTTCCTTCGGATGTAGTATAAGTAAACTTACTGGTACCCGATAATATATCTAAACTGTTATAAATAACATTTGTATTAGAACCTGCTGCACCAGGTTGTTGCGTTACTTGTCCAGTTGTGGCATTATAACCAAGAACAGTTGTGTTTTTAATCGATGGTAGATTATTAATATAAAATTTATCATTTACAGTTGTAGTTCCCCATAACTGTGTTCCAGTTGAATCGACAGTAACTATATCTTGAGTCGTTACTGTCCAATTTTGAATATTTAAATAAGAAAATCCACCATTATGAAATTGAGCTAACTGAACAAAATCATTCGTAGTAATTCCAGTAGCAGTATATGTCGAAGTTCCTTCTGCAGTTCCAGTAATAGTAAATTCTAACGATGTGGGCGTACGAACAACTCTTACTTGGAATAAATCATAAGGGCCGTTCTGGGCAGGGTTAGTACCAACTGTATTAAGAAGCGTTGTTGATGTTGCACCAACTAACCGTGTAAGAACTACACGATTTTGACCATACGGAAACCAATATATCGTTAATGTATAATTTCCAGTAGATGTCTTAAACACAACACTTCCAGATACACCTCCCCCCGTTCCAAGTATAGCAACTCCGAATGTGAATACGGCATTCAAAACGCCACTATTAATGAAGTTAGCTCTAACAGTTCCCGGACCCGCGCCTCCTGCTATTGATGTCAAAACTCTATCTGCAGCACATACCCAATATTCCGAAACATTTGTCCAGTATCCCTTAGCTCCCGAAAAGTCGACTGCACGTGTACCTATTACAGAATTATTACCTCCCGGTAGTTGTTGATATACTTGAATGCCACCAATCCCAGCATTAGTAGTAGACAAAGTATTTGTAGATGTATTATATGTCAAATTTGAATTTCCGGTAACTCCTGCCGTCGAGCCTCCATAATACATGACAGCTCCAGTTGTTCCGACATACGATATCCCAGGTCCAGTTGGACCGGTTAGACCAGTTGGACCAGTTGGACCCGGTGCTCCTGTTGGTCCGGTTGGACCTGTTTGACCGGTTGTACCTGTTGTACCTAGTGTTCCCGATTGACCCGTTGGACCCGTTCTACCTTGTGTTCCCGCTTGACCCGTTAGACCTGTTCTACCGGTTGGACCTGTAGGTCCAATAGTATTATAATATGGAAGACTGTTCCAACCAGTTAGACCTGTTCCCAACTTTAACAAGCCTGTTTCGAGCTCATAACCAAATTCTCCTTGAGCTAAAATAGTATTATCTGCAACCCATACAGCGGCATTATCTCGCCGCAATTGAAATTGAATGTATGGCATTCTCTTATTACTACTTTCAGACTATTCGGCTCGTCCGCAATCAAACACAGGTCCCATAGAGTATATGGATCCCGCGTTTCCACCATCAAATCCTATGGACTGTATTATTCCTTGAGGCCCTGTAACTCCTTGTATGCCTTGAGGTCCAGTAGGTCCTGTACTACCAGTTGATCCGGTTGATCCCGTAGGGCCCATATCTCCTTGTAATCCAGTATGTCCAGTAGGACCAATATCTCCAATGTTACCATCATGACCAGTAGGACCACGGCCAAATCCTATAGGTCCTGACCAATAAAATCCTACCGTATCAACTGTTTTAATCCATAAATTACCTAAATCTGTGTCTAAGTAAGCAAATCCAGCATACTCAAAGTTGTAATAATCTAAGTAGTAAGGAGGTCCTGTATATCCAATAGGTGTAGTTACTCCTGGACCAAATGCTGATACATTGTATGGAACTCCTTGTTCTCCTTTTTCTCCTGTAGACCCTATAGGTCCCGTAGGTCCCGTTGACCCTGTCTCTCCAGTAGATCCTGTAGATCCTGTTGGCCCTGTCTCTCCAGTAGGTCCTGTAGGTCCCGTTGACCCTGTCTCTCCTGTAGGTCCTGTAGGTCCCGTTGGCCCTGTCTCTCCTGTAGATCCTGTAGGTCCCGTTGGCCCTGTCTCTCCTGTAGATCCTGTAGGTCCTGTTGGCCCTGTCTCTCCAGTAGGTCCTGTAGGTCCTGTTGGCCCTGTAGATCCTGTAGATCCTGTAGATCCTGTAGATCCTGTAGATCCTGTAGATCCTGTAGATCCTGTAGATCCTGTAGATCCTGTAGATCCTGTAGATCCTGTAGATCCTGTAGATC